ACTGCAATATTAGATGGTTGTTGCAAAGCTTCTTATATAGAATCAGATAAACTTCCGGTTTATTGAAAGGGAAAAAGAAAATGACAAAGACTCCATTTCACGACAAAAAGGGAAAAATCGTATTAAAACTCGAACCATTACGCGACATTTGTCTGATATACCCGATACCACCCAAAGATACGATTGGTGATAAAAAGACAATATTAATTCCGGATCAATACAAAGATAAGCATTATAAACCAGAAGGCGTGTTGTTGGCCGTTGGACCTGGTTACTATGATCCAAAAACTGGGGTCTATAGGGAAGTTTCTAAAGCATTAAAACCAGGGGTAAAAGTAACTTTTGATTTAAATGTTCCATGGAGACAAACCGTAAAAGGTGTTGACGGTAAACAATATACAGTTGTTATGTGCACGGAACAAGATATCCAGTGTATAATCAAAGAATAAATTATGGGTACATCTATTGAAAAATTTAAATTAGAAGAACGAATAAGAATAGCATATTTGAAACACGCCGGCAATGTCGAGATGGTGGCAACCGATTGTAATGTTGATTATGCGTATGCGTTAAAAATATGCAATAAATTTAAAAAACGACAATCAAGGGATGTTAGTGTGTTTGTTGGAACAGCAATGGCTTCCTATATCCTAATGGGTGCTGAAGAACGTAAAGCACACATTCGTGAATTGTTGAATGAAGAATTGAGCAAACAGCCGGTTGAGGTTTCTACGTGTTGTAATAAACCAATAAAGAAATTAATATGGGATAATGAACATCGTGCTGTCTGTCAAAAATGTGGAAAAGATTGTTTATTTACATTAAAAGATACAAGAGATAAAAATTTTATTTTAAAATTACTAAAACAGTTGAGAGAAGATGATACAGTGATAGTAAAAGCCGCCGAACAATTGGGGTTCGGAAACAAACAAGATGCACCATTAATTTCCAAAAAAGAAGTAAATTATAATCTACATTTAGGAAAAGATGACCAAGAATTGTTAAAAAGAGCCGAAGATTTAGACCCAAGAACCAGAGAAATGTTAAGAAACGATCTACGTAAACAAATAGCAGAGGCAAATTTTGAGGAGAAAGACAAAAATTAGGGGGAACAAAATGGGAAATGCACGTCCAAAAATATGGGGTAAAAATACAGAGATATTCCGAAATGGGTCCGTAAGTGTTAATCTTTTGGATCTGGTGAAAGGCGGAACTTGTTCATATCATTATCATAAATTTAAATCCAATACCTTTTATGTAATCAGTGGAAAACTTAAAATTCATACTGAAATAGGTGACCATATTTTACGTCAGGGTGAAAATTTTTTCCTGCCGCCTTTACTGAAACATCAATTCGAAGCAATGGAACCATCCATTGTTATAGAAATTATGTCCGTAGCTTACAATCACGATGACATTGTACGTGAAACCACTGGGTTTGTTAAAAATGAACAATAAAATTAATTCATATATTGATTATTTGTACAATCTTGACTATCGTGAAAAACCGGTAGATATTGATGTGTTCTTGGAATCCACTGAATTTTTGGGAAATGTTACGGAAAAAGGTCGAATAGTATATCCATATTGGCGCAATGTGCTAAATGATATATCAATAGAAGATAGTAAATATATAGTAGTATTAACCGGTAGTATTGGTTCAGGAAAAACTCGATGTGCTGTGTATGATGTTTGTTATACAATGTATAGAATTTTATGCCTGAAAGATCCGTGGCAATTTTTCCACAAAGGTAGTGTCGGTCAATTTGCAATAATGTTTTTCAATCTAACAAAATCATTAAGCAAATCACGTGGTTATTCATTGGTCCAATCACATCTTTGTTCATCTCCGTGGTTTAGGTCACACGGAAGAATAGTTGGTCATGATGAAAATCAAAAAATAGAATTTCCAATTTTTAATTATAAATTGTCATCTCCACAGATACAAGGTTTTGGTATTCTTGGTGAAGACATTATAATTGCAATGATGGATGAGGTTGACAATCCAATAGCTTCCGAAAAACAGAGAATAAAAGTTTTAAAAGCCTATGATGCAGCAATAAGACGTTTTAAGGGTCGATTTGTTTTTGACGGTGAATCTATCGGAAGGTTCTTTTTATTGGCTTCAAAACAGGAAAAATTGTCCTTTTTGAATACTTACATCATAGGAATGGCTAATGACCCAAATGTGTATATAAAAGATGATTCTATATGGAATGTATTACCGGCAAATACTTATTGTGGTGACAAATTCAACGTCTCATTAGGTGATATATATAATCCACCCAAAATTATAGAAACCGCAGATGATGTGGAGAAAATGTCTCGTTCCGGGTTTAAAATTATACAAGTTCCAATAGAATATAAAGTGGATTTTGAAAGGGATATGGTAGGGGCATTAAGGGATTTGGGTGGAATATCAGTTACACATTTACGATCATCAAAGCTCTTTTCATCAGAAGAAGTATTAATGAAATGCTATGATAGGTTTGACGACAAGAAGTTTAAACCTTGCCCGGTGAATAAAACTACAATTCCAATTGGATTAAAAGACGATATAAATTTGTTGGATTTTATTGACCTGTCGGAAATACCAACACCAAGAAATGTTCCAAGATTTATACACGTAGATATAGCATTTACCGGTGACGCATTGGGTTTTGGAATGTCACACGTCGTTGGGTGGACCAAAATTACTACAACAAGGCCCGATGGTACATTTTTAATAAATAAAAAACCGGTAGTAAGAACCGATTTTGGGCTGAGATTAAAAGCCAGACCCGGTGATCAAATACCACTGGATAAAGTCCACAAATTGATAATAGACCTGAAAGAAATTTGTGGATTCAATCTTCGATTAACAACTTTCGATTTAAAAATAGCATCCACTGTTTCTATGCAAACATTGACTCTGGCAGGAATCGAATGTGGTAGTTTATCGCTGGATAAAGACCCACAGTTATACAGAGGGTTTAGGGATTTAGTAAACGAGGGCCGGTGGGAAAGTCGTTATGATCCGTATTTACAATTTGAATTGGCTAATTTGGATGATGATCCACAAAAAAACAAAATAGACCACCCGGATAAAGTGCCAGATATTGTATTGCTGAAAGACGGCGGTACAAAAGAAATAGTTCTAGAGGGATCGAAGGATAAATCCGATGGTGTAGTTGGGAGTGTAATGAAAGCTTTGGAAATGTGTGAAATGCCGCCGGATATAGAAATAATGAAAAAAATGATGGATACCGCAACAGCAACAACCATAACACCGACAATTGATAAAATGCCAAAAGAATTACAGGGATTAATTGACCAACCAAAATCCGGTGTTGAACCAAAACAAAAAAATGATAAAAAAAATGATCAGGGAACAAGTAAAACAATGGAAATTTATAAAAATATTCTGAAAAAAACTATGGAATAGAAAGTATAATAATGAGCAATGAATTTAAACAAGGAATTATAAAAGATTTGGTAGTATTATGGAAATCCAATAGCAATAAGAATTTCTATTTTGAAAAAATCCTCAAAAGAATCGATAAACTTATAATATATAAAATAGGAAAATTAAAACGACAATATAAACAATTGTCGGCTGTTCCAAACCAAGATTTATATAATACTGCTATTTTAGGTATATATAGAGCACTGGATTCTGTAAAAGACAAAGACTCTGGGGCTACCATTCAGGCAAGAATATTATCATATATAAAAGAAGAAATAAGAAAAATTTATATGCCGCATAAAAAAGAAATAATTACTGAAAATATAGAAAAATGGGAAAATAAAATAGAATCAAAAGAACCAGAATTTACAACTATCGAATATGAAGAGTTGCGAGAAATTGTTAATAAATTAATAGATAATTTTCAATTACCAAAAGAAGATTTTGATATATTTATAGACCACTATTTAAATAGAAAGACATACAAAAAAATTGCAGAAGAATTAAAAGTACACCATACAACCATTGCTAATAGAATAAAAAATGTTAAGAATCTACTTAGAAAATCCTTGGAAGGTTGAATTTAAGATTAATAATTTACGAAAGTATAATTAAAATATGAAAATAAATATGTAAAAGAAATAATGGAGATTGACAATGAAATGACTAGAGCAACTGATCCAAACGGTGCTGGGAAAGGTGATGATTATCGTCGTGTGAATCCAATTAAATGGAATCGTGGATGGTTACGCCGCCCAAAATTTGGGTTTAAATGTCCGTGGTGTAATAAATCTGGTGATGAATCAGAAATTAACGAAAATTGTAAATTGTGTGGTGGTGTTGGATACTTGGATAAAAAATACTGGAAAGTTTGTAAAGTGTGTAAAGGTACGGGTGTTTGTGGGGTGCCGGATTTTATTTCATCAAATGAAATCTGTACTATACATGAATGTGAAAATTGTGGTGGTATCGGATATATTCAAAAGAATGGTTTATTAAAAAGGAGCCAATAATGCTACAGAAAGGTAAAATCAATATACTGATTGGTAATAGTTTCGGAAGTGAAGGAAAGGGAAACATTGCAGCATATATCGCAGAGAAATATAAACCGGATATTTGTATTTCACAAAATGGCCCTAACGCCGGTCATTGTTATCTTAATGACTCTGGAGAAACAGAAATATTTAAAATGCTACCGGTATCCGGTGTTGTTGCAAAAAATTCAACAATCATCCTTGGATCCGGGTCGGTGATAGACGTTAAACGCCTCGAAAAGGAAATTGCTGACAATCCCGGTGTTGAAGATAGATTATTTATATCACCAACTGCACCAATAGTTGATGAATATTGTAAAGAATACGAGAGAAAACATCTACAGTATATTGCATCTACATTTCAGGGGACGGGCGCAGCAATTGGACTCAAAGCGATGCGTTCAGAAAAGATAAAATTAGCAGCAAATGTCAAAGAACTTGAGAAATATGTAAGAAACGACATACCTGATTGGTTGATCGAGCAATTGGCTGTTGGAAAAACGGCATTGGCCGAAGTTTCACAGGGTATACATTTGTCTGTTGATAGTGAATTTTATCCATATTGTACCAGCCGTTCAATAAACGTTGGACAAATGTTTGCTTATCTGGATGTTCCGGTAACTTTATTGGGGGATGTAATAGGCATAGCACGTAGTTACCCAATAAGAGTTGGTAATGTGGAAAAGGGACAATCTGGTAAAGTTTATCCAGATAGCAAAGAATTATCCTGGGAAGAAATTTCTGAACGTATTGGACGACCCGTAAAAGAATTAACTACGGTCACCAAACGCGTTCGCAGGGTATTTGAATTTTCAAAAATCGGATTTGAAATGGGCGTTCGCAGAAATGGAATAAATATTTTATTCCTATCATTTGCTGATTATCTGAGGCCGGAAGAGAAAGAAAAAATGAAAAATTATTTATTTGATTTAAACGTATACACGTTACACGGGACAGAAATTAAAGAAATTTATTTTGTTAATGGTTTTGGTCAATTTGACAAAAATATTGAAAGAATAAAATAACAATGGAACCAAGTTCAGAACAAAAAGTGGTTGATAATTTATTGTGTGCTTGTAATGGTTTACGATGTAGCGGGATATGTCGTAAAATAAACTTGTACAGAAAACGTAAAAATCAAAATATTTGCCCATCTGCATATAAAAAAGGATCAGAATACAAAAAGCCCACAGAAAAAAAGGAAAAACAAATTAGAAATAAAAAATGGAGGAGGCAGCACGATGAACAAATCAGGTAAACGTGAAAAATTCAAGACCGGCGCAGTTAGGGATTCCGGGGACAACAAAATTCGTCCAGATGAAATATCACCATTTGCTACTCTAAGGGTAGCAAAACGAATGCTTGAGGGTGCAAAAACATATGGTGAAGGAAACTGGCAAAAAGGAATGTCATTTAAAAGAACACTTGCTTCTCTTGAAAGACACGTTTTAGCCGTAAAATTAGGAATGAAAGATGAAGATCATTTAGCGGCAATTGTTTGTAACGCTAATTTTTTAATACATTATGAAGAAATGATAAAACTCGGATTATTGCCGGAAGAATTAAACGATTTACCGGATTACACAGCACACAATGTAAAAAAACGAAAGGAAAATAACGATGAAAAGTAAATATAAATCAAAGTTCCCGATACCACAGTTGACAAGTCTTGATGATATTATTAGATACAAAGATCTGAAACGTGGGATAATTCGTGTATACTCGTATATTGATGAATCTTTGGTACATCAGGTATCATTAGAAACTATGGAAATTTTGGAACTGGGTTGCAAGAAAATAACGTTACATATTGCATCACCCGGTGGTGGAGTGTATTCGTCATTTGCAATTCACGATATATTAAGAAAATTATCTAAGGATGGAATAAAAATCGAAGCTATTGTTGAAGGTTATGCGGCATCTGCCGCAGCAGCAATAATTTTACAGGCTGCTGATAAGAGAATGTGCTACCAATTAACCAGATTTTTGTTACACGAAGTAAGAACGTGGAGTGATGGATTTCAGAGGAATTCGGATTTGAAAGATGAAGCAAAAGAAGTAGGTATTATTGATGAAATGGTAAATAAAATATTAGCTGATAAATGCAATAAAAGTATTAAAGAAATTCGACAATTAGTTAATAGGAAAGAAGTTTGGATGTCGGCAAAAGAAGCTTTGAAATTCGGATTGATAGACAAAATTATATGACAGAGGTACCAATAAATCAAATTTTGTGTGGTAATTGTAATGAATTATTGGACACAATACAATCAGAAAGTATTGATTTAACTATAACTTCACCACCATACGGGAATCTAAGAGATTACCACGGCTACGTATTAAATACCAATGATTTATCAATGCAACTTTTACGAATAACAAAACCTGGAGGAATCGTAGTATGGGTTGTTGGGGATGAAACTATTAATGGTTCCGAATCCGGGGAAAGTTTTAAGCAAGCATTACAGTTTATACAACATGGCTGGTTGTTACATGACACCATGATATATGCTAAAAGTTCATTTTCTTATCCATCAACAAAGGAATCAATGAGGTACCATCAACAATTTGAATTTATGTTTATATTCAGTAAAGGAAAACCAAAAACTTTTAATCCAATAATGGATAAATTGAATGCTTATAAACAAGGTGGTGGTGATTGCAAAAGGCAAAAAGACGGTACATTAAAACGTGGTAAACGAAGTGGCACACCGTTAAATAAATATGGGATGCGTAACAATATTTGGACCTATGTTACTGGTGGTGGACATCATTCAGACTTTAAAAGATCGTCGGAACACCCAGCAACTTTTCCAGACCAATTGGCAATTGATCACATAAAAAGTTGGAGTAACAAGGGTGATTTAATATTAGATCCAATGTGTGGTAGTGGAACAACTTGCGCTATGGCATATAAATTGGGGCGTAATTATATAGGAATCGATATTTCACCGGATTATTGTCAATTGGCAAAAGACAAAATTAAATATGAAGAAAAAATTAAAGCGGGAGAAATTTTCTAATGTCAGCAATTAAAACACCAGTATATTATACAAAAACAAAAGAAGGCGGACACGACGTATTTTTAATTTACGAACCCAAAAAAGAGGAACTAAAAAGTGGCTATACCGCCAAATGTTGGAAAGAAGATGAAGCAAAAGCCATTTGTGATTCAATAAATGGTAATGGGGTTACAAATAAGGAACAAAAATATCGAGAATTCGTAATGAAACTTCAGCAGCAAAGGGCTGAAGCCGGTGTTGAAACCAAAGATATGCTTAGCAGTAAATTAACTTTTTTGCTTGCACACGCAGCGATGGGTATGGTAACGGAAGCCGCAGAAATATTGGATATTATCAAAAAGCATTTGGTATACCGCCGTCCCCTCGATTTCACGAAAATTAAAGACGAGTGCGGTGACAGTTTGTTTTATCTAACAATGGCTATTATTGAATGTGGTTCAAACTACAATGAAATAATTGATATGAATATGGCCAAATTGAACGCCAGATACAAAGGCAGATATACGCACGAACAAGCTAACAGCAGAAATCTAGAAGAGGAGAAAAAAGCTCAAATGAAAGTCGTGAGTCCGGCATTGTCTGGCGGTATTACAGAAGAAGAAGCTTTAAAAGCTAAATATTTTGACAAGGATAAAGGTTGGATAACATAAACGCTAGACAAATAACCAGATTATTGAGAAATAAACATCGCGAAGATGTATTTGTTTCACAGTGCAAAGATGGTCCTACAGGATATGGCTTGGCACAAATAGATGCTTGGGTTATGAAAAAGTCATGGGCACACCCTTTAATGATCGGATACGAAATAAAAATTAACAGACAAGATTTTTTACGCGACAACAAATGGCCCAATTATTTAGAAATGTGCAACGAATTGGTATTCATTTGTCCGTGGGATATAATACACGTTAATGAAGTGCCGGACAGTTGTGGTTTAATGTGGGTCTCAAAAACTGGGACGAGAATTACCACGAAGAAAAAAGCACCATACAGGGAGATTGAAGAACCCGTAAACCTTTTAAAATATTTGTTAATGGCCAGAACAACAATCGACCCGGAGTATAAAAGCGGCAATGGCTACACAAAAGAATTTTGGGAAAATTGGTTGGCCAACAAAAAGAAAAATTGGTATTTTGGGCACAACCTTGGAAAATCACTTCGTGAAGAAATAGAAAAGAAAATCTTAGAAGTTGATTCTGAAAACGCACGTTTACGAAATCTCGTAATTGGTTATGAAAAAATAGCCACAGTAATTAAAGAATTGGGATTTGATTCAAAGAATTTTTCTACATATCAAATATCAAATGCACTTCGGGATTTGAAACGGGTAATTCCACAAGATCTGGTACGGACAATCAGTAATTTGAAAGATTGTTTGGTAAGAACGGAAGAAAATTTTAAAGAACACGGAATTGAATGATTAATAAAATTATCATCATATCATTGTTAGCAGCAACTTCTGAAATATACGGTTTGTATCTGGTTGGAAATAAAAATAAATTTGGATTTATTCTTAATATAATATGTTGTTTGTTGTGGATTATAACATCAATAATTAGTAAAGTATACGGCCTGTCAATAAGTGCCGGAGTAATGTTATTTCTAAACATAAGAAATTATAAAAAATGGTCTAATGGGGTCTAAATATGAATACCGACACGTATTGGTTAATTATTCTTCAATTACTTATAGTTTGCGTTGAAATATTCACCCATTGGCGTGTAACATCTTCCAGACCTATAAGAAGAAAACACGGGTGTATGGCCGGATTGACTGTCCAATTCTTATGGTTGGTAGTTTTTGTTTGTGTCAAAACTTGGTATCTATTGCCTTTATTGGTTATTAATGGGTATATATGGCATAGGGGATACAAAAAGGCCAAATGGATCTCTGAACATAATAGACGATCTGGCTACAGAATAAAGTTGTATATGAGTCATCCAATAAGGGGATCAAAAATTGATGAAGCGTCTTTGGAAATTCAGCTATCGAATTCACAAAGGGCAAAAGATGCATCCTTTGAAATTATGACAAAAATTGAAGCTTTGGATATCTACACACCGGGAAATGCTGAGGATTTTGTTGGTCTAACATATTCCGAGGGTCTATTGACCGATAAACAAATATTAGATATTGATTGTAAAATACTAGATAAATGCGATGGTTTAATAGTTTATGATTTTGATAAATCAAAAGGTGTTGAAACCGAAGTTGCGTACGCAAAAAAACACAATATGCCGATTTTGAGATTTGAAAAATTGAATTCAAAAACCATAGATAGAATACAGAAATTCGTAAACGATTTAATGTATATTAAGAAAGGATAACAAAATGTCATATTCTCCTGAAATAAAGAAACAAATAATTGATAGTTTTGATCCAAACGAAATATCAATTGAAGAACATGCGAGAGAATGTAATATATCAACAAGAACGTTACGACGGTGGTTGAAAGGAAAAACCAATAAAATTATAACAAAAGAATCAGAACACCCAATGCCAAATTTTCTGAAAGACCTTGGGAAAGAATATGACGTAATACGGGAATTGGGAAGACTGGCGGAAAGGGTAAAAGAACACGATAAGAAGGATAAAGATTACTGTAAGATAGCAATAAAAACCAATAAACCAATAGCAGTAATAAAAGCCGCCGATCTCCACCTTGGTGGTTTAGACGTGGATTATGCATCATTGTTGGAACATTATAAATTTCTTCTTGAAGAACCAAATTTTTATCTGCAATTGTTTGGTGATGATATCAACTTGATGGTAATGCATAGAACTGTTGCTGCAAGACACGATGCATTAACACCGGATGAACAAGCAAATTTATTGGTTGGAATAGTTAATGAATTGTTGGCCAAGGGCAAACTTTTAAGCATGGGTTGGGGTAACCACGAAGAATTCACGGAAAGAAGTGCCGGGTTCAATCTAACAAAATTACTATTAAGTCATAAAGTTCCGTATTTTTCTGCTACCGGCTATATTGATCTGGTTATCAATGATATAACATACCCAATGGCTTTTGCACATAAAACCAGATTTAATTCATTTACGAACGCCGTACACGGGAATAAAAGACTCGAACAAATGCACGCCCAATATTTCGGTGTAAATAGGCCGATTGCTCACGAATATATAACTGCACATACGCATTACCCGGCAGTGTCACACGAAGGCTGTTTGCCGGAAGAACGCATTTGGTATATAAAATGTGGTACGTATAAAACCAATGATTTATATTCCAGAAGGTATTTCGGTAGTGGCAGAATAGGAACGCCGACCGTCGTATACCACCAGGACAGATTTGAACACATATGTTTCCCAACTCCATATGAAGCTTATCGTTATATGACTGGCCACGATTGGTCGGGACTTAAAAATTTAAAGAAAAAATAACAAAATTCGAGAAACAATAATATTAAAGGGATACAAAATGAAAAAAGTTGAATTTAAAGCAATTACCGGCCCAGGACATACAGTTACTATTATTGTAAATGCGGATATGGTTTGTATGATAGTTCCAGCGACTGTCGAGGGGGAGGTTGTTGGACCGGATAAAAAACCAATACCAAAATTGGTGGCGGGTTTAGATTTTGGAGTTAGAGTTATACCCGTGGATTGTTCGATTCAGGAAGCTACTGAAAAAATATTTGGTGAAGATGGATACACAAAACCACGGGTAGATTAACAGACATTTCCTGTATATATTCCCATCTATTTCCCACGCCTCCGGTTGTGTGGGGATACATAAAAGCTATATTGGTATATATACCCACAAACCTCCTGTCCGAACAAACGTTAGGAACGTTACGAACGTTACCACCGGAATATATCCAAATATATAAAATTAATCGGGAATATGTGAAAAGACTTGCACAGAGACTTTCCGTATATTATAATTTATATAGAAAGAAGATAAAAATGTTAATAGAAAGGAAAGCCAAAATGAATAAAAAATACGAAATTACGTCCGAAACAAAAATAGTAAACGGCGTTATACTTCACCGAATCAGGGCATTACGTGATTTTGGTAATGTGAAAGCTGGTGATTTGGGCGGTTGGATCGAAAAAACGGAAAGCTTATCCCATAATGGGAATTGTTGGGTATATGACAACGCCGAATTATATGGCGGTGCGCTGGTTGATTACGGTGCCAGAGTATATGGCAATGCCCAAATATTTGAGAACGCCCAGGTATTTGGTGAAGCCACAGTATATGGTAATGCCAAAATATATGGTAATGCCCAAGTGTATAACAGGGCTTGTGTATCCGGCGACGCTTTGGTGTACGGTAACGCCTGGGTGCATGGTAACGCCTGGGTACACGACAATGCCCAGGTATTTGGTAATGCCCTGGTATTTGATAGCGCTGAGGTGTATGGCAACGCCAAAATACGCGGTACCGCTTGGATATGTGGCAAAGACAAAGTACGTGGTGAATATGCATAACACAATAAAAAGGAAAAAAATAAAATGAGAATAACAAAAAATAATTACAAATACCCGATTTTGGGTTTCATCTTCGAGTTTATCACAACATTTTGTGTATACTCGTGGATAATCTTTAAAATAACAATGAAAATTTCCTGGTTCATCATTAAATGGACGTTCTTGATTTCCACGTGTATTCTTGGGGCATTTTTCGCTGCAAGTGCCGTTTACAATAGAATAATGGAAAATCAAGCAAGGCGTAACATACTTTCGGAAATGAACCGGCAAATATTACATGGAACATTCAACAGTGAATCAGCAAAACAATTCATGAGGATGAATTAAAATGAAAAATAACAGATGTGGACTAATTGACCAGCCGACAGATGACGGGCGATGCGAAGTTAAAGTGTTAGACAGCAAAGGGTGGCATACACATAGATGTCCATTTAGGGCCAAAGTCACCGTTGACGGTGTCCACTACTGTGGCAATCACGACCCGCTCAGAAGAGCAAAAAAACAAGAAGAAAAAAACGAGAGATGGAGAGAAAAGAAAAAAAAGCGTGAATATGAAATTTACGCAACCTTGTTTTGTAAAAAACAAAATTTAACTCTCAAAGATTTAATGAAAAAGATAGAAGAGTACGAAAATGCTAAATGACAAAGACAAACAAGAAATACAAAAATTAATAAACAAGTGCGACACCGCCGATGAAGTAATGTTTATTAACAATTTGTGCAAAATTAAATTTGATGTAATAGCCCTTGCAGCAACCGCATCATTCTACCCCGGCCTGAAAGTTTATTGGGGGAATGAATTAGAGGGTGTTGTAGAAAGCGTTGGTACAAAAAACGTAAAAGTCAATGTGAATGGTGTGATGTGGAGGGTTGCAGCAACACTTTTGAGGACAGAAAAATGAATTCAGAATTGACATATGAAGATGTAGTAGATGTTTTAGAATATCTACCGGAAAGCAAGAAGGACGATAATCTACTAATACATTATATCACGCTGTTGGTTAATACATTTGGTAGATCGCAGGATTATCGTCCAATTTCGGGTACCACACAAGTGAGCAAAAATAAAAGGGGACAAGAATGAAAAATGGTAGATATGGGTTGATAAAATATTGGTGGACACTGTTCAAAATCAAGATATTACCGAAGATTGTTGGACGGACAATCAGATATGGCGTATTCAGCAAACGCACGCTACACAGGGATAGGCGTGGATACGTCGAAATTGGGGTCATAGTTGGTTCGTCTGGATTGTATGCTGGGGCACCACCAAACGAACTAATGATCGAAAATGTGTTTCCACTACAAGAAATTGACATGTGGAGACAAGTCATCAGAGAAACAAACAAAACTAGGGATTTACCGTCATACGTCGGTAAAGCAAAAATCCGTGTTTACGGATTAGAGATTACATAGAATAAAACGCCCCGTAGTTTAATGGTTAGAATCCCGGACCTTCAATCCGGTGATTTGGGTTCAATTCCCAACGGGGCGAATTAAAATTATGGAAAGGATAGTAATAATGGAAACAATCTCTAAAATATTAACAAAAATTGAAAAATCCTTAGGGCATTATGTACCAATTGGTGGTCCTGCCCCGCCATACATTAAAACAGACGATAAAACAATTCAAGAATGCCTTGGATTATTACGACGTGAATTACAAAAACAACATTTAATTGAAAGGACCGATAAATGCTAAAATCAAAAATAAACCTTAATCAATACATGGACGTTATAAAATCTCACGCAAGGGTTGGGTACATAAAATTACGACACCCTTCTGTGTATTCAATTGATGATTTAGTACAGGAAGGTGTTTTAGTATTTTATCACGTATTCGATATATACAGGGAAAACGGTCCGGCGGCATTTAGAACTTTACTGGTTCGGTCATTAAGAAATCATTATATAACAATGATGAAAAAATCTTTCAATCAGCGAACCGGTTCAGATATCAAATCATCAGAATACCCAATAAATCACCCATTAGTCAGATATGCAGAACGTAGAAGAATAACTATGTCTGGGATGACGTCTGAAGATATTGTTGATTCAGAAGACAACATTTTAACGATTATGAATAAATTGAATAATAAAGAGAGAAATTATATACAATTAGTAATAAAATACGGCAGAAAATCCACAAGGGGAATAATGCATATGTCGCTATTTATGGAAAACAAAATGCGAAAACGAATTCAAAATAAATGTAAAAACAACAATTAAAAGGAAATGATTCAAAGGGATAAAAATGAGAACGGAAAATGAAATTAAGACCAAATTATCGGAAGCCCTGCAAGAAGCTAAACAGCTGCAAGGCAAAGAACGGGAGCTTGTAAACATAGCAATAATGACATTGCAATGGGTGCTGAAACAACCGCTATTCAAGCCAGTTGCAATCAATACTGTAGAATTGGAAACCATTCTTGGCAACAGAATCCAATAAACACCGATGGCAAATAAAAATATTTTATTTGAAATACAAAAGGAGATAGAAAAGATGACGATGAATGTCGGAGATATAAGAAAGATCATTGAGGATGTTCCAGATAAAACACCGGTGATCGTTTGCTTCACCAAAGATAATTGGACATCCCACGATGTTAAGATCACATTTGAATCCGGAAATGAAGAAATAAAAGACGTCTGTAACGAACCCACTCTTATCATTTGGGAAGGAACGGGTGCGTTAAGGTGGTGAGGAAGAAAAAAACGATAAAGCAAATAGGTAAAGAATAACCGATGATAGTTGCACAGGAATTGAGATTTTAAGAAAAGCCATAAACGTTCACCGGAAATCAAAATTAACTGAAAGATTACTTGGTTATAAGGTTGATGTAACCGAATTGCGGTTAATACCCTATATCATTTCAGATTTTAACGATTAATCCGTTTTTCCTAACTTCTCTTGATGCCTGATAATGGACAATTACCGGGTCGGTTATGTGTTCCATCCTATCGAAAATTTTGCAATATTCACCAGGAATTTTAGTGTAATTACCATTTAAAACTTTTTCCAGCGATTTTTGATCCCAAACTCTTGGGTTGTTCTTACACTCCATTTCCCAACGTTTAACCAATTCAAGAACTGTCTGGTTATTTTTCAGGAAAACGGTACCACTCAAAACTTCAAATCCGTGTGCCGATTTTCTGTAACAAGATCTGTCAAAAATGTATACACCAACATTTACTGAAGGGTCAACGCTTAATCTTTCAAATAATTCTGGAAAATGCAAAAATTCAGCGTCACAATCAACATATATTACAGATTTTGGTTTATGTTTTTTCAACATTTCGTAGAGAAATGTTGGCTTGTAATTGGTGTTGGACCACCAATCGCCCAGATTTTTGATTGCCTGCACATCATATGGGATATTGAATTTTTTTAGGGAATTTATAAAAATTTTTGATTTTTCTTCATATATTGTATTTTTGGTATAATAACCGACCACAATGAAATTATAAATTTTATTAAACATAATCAGCCCTTTTTCCTAATGATCGTTTCGTTTCTCTGAGTTGTTTTTCCAACTCAACAAGTCGTATACGTTCTAAACGCCGTTCCTTTGCTTCTTTAGGAGTTGGTGGAATTTTACTTTTTATCAAATCTCTTGTTGTTAATTTGTATTCTATTAATTTGTGAACGATACTTATACCTTGGGAGAAAGCAGTTTCCAACAAAGGAATTAGCTTCTTAAGGACTTCCGGCTTATCCTGCATATTTAAAACTATAATATCGTATATTTGCTGGTGAACTTCACAAATGGACATTTTCTTTTGAGAATATTTTCCTTTGTGCGTTTGAAAAATTTTACTATAAATCATTATTCATTCCTTAAAGGGGGTGACCACATATTATAATCCGGTATACCAAATTTTTCATTCCATTCGGGAAAATCATTATGTTGTATGTAATAATTATTATTTTCTTTTAATGCCATCAATTTTATTTTGTTATCTCTTCCACAGACTTCAACGGAAGAACGAAAATGCTTAACGGTAAAACAAAACGCTGGCATATCACGACCACAATCATTCAATTCATAATATTCCCTCCACATATCAAAAAATCTAAACGAGACGTCGGATTTCTTAAACAAAAACGTCCCGGCAAAGACTCTTTCAATTGGGAATTTTTCTCCAAGTAATTTTGCCAATTTTCCATAGGTTTTTCTTTGTAAATCACTCTTTGGTTTGAATATGTGATAAAATTGACAAACAATATCCGAATTTTTAAGCAGATTAAATATATTTTCGATTCCTGGTTTCTGTATTACTGAATCAGCATCCATATAAAGCACTTCATCAAATGGTATAAATTTAATCATAGATACCCTGATTTTTCTATTGTCTTTGTATGACAAAGGAAAATATCGAAAGGCAACATTAGAAACAGATTCCCAAACTGTATCACGCACTTTCATATTGGTTAATACATAAAAAGGCAAATCAGTAAACTTCCTGGAATAACGAGCGGTAGCCGCAGCCAGTTTATCATATTCTTCACCAAAAACAACAAAAGCTATGCATCTATTATTCATCATCTATATTTACTTTTTTCCAAAACCCAAATTTTTTATTATCAAACGGTTTCCACTCTTTATGTCTAGGTATTTTAAAATGACGAAAAAATTCCGGTCCACATCTGTGTTGTATAATTGCTTCTGATTGTAACTTTTTATATGCAAATATTTTATCATTCTTAAATACTGTTTTTACTGTATTTAAATTTGAATTTTTGACGGCACACGCCAACGCTGGCATATCCCTATTACACCCACTTATTTTCCAGTATTTATTCCACAGATCAAAGAATTCTATGAGCTTTTGGTTCTTGTGAAAGGCAATAAAAGCACTACAATAAATTTCTAATGGTAATTTTGTTCCAGTTTTAACAACTGCATTTTTATATAATTGAAAAAATTTTTCACCAACATTCCAATTCCCCCAGTGTTCCATAACGATATCATTTTCACCCAACATATCAAACACTTTTTCAATTCCTTCATTTTGAATAACCAAATCACAATCCAGAAATATTGTTGAATCAAATGGTGAATAATGTATCATTGAAGTTTTGATTCCCCTATTCATTTCTAATGGTAAATCAATGTACTTAAATTCTATATCTGGAACTTCTGACCATCTGTGGTAACGTTTATCGGAATGTATATTTGATAAAACCAAAATTGGAAGCGACGTAAATTTTCTGGAGATAGCAATTGTACGTGCAGCCAATTTATCGTATTCTTCACCAAAAGCTATAAATAATAATCCTCTATTGTTACCAGTCATAACATTTCTTTAAAATTGTACAGTTTCTCATTTTCGTCCAAATGTATGTTTGTTTTGGATTTGTGGGAAAGTTTTAAAAATTCCCCCAATTTTTTCAACATCTGTTCTTTTTGTGGAGATACGAATTTATTATGATGCAATTTTATATAAAGACAATCAATTTTATCCAAAATTTTAATTAAAGCTGGCATTAAATCATATTCACCACCTTCAATATTCATTTTAACGAGCACAAAATCATCTATGTTTATGTTATTGTCAAACCAATCAACAATATTTATGCTGTTGACTTCCAAATAAGTATCATACGATATTCTACCGGTTGTTTTGCCAAATATTGTTGTACAACCCTGGCCCCGTTTTGATTTCGGGGTATAAATCTTTGTTTTTCCATTTTGATAACTAACAACCGCCTTAATACAAGACACATTGTTATATTTACCACAATTGGATACCAATCTATCATATTCTACTGGTTCAAAACTGTATATGGTCCAGTCTTTGGCATCTGCGATTTGATTATAAAATTGATTGATACTTTGGCCGGTATTTCCACCGATATCAACAAATACTTTTCTTTTCATCCCGTCTTTCCTTTAGTAGTGGTATTAAAATGTTTTTAAATACATATTCTCGTCTTTCTCTTAGTTCTTTATCCGCTCTCCATATTCTGCAGATTTCTGGTCCTTCGGATTTACACGGTCTTAACCACCTATCCCCACTTTTTATCCTAATAATCGGCAAATTATTTTTGTGTGCGAGGATAGAAAACCACAGATCCCTTGAATAAATATCAGGAAAATCAGCCAATGTTGGTCTCATTCCATCTGTGTGGAATAAAGAACACCCAGCCCCTGCAATATCCATTTCTCGATCGCGATCACTCTTCCAAAAGAATCCTATAGCGTATCTTCCTTTGTTGTATCTGGTAAATGGGCGTTTTGCAATTTCTCCATATAAAGTTATAATCGCTTTATTGTTATACTCTTTAATTTTTGGAATTAATGTTGAAACATAATCTGGTGGAAAAATGATATCATCATCACAGGTAAAAACATATCCGTTAACACCACCCATTGCCAACCACACAGAATTGGAGGTGTATTTATCCGGGGTATTTAAAAACGGAATAATCTTTTTTCTGTCTTTAACCCAATCAGGAATTGCAGTAAAATCATTAAATACCATTCTTACTTCGTCAACTTGTTCATAAATGGTATCCACAACTCTACGCAGATTATTGATCCTTTGTGGTATGGTAGTCATCAGTGCGTAAATTTTATCCATTATTTTATTGCCCTAATAATCCATTCCAACAATTTTTGTGGCGTACTTGTTTCATCAAATAATTTTTTGGCATTATTGCCGATTTCTACACATAAATTCCTATTTGACTTACACCACTCTATTTTTTCAATCAAATCAGAATAATCCGGGAGACACGAGATATAATGAACACCCGGCAACAATTCCTTGTTCCAAGCCAAACAATCCGACAATACCGGAGAAATCGTACAACAACCAAGAGCCATTACTTGTAATTGTCCTCTGTCTAAAATATCATTTCTGGCCCCCGGAACACAAATGTGAACTAAACAATTGTTTATTGTTTTCCAAAATTCGTTTTGATTTTCAACAAAATCGTATCTGCATTTGTCTCCATATTTTTCCACGAGTAATGACCGCACAAAATTTCTTCTTTCAACGGCGGCACCACGTGGTCTCTGCATGTGTATTACCAAATCGTTATTGCACGAATATTTTATTGATTCTCTTAATTTAAAAAATTCCACCCAATCGTAAAATGATATGCCAGTAAATGAATGGATATTTTTGAAATTTTGGTGTTTTTCTTTACAATAATGAAATTTAAAATACGGTTCTTCTGATGAATAATACTTTAAATTTATATTATAAAAATCGCTGAAATCAATAATTATTGGTCTATTGTCAATTTTCATTTTGAAAAGATTAAATACGGCCGAACCATCAAACAATGGGTGTATATCGTTTTCTTTTAAAATGCTTAACACGTACCCAACGTACGCTTCATAATAAGCTTTCTTTGGCCCATCTTTTGGTAAAATAACTTTCATCTATTAAATAGTATTTCCTGTATATATTCCTACATATTTCCCACGCCTCCGGTTGTGTGGGGATACATAAAAGCTATATTGGTATATGATAAATTCTTCTAATTCCTCTAACACGATGTTTGTAAGTATCCAACACTTCCCCACCAACAATTTTATCTATATCATGTTCCGTCAGTGATTTATTGGTGGGAAATGCTGGCGGCAATATCAATTCAACAAACAAATGCTTTTTTGCTATATTTTTTAAATACGCAATTTTTTCTTTCAATTTTACATAAAGTGGATCTATTTGGTGATAAACACTTAAATATAATACAACATCAAATTTTCCCTTTGGCATTTTATTAACAAATCTTACGTCTTGTTGTATTATATTATCACGAATTGTTCTTGCGCATTTTATGGAAGTTTTATTTGGCTCAAAACCGGTAACTTGCGCTCCTTTTTCCGAAGCTTTAAAAGAAAAAAATCCGTAGTGACAACCAATATCCAAAACCGACATTCCCCCCCATTTTATTATGTTTATTTTTTTCCACAAATGCGCACTGTTGGCCTTTGGTGATGGGGTAAACGGAAACGTTTGAAACCAGTATTGATCACCGGCCCACTTTTTAATTGTATTTTCGTCCCATTTGCCCAAAATTGAAACATTTAATTGACAATTTTTAAACGAATCAGGAATTAAAGTTTTAGTTAATACTTCTATTACATTGAATCTTTGGTGACTTGAATAATCACGGATAGCCCAACCAAAACAACATTGACCACTGTTCCCGGCTTTTGCTATTTTTACAAACCAATATTGTTTAACGTCGGTGCTTATTGTTGGTTTAAAATCAGTTATATTGCAACCGTGCAATAATATATTAAAAGTCCCAATCATTCGACAATTAAACACTGCGTCGTGTAATCTATTACAAGTGTGGGCGTGTCCTGCTCCTCGTATATAATGACCAACAAACGTATTGATACTTGGATCGTTGTTGGCCGGTTCTACAATATTAGAATACTCCAAAATTCTATTTAATTTGCTTATTTTGGAACAAGAATAAACATTAATTTTTCCATCAACTTTTAGTTGTTCCAATCCAGCTCTAAATTTATTAAGGTATAAATCAAGCGTTTTATTAAATACTTTCCAATTTTGACCATATCCCTCGTGATAATGCGTTTTTTTGGATATTGATCTGAAATCAAAACCTAGTAAATAAATATTTTTATATCCAAGAATTATTGCCAATTGTAATGCACAATACCCGGAATTTATACCGGTACTAAATTTATCAAAACTGTAACCAAAACCATCTTGGTTTTTCGCTTCGATTATCCGATCAAAAATATCCAGATCTGTATATTTCAAATTACATCTTGTATCAACATATACACCGTTAATTTTCTTTATAAAATCATAAGCCGTATCAACAACAAATACTTTTTTGCAATTTATTGTTTTTAATTTTTCCCTGGTAACTTTATTTATAAACGTATAGTCAACGGTTATAAAATATTTTGGGTCTGGAACATCAAAAACCGCTTTGTTTACAGCAATTACGTCTTTTCCTTTAAGGAAGTTAAAATCAAAGTTTTTAAGACTGGGTCCGCCACCAACGATGAACACAGAATCCTTCATCATTTGCCTCTTAGGAATTCTTGTAAAGTAATTTTTGGAAAACAATTAAGTGCAGAATTTTTATTCAAATTAAAAACTTCAACACCAGCCTGTTTTACCGGTGTGGCAATAGTTTCAAATCTTATTTTGAAATCATTTAATATTCTAGTCATCGATTCGATATTGTGCTTCGGTTTCCCATTACCTCTTTTATAGCCGCCGTGGCAATGAGTTTTACCATTAACAATTTTCATATCAAAACCTAGAAGCCCGATTTTTCTTGACCCAAGAGCAATGGCCAACATCAATCCACCAATTCCGGAATTGTTCCCCGAATAAATACCGTTTTTTAAATCTAAACTTATTATTTCTCTTTTTATTCTGTTAACGGTATACACGTAATCAGAAAATCTTCCCTTGTCGTGTTTTAAAAATACTTTTATTCCTTTATACTCTTTCCACAACCTTCTCATCAGGATTTCTTCGGGATCCATTCTTTGATTATTATTCAACAATTCAAAAAACGTATAATCCATAGAATAGTTTATTGTGGAGCTGGAAAACATGAATTCTTTATTAATACCGATTGTTAATTCGTCCTTTATTACGGAACGATCAAAACCACGAAGTGATGGACCGCCACCTATAATTATACAACGTCTGCCGGACCAAGAATCATTCGATAAAATTTCAGAAATATCGCGAGAATGGTTGATATTTTTGTTCGTATGACAAATTATTTTAGTTCCAGTATGGTGTTGCACTATTCGCCCCAATTTATATAATAACAAATTATCTTATCAATAAATCAATTTTGATAAGTTTCAACCCATAAATTATAATTGTTGCCACAATTTCCTTTTTTAACTTCTATTATACCATTTGAATCCGTCTTAACTATAACATAAGCTATATGATTATTATCAAATGTTGCCGTACTTACTCCACCACCATATTGGGTCGCTCCACCAAAACCCAAATCTGAAGACTCTCCATTCTTTCTAAATTTAATATTAAGTGAACCCCCACCAGTGGCTTGAACTTTTAACATAACTAGCGATTCTTTATTACCAATAACGCTGCTTAAATCAATATCTGTCCAACTTGTTGGTACCGGTTGATTATTAATAATTTGTGATGATACAAAATTTAATTTACTTGATTGTTGGGTAATAAATGACCTGACATCCGTTATCCTACTTGATGGAATACTGGAATCACCGTTAACCAATTTTATCTGTGCAACAACTAATTTCCTATCATAATTTGGTGCTGATGGACTGACAGCAGGTGTTCCTTGTAGAATTTTTGGTGTTCCATCGGTGTCCACATAGACTAAATCAATTCTCGAATTCGGAGATGAAGGAACGGCAAACGGCCCAACTTTTTGTTCCGGAACAAAAACACACCGGGTATCGTTCTGAATTTTTCCTGCTCTAAGCTGAACATACATTTCAGAAACGCCGGTTGATTCCACTTTTAAAAACAAATCCTGAACGTTCAAAAATGTCCTATCCGAATAATCAAAGCCAGTAAGTGTTGCACCGTCAAACACACATTTACCAACAATTATATCCGTAGCTTCTGCTGCCGCCAAAGAACTTACCGCGTGAATTTCCATATAATTAGTAATTGATTCAACGCGCTTTCGCCTCAATACTATGTATGGAGTGGCTGATGATATATTACCGGAATCTAAAGTCTCAGAATTTAAATTGGCTGAATTTGAAGTTTTAACCCTGACCTGTATGTCATCATCACCAATTTCGACAACCATTGGCGATATTGTTATACTCGTATCCGAAACTTTAGTTAAATATCCACCGGAATAAATCCCACGCGGTCGAATTCCAACGTGTCTAGAATTTACTTCTCTAGAAGTCATTTCCTCATAATATTCATACACTATATTTTGTGTGCCGTGATTTATAGCTCCCATATATTATCTCCAATTATATCATATAACCTATCAAACGTATTCTTGCGCCCTGATTAAAACCGTGTTCACCACCTTGTGCACCATCATCTATTTTGTATTGAAATGTCCCAGAAGCACTAACCGGACACATAGCTTGATGTCCAACACTTATACTATCCTCACCGGCTCGTGCAGCCGCACGTAAACCCTCTAAAATTTGTGACGACGGATCTTTTCTTAACCATATAACACCGTCTTTATTAAGGGTAGATCCATCCGGAGTACTTAATCTGCCATACATATCAAAAATGGCAACAGTAGCTACCGGCGATATGTAAGCCGAAATATCAGAAGTTGTCCAATCAACAAATCCGGTATTATTAATTCCAGAATCATAAATTATTCGTGGGGTAATAAATGTAATACCCGGTCTTCCATTCTTAATCTGCAATCGCCCACTAGAATTTAATTCTATGGTCGAATCATCCGGCTCCGTAAATTTTGAAACAAAATTTCTAACGTCTTTGATTTTTGATTGAGGAATCGATGTATCGGTAGAAGCCAACGTAACCTCAGCCAACACCAATTTACCGGCATAATTTGGTGGTGAAGGATTTGCACCGGGTGTCCCTGAACTATCAATAGCTATGGCACCGGTTGTCATATCTATATACACCAAATAAACTTTGCTATCTGATGTCGGAGGAACAAATAAGTCGGATTTTTGATCATCTATATTTATGCTGCCGGATGGCGTTTGTATTCTTCCGGCCCTTATTCTTACTCTTAAATCTGAATCTCCAGTCTCTTCAACTTTTAAAAATAAATCTTGTACGTTTGGATTACTGCGTGGATATAAAGAATCACCATAATCAAAACCATTTAGATCTCCACTACCGGAAAATATACACTTACCAACAACCAAATCATAGGAAAGAGGTGTGGGAACAGCTTTCAATTCCATATAATCAGAAACCGAGCCGGTATACGTCCATCTTAATATGATATATGGATTGCCGGGAGAAACCGACAAATTAACCGCATCTTGAGTCTCTGCCCTCACTTGATAATCGGTATCAGATATTTCACAAATTAATGGGCTTATTTGTGCATGTGAATCATCGATAATCGACAACCACCCACCTTTATATATACCCTTCTGACGGATGTCCACATACCGTTTATTCACTTCCAAAGAATTAGCTATTGTATGATATAACAATGTTATCTTCTGATTTCCAACATTGGCTGCCATATTTTTACTCCTCTATTATATCAATGATTTTTTGTAAACTTCAACTACAACGTGGATTTCAACACGATCATCTTTATCAATTTTTGGGAAACTGCTACCGACAACTAATGTATCTGGTGCGCCGGGAATATAAAGCCCCAATTCATTTATATCATCTTGAATTTCCGATTTAGGGACTATAAATTCAAAAATTATCTTTTCATCAGTTATTGTTATGTTGTCAATATCACCTTCCAAAACTGTCGTTACATAAAAATCGGAATCCGAAATATCCTTACCACCATTACCCAATTTCCATTTCGTTATGCTGTTAATAAATCCTTCTTCCGATTCATCAAAATACGTTCCGTCATCAAAATCCCAAATTTCAGAACTGGTTTGGCCGTCAAAATATTTGGTACTGAATTGCCAGTCACTGAAAACTTTTGTATCTATGTCACCTGAAACTTTTATTTCATTACCAAATTCATCCGTTTTTGGATTGAGCAATAACAAATAATGTGGAACGGTATGAACCGGTCTTGTCTCTTCAAGCTTTAAATATAAATTATCCAGATAACTGGTTAACCACAGGTGATCACCAGCACCAAGTCCACCAGATTCGCCGGATTCATCGAATTCATAGACTTTATTCAATACTATTTCGATACCAAAATGTGGGCTTTTATAGTATGAAGAATCCAATCCCGGTGGATTTTCATTCTCATCACCGACAAACCAATCAACCATTTCAAAAGTTGAATAATCCTTTGTATACATATCGTATATATTAACAGTAAATTGGTGGATTAAAGAAATTATACTGACGGATTTATACGTTCCTTTAACTTTATACCAATCAACGGCGTTTATTATGGTTTTTCTTAATTCTGCAACTGTTGTTGAATCCTCCGGCGGTAAACTAACACCAATTAGTGCGCCCAAATATTTTAAATATTTAATGGTGCCAACAGTTTTTACATTCAAAAGCTTTATAATATCTCTGACGTTTGAGAACCAATTACCGACTTGAATACCGGCTTCGTCCAAATAATCAATTAATATTTGTGATTTCCTAAATTTTTCCGGCATCAACTTCAACAAATCAATGGCTGCCGTCGATAAAACCGAAATTTCAAAATCACAACCGACATCAAACTGCCTGTCAGCTAACGGTTTGCTCGTGTATTCAAAAGAATACGTAGAAATTTCGGATTTGGCATCAATCGATGCTTTATTCGATTCATCTAAATGGAAATTTTCATCAAGGTGCCAATTTGGCATTATGTATCCTCCGCGTCTAAATCAAGAGGCATATTAAATATATTTCGTCTACGTATTGTATCGATATCGGCCCCACCGGCCTCACCCAAAACCATAACCTTTAATATTATTGGATCGGATTCATCACTGTCATAATCATTGGTTACTACACACGTATAAGTACCGGCATCAGACATAACAACATCACTCAAATCCAATGTCGCGTTGGTTTCCCCTTCTATTTCCGCCGCATTTTTATACCACTGATAAGTAAATGGCTCTTCGCCTTCAGCAGCGACAAAAAATGAAACCTCGGACCATTCATAAACAGAAGTATCGGACGATTGATCAGTTATATGTGGTGGACCAAAACCCCATACTTGAAAAATCAAATCCAAATCGGTATCATTGGACCACGAACCAATATAATTTATCCAATTGCCACCTTCATAGGTAGAACCTCCGACATCTTCACCCCAAATAAGAATAGTACCATCTGTTATATCCCTTTTCACCCAAAAAGCATATTTTGTTCCGCCGGTTAATTTAACAGGACTATTAAAATTAAATTCATATAACACACCTGAATCGGTAGTTATCCCTCTACTTGGAACTATGGAAGTAGCAAGGACATCACCCGTTGGCAATCCGGAACCATCAACAGCCGTTAAATAACCAAAAACATTTCCAAGAGCAGCTGAAGTTCCGGATCTTTGTAAACAAAGTTTAACACCAGAAGCGTAGAATGTAACATTAGGGGTAAATGTTTGGCCCCTATACCAAGCTGTGGTTATTTCAGCATTTGAATTTGGGGTTCCATCCAAATATTCATATTTGGTAGAACCCGCAATTATATCATCGCCATACGTTTCAAACGGAGAATCAGTATAATCATCATATTTATACCACGTAGAACCATCATACCGCCCGGCAGTACCACCAGTATAATAATCGTAACTTGCGTCAGTACCCTTCCTGGCAATAATTCCGTATTCATCAGATGCTCTAATAACAATAGCATATACTTCGCCACCAACAAGTGGTACTGGGGAAGAAAAAGTAATTTCCCTTGATTCATACGATTCGGAGGGTAAAGAATCACCATCTGTTGTTCCAAGACATAATACACTACCAGATGGATGTCCACCACTATAATCGGTAGATCTTATTTCAACCGTTATTTCGCCTGGATTGCCGCTCTTTTTAAGTGGCAAAACAACTGATGTTAAACTATAATTTTTACCGGCAGTAAATGTTTGGTACGCCCAATTTACATCCGAAAAATATGTCATATTATCGGGTTCAGTATTAACAAACGAATCTTGTAATGACACGATTTAAACCCTCTATTAACTAATTTTAGCTTTTAATTGAGCTATTACTGAATCACCAGACAATATTGTTCTTTGAATACCAAACGCCACGGCACCAATTAGCGTTCCAACGGCGGTCAAAGAAGTACAAAGGAATGCACCGTCTATGGGTCCAATATTTCCACCAGAAGCGGTAAACGTTAGTTCTTTGGAAACAACACGCCAGTCACTTGATTCATCTTGTTCTATCGTTGGCCAACCAACAATCGATCTTTCACATTTGATGCGCTCATATCCGTTACCGGACGGTTCTCCAGGGATGGTCGCAAGAATCGTTGACTTTGATACGGATCCCCTATAAAAACCAACGTAGAAATCGGTATCCGTCCAGTATGTTGAACTATTATCCCTGAATATCGTATCAACCAAAGCTTTTGCGCCTTCGTGTGTCAACAAATTTTTATGATTAAATCTCCAAATAATTTTACCATTTCTAATGTGTTTTATGTCCCAATTACAGTTCCAATTACACAGCATTTTGTTCTCCTAATTATACTTTTGAGTATTATTCCATACTTATAGATTCAACATCTACGTCGTATAATTTTGCTATTTGATTAAAAGTCGTTACTATATTACCATCTTCATCCTGTTGATATCTGACATATATACTAGAAGTCGGGGACGGATTAATATCCAACAATATTTCACCGGTTTCGTAATCTATTGTTCCGGATATGGTATATGGATCAGACGCAGAAAATGTTCCGGTCCCATCACCATTGTCTGTATCGGTTAGTATATAAGAACCGTCAACAAATAATCTTACCGTACCAGGTTTAATTGGTAATGCACCCAACACTATACCATAGTCATACGAAGAATTATAATCGTCATCCAATTCTTTTTTTATTTCTAAAACCATATTAACATAAGCTATATTTTCCAAATCGTCTATGGCCGCTATTATATTGCTGTATTTAATCATATCCCCCAATTTTGTGGTGTCCCCAAGTATAAATTGATTAGATACTGCTAATTCGGCATCATCTTGCGCATCCGACATAGAATACCCGGTTGAAACTTTTAAATTTAAAACTGCAATGATATCCAATAACTCCGGTTCAACAAATTCATATTTTACGGTAATCATTGATTTATCATAAATATGATCGGAAAGTGCACTTTTGAATGTATCATCCGGCAAATCCCAATTTTGAAGAATCACACACATTTTAACTTTATTAAGCATAGACTGAACAACCGAAACTCCATTAGCTAATGCTTCCTCGTTTTCTCCCCAAACATTGGCATCGGCAACACCCGGATAATTTTCCAAAATTGTGATAAAATCATCCCTTGATACGGCCCTATCGCCGGTTTTAAAAACCCTTGGTGCTTCATACCTTATTTCTTCTATATCTTCTTCGTCATCTCCACCTAAAAATGAAGAACTATTGGTAACTGTAACAGTAACTGGTGAACCGTCTTCATCGTATATCGTAGAATTTAAATTTGTTATTAAACCGGTATTTGTTACATTTCCATCAAGACCTGCAGATTTTATATACGTTATAACTATCAGTGATCCGGATGTTGGGATTAAACCATTAATGCCATCACCAAAAACTATTGATACATTTCCATCAATTTCGTCTATAACTTTATAATGCATTGAATCACTATCACTGTTTATAAATGAATCAACTTTTGTCCATAAATCCCCATCAATAACTACTCTTATTGAACTCTCCGAATTTTCAACTTCTTTGCTGTTTATCAGATACTCTTGATTGGTCGCACCATTTGATGAAATTTCCAATTGTGCCAATTCTCCCTGAATGGAACTCACAATAACTGAAGTTTGTCCTTTTCCAATAACTGCATCTTCATTGGTTAAATACTCAACACCGGATGCAGATTTACACGATGTATATTTTGGAATGTAAATATTTTTGTCAGACGGCGAAGCTATACTAAACGTTAAATTACCGGTAGCAGACGCTTTTCTTTTTGGTCTATATCCTATTAAAGCAACCAAATTCTTAACACTTGATAATAACTTAGCCGTTGGTAAATATGATTCCGTAGCCCTTCTTTCAGTATAATAATTTCCATTGGTTAATATAAATGCCAGCAATTCTATCAACGTTTCACCGGTCCCAGAAACACCAATGTCTTTCCAGGAATCACGAAGTTTCAACCTGTTTCTCAAATCTAATACTATCGACTCGAAATCAACATTTGTATAATTAATTCCCGACATTACGATTCTCCTTTTATATCTATTGTATGCTTATAAATCCCTTGGTGTCCCTTGATAATAAATGCAATTTCTATCGATACCGAATTCATATCTGGATCTGAATAAAAATTCAATTCATTTACTATTACCCTATTTTCCCATCTTTCTATATTCTTTTTTAACTGTCTTGATAAAAAGTTCATCATTGTGCTGTTTGTATTCTCAAAAAGCACAGTTTTAAGATTGGAACCAAATTCTGGACGCATAACACGTTCACCAAAGGAAGTTCTAAGTATATTATCAATAGACGTTATTACCGAATCCACATTAATGGCTATTTTTATATCGCCAAGAGCATCAGCCGTTATCTCGTGATATATGTCCGACCAAATTTTTGTTATTCTTCTGTTATCCATATTATTCCACATAAACCGATCTATTTGGGGGATCAATTAATGCTCCACAACCAGCCATAGCACCCCTGGTCAATATTAATTTACCATTGTGAAAAGTTGATACAATAACAGCGGAAATTGGAGTAACTCCGTGTCCTTCAATTGGACAGGAATGTAAGGCGTCCTCAACTGCAACCAATTCACCGAACGCCTTTAGTGTTCCGTCCTGATTACTTGATATAATTACACCACCATGTGAACTTCTATCACCAACTACCGCAATTTGTCGTTTGTTACCAGTTTTTATTATAAATCCGGTAGAACCAAATTCCGAACACCCAAAGCTGCCAAGCATTTAATTCCTCATCTAAAATTTATTTTCTATTTGGATTCCCATTGATATCCACAAGTACTCCACTCTTCAATACATTGTTTCTCTATATGCATTGAATTCCCAATGATATCCACGGGTAGTGGATAAATAGCTGGAAAGTTACTTTTGAACTTCTCCGTCTCCGCCGCAGGTATTGTAATTGTAATTCTAATATCTTTCATAATTTTTAACTGTTTTTTCTTCAATATAATATATCTTCAGAAATAATTCCTTCCTTGATAATTTCCACTTTACCAGTTCTATAGGCATTTTTCAATTTGTGAATAATCCAAGATTTTACCCAATGTTCAAAAGACACGCTTTTCGGTTTTGGATACAATTTTAGAAATGCTTCTCTAAAATCGTCCACTTTCGAATCATTTAATTCTATTGTTATCTGTGCCATTTTTTCTCCTTACGCCGCAATCGGCTCACCTAATTTATTAGAAGTAAAAGTCATACATATTCCGTGCAATTCGACAGTATCGCCATTGATTGTATCCGCCGCCAAGTCAGCCCTTCTTTTAATCCTCAAATGCAGGCAGACATCAGTTGCACTGGGGGCAGATATTGGAAATGTCGATAAGACAAATCCATTTGCCGTTGCGCTGGAAATCGAGACGTCTGCATCAGTACTGCTTAACAGGGTATCATCCGGCGCTGCCGGAGTTGTGTCCTCATTTACCGACCGCCACAGATATTCAATTTGCCACTCACAAAATTTTTCTGTTGTCGCCGAACTCCAACCTATCGTTATCGAAGGAGCTTCCGACCTGTCCATTTTATAAGGAATTCTCATATTGGCTACAATAGTATCATCAGTGGCATCTGAAAACTCCCATGCACCCGAATATCCGTGGTCAACAAAAGTAGCGGATTTTGTGGGCGGTGCTTTCATCCCTTCCGCCCCTATCCAAAGCGTGTTTGTCGTCCTCGCCGTGCCGTGCAGGGTTTGTATGCCATCGGTTGCGAATTGAGTGTAATTAGTAGTACTATCACCAAATTTTGAAACGCTTCCTGTTACGTCTAAACCACCCTTGCATTGAGTTACTCCTGCCGCAGTAAGTCTAAATTTTTCAGTAAATGAACCGGCATTATTTGTATAAATGAATAAATCTCCCTTTGCATTAACTGTTGAATCATCCGTTTTTTGTACAGCTATTTCAACGAGTCTTTTTTCTGATGACGATAAACTTGTGCATATAAAATCTATAATTCCAGGAAATGCACTATACCCCGTATCAGTATTACTTAGAATAAATTGTGCAACGGAAGTTCCTTCTTTATGAATTTGAAATCTTGTTGGAGATCCACCAACTCCACCACCAACAATACTTGAAATACCAATTCCTACGTTACAACCGGCCACCAACAATTCATCTGACGTATCATTGAAAGTTATTAAGGGGCCTGCAGCTTGTCCTATTGTTGAACCGTCTGCTAATATTATATCATGGGCAGTTAAAGTTCCGTCTATCTCAACATTATAAAGAAAATGAGCCAATCCTGCTTTATCAATTCTTAATCGTTCAAGTATGGTTCCTGTTGAATTCGTTGTATAAAAAGAAAATCTTGATGGTACTCTTGCTAATCCTGTTGGGTCTCCATCACAAACTGCATTTAAAGAAGCCGAATTCTGAAAACCACCATTAACATAACCAGAAAATCCAAATACACCCAAATCATCACCAACTTGTACATTTAATTTTGAGGCAACAGTACCTCTTGACTTACCGAGACTCAAAACATTGGTATAAGTATCATTAGAAGAACGAGTAATTAAAAATACCTGATTTTCGGGATTAAATCCGGATTCATTATGCACTTCAAGAAGATCAGTAAGCGTAATTCCGTTAGTAACTAATCTTCCTGCAATGTTGGTATTTCCATTCACATCCAAAATTGCAGATGGTGATGTTGTTCCTATACCAACATTACCACCATTTGGATTTAATTGTATATTTCCGTATCCGGCGTCTATATGCCCGCTTCCTGTCACACCACCACTTATAATCGCATCTTCACCTTTTTGTGCTTCAGTTGTAACTTCTTTAACAGATATGGTTTCAATTAAACACCCATTTCCGTTTGAATATATTATCAACTCATCTGTATTTGAAGCAGTTACATACCAAGTCTTTGTTCCGGAAGATGTCCAATTCTGGGATGTTTGCCCACCGAAAGTCGCGTAGGTTGTTCCAACTGTTCCACTCATCTTTATTCTTATTCTATATTCTTTTGACACAGTTGGATTGAATGGAGTATCTTCGGTTAAGCTATCGTTTGACGTTCCCGTATGCTTCTTGGCAAGAACTGTTGGTGGACAAGTTGGAGGACAATTTGAATAATCCGTCCAGTTCGTCCCTGACCAATCACCATAACCACCAACATTTTCAGAACCAAGACTCTCATCCGCACCTTGTCCTGATGTAATGGTTATATCATTTTCTTGACTCGCCACAAAATCTATAGCTCCACCACTAACGTTTATCCCACCATTTAGATCTGTAGCACCGTCTACCCTAAAATCATCATCAACAGTTAGATTGTCCCGTATTATCACGTTTGTCCCAGAATTAATAGTGAAAGTATCCCCGTGTGTGTAAAGGTCCAGATTTCCAGTTGAACTATTAAAAAAGTAAGTAGCGTTGCTGTTATCATATTGGGCAAAATACAACCATTGATTTGTACCTTTGACATACAAAAGTCCTCCCCCTAGAGCAAAAGCAGATGTAGTTGTTTCTGCCTCATCAGAGTACAAGAAGATAGTACCTATATCATCTGCTGCTGCCGTATTCTTAAACTTAAAATGATAACCAGAAGCATCACCTATTTTTGTATCCCAGCCAAACGCCCCCTTTCCTGTGGTAATAAAATCACCACTGCCGGAAAAATCATTATTGCCAAAACTGTAATCTGCTTTATCATTGAAATCATTCCAATCAATAGAAGAAAGATACCCATCTGCTGCTGCACCGGCCTGTGAAATGGTTATAACATCCCCGGAATTTCTATAGAGTGGAGCGTCAAATGTTAGAACATCTTCTTTTGTATTAAGCACATTCTGTAAATCTGTTTGATCAGAAAGCGTGCCGGTTATACTGCCCCAAACAGCACTTGTTGGTAAATCGAAGAAACCCTTGGTTCCACCACTGTCAGTACCATAGTATTTATTATTACCCGGTGCGTCAGAATCGTTGACAAGATTAACAGTGTTTGTAGAACGAGAAAGCGAATGTTGAAAGGTTAGAGGGGTTTCATAATCAGTACCAGCAGAAGCTACACTAACTGCACCGTTATTACCCTTTAGAATACCGGAAAGATTTCCGATTGTTACATTTCCAGCAGTTATCAGCCCTGTTGTTGTAAGATTATTATCAACAAGAGTTATTTCACCGGTGTAAGCGGTTATAATTAAGTCACTGTCAAGAATTGAAGATATTGTAATAGCTGATAAACTCTCTGAAGCTATTATACCTTGTGCGAAAACCGTATTAGCAGATAAAGTACTGTTGATTGTAACAGTGCTTCCCTGCATACTAATTGTTGCGCTACCCCCGGCTGTCGTTGAAATTGTGTTACCATCCAACCGGATACTATCAACATCAAGCCGAGCAAATGTCGGTGTCCCCGTGGTAGTTACATCTTGGTTTATGTATGTATGGCTTGCCCCGCTTTCAGATATATGTGCAAAAGCCAAATCCCAGTTATCTGAGTTGTCCACTATCGCAGAATAATTACCAGCACCATCACATTTAATAATTCCATTAAGTGCATCTTCAGCTATCTTGTGTAAATAGGCTGAATTATAATTATTATGATCATATGTCAATTCGTGTGCATTTCTAGCCGTAGATCCCTTATCAATATTAATTAATGTTCTATCCGCGGATATGTCACCGCCACCGGATAAACCATCACCAGCAATAATTGAAACTAACGTATGATTTATGTGCTCATCGGCTAAAAAATTAATTAGTAAATCGTGATCAACTAAATCTGAGCCACCAATTTCATGTGTACTGGCGTGATTACCAATATTATGATTTATATCATCCAGTGATACCCCAGCGGTATAATGTAATCCACAACGACACCCAATATCGTGTGTAGTAGCTGCCGTATCTTCTTGTGCTCTTATTATATTATAAACATTTGGAACACCGGAATATATGGCGGTGACTATTTCGACATTTGGATCATCTGCTGGGTCCGGATAATGAATGTGATCCCAAATAACCAATCTAAATTGTCCACTATCAGTCGGTAAAGTATGTCCAGAATTTACAGTTATCTGGGTGGATGATTCAGTAATTCCGGAATTCAAATATCCTCTTGAAAAATTTTTTCTTAAAAAACTCATTTACATTTCCCGAATACGTCCCAATGTATTTCCCATGACTGGTGTTGTGTTGGGATACTAAGGATTTATGTTAACAATACTGCCTTTTATTGTTATATTCCCGGAAGCATCCATATTTATATAAGACCCCGACGGCTGCTTAATATTTATTTCACCGTTTGAATCATCAACGTATATTATTACTCCATTTGGAGTCTTTATTACCATTCTATTTGGATAATTAGTAATTCTCTCACTTGGTAAACCGTGAACACCATCGAGGGCCGATCCAATATATAATGGTTGATAAATATCGCCAGCTTCAAACATTACAAAAACTATAGAATCAACTTTTGGCACAGAAAACATTCCAAACCCCAAACCGGCCCCAAACCCGGGTGGTTGCATTGGCACACACCACGGTAAATTATCAGCGTCTATACCATTGTAAATACCAAACACATTAACTTTTATTCGACCCAACATATTCGGATCGTTGTTATCAAGGACTATTCCCCTATATATTCCTTCATATCTTATCGAATCTTTACTAAAATCCATATTATTTTCTCTTGATATTAGTGGCCGGTATTAATGTATTAGGAACATCAGTATTTACACCAGCTCTGGTTAACAATAAATTGGTCATATATGAAGAACCAAAAACATGTACAACTCTTTTAATCATCCATAAACCACTGTGTTGATAGAGGAATAATTTTCCCCTGACCAACGATTCACTAAATATCAACCTTATTATGTCACCTGGTGATACGTTTTCCAATCCCCAAGTGGATATCCACATATTAATAAATCCGTTAATTCTTCTATTAAAACTCCCCCCGTTCTTGCCATGAAAATTAGAAGTAAATAAATTGTTCCTTCCTAATTTGTGAATATATACACTATCATTTCGATTATCTTTATCAACAAGAAAATTTTTGGCCAACGACGGGCAGTCATTAATAACTATGGAATCATCAACGTATTCCCCGGAATTATAATTAAAATATCCAAATGACTGGGATCTTGCACCCAAATCCGATATTAACGGTGAATTATCAAAAATTTTGTAATCAACAACCGGGTAAAAGTTCTCATACGGTTTTGGTCCCACGATAAAATTATATCTGGGTTCTGATGATAAAATTTCACTCAGACTTTTAAATACCAATATTGGTTTGCCCTTAACATTTTTTATAAAACAATAATAACACAACTCACCATTTTTGCCTTCTATATTATCAATCAAATGTCTAAATAATTTGGCATCGGTCCATCTAGTTTGGAGTATTGTTTTATCATAATTTAATGATTGGCCAATTTCAGTATTTAATATTTCTAAATCTTCGGAGGCTATTAATTCTATGTTCTTTTTTATATTACCGGTGTGTGCCCTTCCATATGATTTGGTTAATAAATTTTTTACACTTAAAATTCCCTCGATAATATATATCTTATTGGAATTTGGCTTTCTCCTTTTAACCATAAAATTCATTATATTTAAATTATTAAGATTCTCACCCCTTGAAAATTCAATTTTTATATTATTAGAATTTTTATCATATGGTATTATATCACCAAGAAGACCTGTGGCATCTTTAATCGATATTTTAAAAGTAGGAAGAAGTCTGTCAACATCCATTGTTATCGAGACTTCTTCCATCATCTGGGGCGATACGTAAGCTCCCACATCTCCCATACTTATATTAAGATAATAATTGCCTGTTACTAACACTGAATTATATAATCCTATATTTTTCTTGAAAACTATAAATATCTAATTTGTTTGGTACCACCAATATCTGTCCATTGATTAAATCCAACAATGGATTATCCACACCATTTACCAACATCAATATCCACCAGAATTCTACAGAACCATAACATTTGTAGCTTATTATATCAGGTCGCATGAGATCGGAATTTGTTACCCTATAATATTGTGGCTCATAAATCATTGGAAAATCCGATAAAGGATTATGTAAAAAATCCAATTCGGTATTGTTATCAACTACAACTTTTGTATAAAAATTTGATCTATTCATATTTGTACAACAATTATTTTAGATTATGAAATTTTTGAGCTTTTGCCCACGTGGCTTTATCAAAAGCTTTTTCCAACCCTTGAACTGTCATCATTTCATACGTTTCAAAAACTATATCAACCTCGGCCTTAACGGGATTGCCGGTTGGATCTGACATATTAAAAATGGTTGGTGTAACTTCCTGAACAATAACATTATCAAACGTCAATAATCTACCCCATTCAACCATTATTACATCACCACCATCTGCCCCTTCTACAATGTCATTTATAGCTTTAAAACCTTCAAGGTCCACTAGACCCCGAACAGAAAATGGTGTAGGCCCCGGCGGTATCAAAAGTGGAATGGTGCTTAATGCTTCCCGCAATTCAGATGCATTTAAATCTTTCATTGATTTAAGTGCCCCATTTACATCAAATCCCCTACCATCAGATGGATCACTTGGTAAAGCTATCGACTGCAACAACCTTATTGGTTCAGTAACTTCCATAAATGAATCTTTTACCGATTGAAATTTTAGATGTATTGACAAAGTCATAGGCGATGATCCGGTCCAAACTCTTCTACTGGTAGCTTTAGTTATTAATGATCTTCTACCACCAGTAATTGTCTGCATTAATATATTTCCAAGTGATGATGTTGGAACAAACGGCTCCCACTTGGATGTAGATTTCATTTTAATTGAATCTTGAATAGGAGATATTATGGTACAATTATTTCTTATGCTGGTTATTTTTATAAGATAATCGGGTGGTAAAGCTTTTCCATCCGGGTTGATATATCCATATTCAATAATGCCGGTATTTTTTTCCTGATCAACAGATCTTAAATTACTATTAAATGTCGTTGTATGTATTAATTCTTTCATTACTCACCCAATGTTAAATTCCCGGCCGCGTGTAAATTTATAAGCGGATCCGCCGAATCATAAACACCCGTATTTGGAATTCTAATATTTGGCAATTCCTTGTCTTTTCTAACGCTTTCTGACAATTCATTAATTGCATCATATAATTTATCAGCATTTTTTGATTCAATAACATTACTACGCAATGCTGGCTGTGGGGATATTGAAGACCTATCAATATCTTTTGTGGCCGGTTTTATCGTTCTTGGTTTTGGTGTTTCCAAAAATTCGGAAGACATCGCTGTGACTCCTGATCTCCAATTCTTGTATAATTTTTCTTCTGGGGTAGTTAATCCTTCTTCATATGCTTCCTTTGATTTTAGCCAATCAGCACCTTCAGCCTTGAACAACGCGACCTTTTTTCTCCTTTTTTCTTCATCAGAAATTTTCATTTCATCTATCTGTGATATTTTTGTTCTTATATATTTGTCTCTACTTAAATCTTCTTTTATCTCTAATTTTTTAACGCTTTCTCCGGCTTCTTCCCTTACTTGTTTAAATTCCTTTATTGTATCAATTAATGTGGAAATTTTATCAGCAGTAAATGCAGTTGCAATGGCAACTCCACCAAGTTTCAAACCTAAAGACCCAAGTCCACCGGTTTGTGTAGTCCCCGTTTCGGAAACTTTATGTAATAACTCTTTGGTCCATTTAGCTTTATACGCAGTTTTATTAAAAAAGTTAAATAATGAAGCAACAATTACGTCATTATCACGTGCAATATCAACCGCCCCACTTATACCGGCTCCAGTACCGGATAAAACACCGGCCGTTGTTAAATTCGATGAATCACCAACATATCCAGACGGTTGTAAATTCTTAATAGATTTTTCAATAGACGCTTCGCGTCTTCCTTTAATAATACCACGAACATCTTTAAAAACACCGGTGGCTACATCAAAAAGTTGAGAAAATGGACCAAATGCCGCACCTTTCACACCACGCAAAATTTCCGATGCCAATTGGTGCGTCCTTGGCATGGTTTTTGATAATGGTTCACGTGGTGTTTTTTGTGCAATGGCCAAACTTTCCTTTATCACGGAATCCGTTATATTTAAATCCTGAGATGAAATTCCTGTTTCATCGGTGACTTTTTCTACGCGATCTTTTAAAGCTTTTGTGTTTTTTATCTCCTCAATAAATACTTCTTTACTCTCATTTATTTCATTAATTTCCGCCAACAATTTGTCTGCATCTTTTTTACTTATGGAACCAAACATCGCTATGTTGTTTATGGTGGTTATTGCTCGACGTATTTTACCAATAATATAATTTAATTCATTCTTCCTTTCACCTTTTTTATATAATTTATATAGTCCATTAAAAAACCTCAGATAATCCCTTTCCAGTTTTCTGCCAATAGCAATTATTGATTGCACATTAACATTACCAAAACTAAAAGAATCTTTTTTGTGCCTAAAAAATCTATCCATTATTCTTCACCGGTCGAGATTTGTTTTCTTTCATCCCGTTTTTCTTTAGCCAATCGATTATAAAACCATTCAATTTTCCGTACATCCATATTTCTAATTTCCGCAATTGAAAAATTGGCATAGTATTTAAGTAGAAATTCCCTTTCCAAAATATCTTGTAAGCCCATCACCCCTTGGATAAATGTAGTCAAATCGAAAGGGTACCAGTACGCGGTCCTCCTTTCCACATTTTGGACAAACGAACTTTGCATTCATATTTGGTCCGTGGTAAAATTCCTCCTGGAAAGCCCTTATCGCTGTAACGTCATTTATTGGTCCGGAACTCAATTTTTCAATTCTTGATAAAACATTATCATCATCAACTATAGACCTCGCACACCTAAACAGCACACCATTACCGTTTTTTTCCTCAAATTTTTGTGCTTCTATTTCATCATTTATATTCAAAAGTCTCAAATTGACCAGTTTACCACTTGGTAAAACTTTTTCGTATGGTTGTTTAAAATCAGCGGGGAGCGTTATAACATCCAATTCACCAAAATCAACAACGGCTTCAACTTCCGACAAACAGTATGAACATTTCGTCAGAACCTTAACAATATTCGTATAGGATTTTGCATATTCCCAAACAATTATATATTGCAGGTCACCAATAGTTATATCTCCAGGATTAACACCAATTATCAAATCTTTTAAAATAGTTAGAAACTTCAATTCGAGATTTGACGGGTTTATTTCAGAAAGATATATTTCGTCTTTGCCTTGGTATGCCCTAATTTTTACATCTTCTGGTTTTGTGTCTTTATAAACAAGACATTTCGAAGGAAGACTTATTGGAAGGAAATTTTCTATATTCATTCTATCACCCCTTTAAATATATTATTAATTAACCGCCCAACAGATTTTTTGCAGCATTTATCACACCACCAACAGCATTAAATGCAGCCGATCTAATAGATCCTATTAAACTACTCACCTCCACATAATCAACAAATAGATCAACATTCCATTTTAAAACCGAATTTTCGGAATACGATAAAGATAACGGTGGACAATTTTTGGGAAAACAACCGTGCAATACAAATTTTGCCGACTGTATACCAGATCTGTCAAATAAAAACACATAGACATCACGTTTGTAATAACTTTTTGGATAAAAATATCCATCATCATCAACAATTAATCTTCTCCAGTCACGAAAATATTCATATACTGAATTATCCACCGGCATGATAAACGACATCGGAATTTGTTCAATATCTCTTAATCCGGAATAAAATCTTCGTTCAGATCCGTATCTGGTAACAGAAATTTCCGCTATTGAATAATCACCAAATTTGATATCCTGGCAATACTGGGATATCAAAATTCCAGGAACATCACTAACACCATCTGGAAGTATTATTTGCCAGTTATATGTACGTTGTAATGTCCATAATTTAGTTATTAGATTTCCTGCCACACCGGGCAAATCAAACCCTAATTTCTGAGGCATTATTCAACCATCTCCCACCTATCATAACTAAACGTTACCGTATAAATAATACCGGCATCGTTCGCGTAGGTCAATGGAACTTCGTCTAAAAGTTCAGGGTACGCACCTATTAATTTTATTTTTTTGGTGATTTTACCCTGCATATCCAATAAATTCAAATATATATCAGATTTGATCAGGGCATCCGGGCCTCCGATATTTAACCTGTCGTGAACTATTGATTGCTTCCACTTGTAAATAGCATCAAAAACTTTTCCATCAGTTCCTTCAACAAATGTGCAAGTCCACGTCTGTGGCATCACCAATTTTCCCGGAAATTTAACGCCCGGCCCTTGCTTGTATGGAATTCGTATTGAACCAAAACTTCTTCCAGGCTGTGCAGTTGATTGACACCTGACATTTAATGCCTCCGAATCACCGCCGCCTATCGGATTGGCGAACAATACATCCCACAAAAAAACTTTTGCAAGGTTCGTTAAATTATTCTTTAAGTTATCACTGCTCATTTTAGCCATAATTTGTCCCTTTTATATTATTTACCAACACCCCTTGAAATTATTTCTTCAAATGAGGCACCACTTGAAGTAATAACGGTTTGTAATTGAATGTATTCTGCGGCCCTTGAAGGTTTGACAAAAACATCCACCCTCAATTCATTTTGATCAATAGTTACCCCTGTGTTGTTTGTCTCATCGCAAACAACGTTGAATCCTTTATCATTACCCTCCGTTTGAAAAGCGCCCTGTGCTGACAAATCATCCAAATAACTGTTCAATAAAGCCTCGACTCTGAACCTCGTAGTTTCATCATTTGGTTCGAAAACAAATGGTCTAAGAGAAATTGCCATTGCTTTTTCAATAACTATTAACAATCTGCGGACATTTATTCTGTCAAGAGCGGATGCTTTCTTTTGTAATGTTTTCTGTCCCCAAATGGCAAAACCTTCACCAACAAATGTCTGGAGTGGGTTAATCCCAGCGGCGTATAATACGTCCCTTTCACCTTCCGTAAATATCAAATTACCATTTGGTCCGGTAATGGCCAATACATCAAGAAGTCCCCTATTTAATCCAGCCGGAGCCGTCCACGGTTTACCAGCAAAATCATTGTACGCCATTTGTGCAGCAACATAACCAGATGAAGGAACATCAACTATTATATCATTGTATACATCATAAATTTGACACCACCCGGCGGCCAAACAACCATAACTTGAATTAATGTTCATTGAATTTCTAAATATCACCATATCGGCTACAGTGTTCAATGAAGTCCACGGAATATCCAAAACCGCAATACAATCGGCTCTTGTTTCCGCAACCGTTTTTATCTTTGATTGAACACCGGCACCCGTTTCTCCACCATTAATCAAAATTCTGACATCAACTTTGTCCGGATTGATAAATTCATCCCAACCAGCAATCAATTCAGACGGCGATATTTCAGAGCCATCAGAACCCCCATCAAAATCTAATCTTACCGGTGAATCTTCTACAACCGCCGATGCCTTCGGTAAAACAGTATCTGCCAAAGCCGAATCGGCGACCGTTATATATTTTGATACACCATTAATTTTATCCTCAAGATATAGCTGCTTACCAAAACCATCAATCTTTTTCTTTCGTGAAACTTTCCAAGATTCAACCATTAACCAATTACCGTCGTCATCTTGCCAATAAACATTGATTTTAAATGTATATTGATCGGTTGGAACTTCGTCGGATCCGTCTTTCACTTCGGTAATCGTTATTCCTATCCTATTATTCCAAATCCCCTGGTTGGCCCCGAAAATCTGAATAGCAATCTCAGTATCCATCCCTGAATCAGCATTAAAAGCATTGGACAATCTGCCGGTAGCGAATGCTGCGTTGTTTTCCGATGAATCAGATTTCATCACATTAACACCACCATACAACGCAGAATTGTGAACCCTTAAGCAATATAATGATTTGCCCTTTGCCAAATACGCCATTGCAGCATAATGAAAATAATGACCAGACGATGGATCCGGTTTTCCATATTCATTAATAAAATCCTGAACATTGGTCATTAACATTATATCATTGGTTGACCCTTTAGCTGAATAACCAACTAAGGCGGCAGAAGATGTTGCCACATTTGCGACAATATTTGAAACATCAGTTTCTTTTGCATAAACACCTGGCGACAAAAAAATACTCATATCATTTCTCCTTTATTTTAGGTTTAAATCTATTTTATCAAACACGAATTTTATAACCTAAGCTTTCAATAAATGCTTCTATAACCATATCCATCAAATTGTCCTCAATACCCGCTTTTTCATCGTCATCTGCTATTTCTGTAATTTCCGGCAATAATTCATATAAATGCTCGTTTAAAGCGGGCACAACGTGTTCATACCAGTTATCTTCGGCTGCCGTCCCAGAAAAGATACTGTCACCCTTTTTATTTAGGATTTTCTTTAGTTTCTTTTTTAATTCATCAATATTATATTTAATTTTTTCTTCTTTCAATTCTTTTCTTTTAACCAATTCTATTGGTTGATCCCATATAAATTGTAACATTCTTTCAAAAGTATTCATTATTTTATGCCTCCATCTTTTTTATATTTCCATCCACAGTATCATCAACCAAATCTTCAATTAATTTTATTTCCGTATCGCCGTCAACAACCGATACTGAAAATATCGTATACGAACCATCATTATTGGTCGATCCTTCAATAAATATTGTTTCGCCAACTTCAAAATCGCTGGATCTATCATCCGATATAGTTATCGTATTGTCAATCAAATTAACAGCAGAAATTCCGTATAATGAGATTTTTTCCATCCTTAATTTCTGTTCCAATTCCGTGTCTTGTGATGAATCTTCAACCACTATTGATGAATAATCAGTTACGTAATCTTTATCATATAATGTCATTCGTATTTTATTGATAATCCCAATATTATCATCACTCTTTAAAACCCACGCGTCCAATTTTATTGGCATTCTATAAACAAAATACCTGCCTTTGTTATATTCAACTGGAACTGTAGATTCATCAACAATTTCCCCAAAATGCAACCACGGTTGTAACACGTACAAATCATTATACGTTATTTCCAAAGCCGGTGTTTCGTGTTGCCATAGTATGTAATTTTCAATTATTTGGTAGGCTTTATCCAAATTTTTTGTCCAAAACCACGCATTATAACGAATATCTATTGGTTGTGCTTTTACTCTTCTAGGTAAACCATTATCTCTTGGAACAATCAAACCTTTTCTAGCTAATGGGGTTCTCTGTCTTTCCCAAGACGGTGATGCGCCGACTCTATAAAAATTTATAAATTCTAAAGAATCATATCCACGTTTTTCAGAAATTGTTCTCAACGCCACATCTTTATGAATTTGTATAACACTTTTATTTATTTTATCGGAAACCTCCAATGCGTCACCAAATTCCAACTTGCTGTGCCATTTTGCAAAAAGCAAAGTTTTCATTGCATCATCATAACTTTTTATAAAAGAGACCGACATTTATTTCGCTTTCTTCTTATTATTCTTTTTTCCATTTCCCAAATCATATAACAATTGTGTAAATTTTGATATTACTTCATCCTGTAATGCTGCTCCATCCAATTTCTTCTTTGTCCACGATTCTGCAAATCCTTCCGGGCCAACAGCAAATATTTTAAATCTGGATAAATTGTTCTTGGCTTTACAATAATCTTCAAACAACCGCTTTGCTATTATTGTAGTAGACATATCACGGTAAAAATAATTCTCGTTAATCATAATTTAATCCTTCTAGGTGCAATAGAAAAACATCTCACAATTTCCATATCCTGCATACCTTTTAATGAAAGGTTTACAATTTCGAATTCTGATGTTTTCTCAATACCTTCTGGAACTGTTTCTATATCAATTTTAAAATATGATTGTTTACAAATAGATACGTCAACTTCCGATCCAGCATCCGATCCCTCTAAAGCTATGGCCTTTGTTCCAAACCAAGCAATAATCGGTAAATTATCTTCTACGTATAATCCAAGTTTCTTTAAACGATAAGCGGTTGGTTGCCACTCAATAAAAACCAAAGCCTGATAACTTATATATTGAATATCAGATGGTGTTGCAAAAATATCAGATTTTTCAGCTTCATTGTACGATGCCACAGTTGGTATATATAGTATACAATCCTGCCCATAATTCGTCAGTGAAACATTTACTTGGGTACGTAAGGCGTCAACTAATTCTTTTGGCAGCATTCTGGACATTATTTTTCATTCTCTTCATATTCAACATTAAACGCTGAATCTTCGATATCTACTTCACCGGTTGGTTCTGATTCAATCCTCTTAGCTGCATCATTCAATTTGGATACCAAATTTTTTATGGCCTCAGCTTCAGTTTTACCATATGCGAACGCCGTATATTTAGCAACTTTTCCAGGAACTTTTTCTGCTAATTCGTTAACTTTTGATTCAAATTGTCTTCCCCTCTTAAATCGCCTGTAAATTCTTTTTACGTATTCTTCATCAAAAAAATTTCTCAACATGTTTTGTGCTTCTTCATACGATATTGTATCCGTGTCTCCTAATCTATCTTCTCTTTCTTCAGGGGGTAAAGAATTCCAACCATTCATAAACCATTCAACAAAAGGCTCTTCGTAAGCAACATCCCCTCTAGTATCATCCCACCCGGATTCATTTAATTTTTCGTTCATCGTATCGTTAACATATTTGGTTAATTGGTTAACAATATCCTCTACCGAATCACCCTCCCAATAATCTTTATCTTCAGTTGACAGATCACCGGCATTCCAAATTGCATCCAATTGCTCGATAGTTAATGGTTTATTGGATATAAACATAACTTTTGAATCAACTTCATCTTGATCATAATCATAAATAACTGCGTCACCACCAACTTGTTGCGTGATTTTTACTATTTCTCTACCGGAAAAACTGTCCTTCCAGTCACAGGAAATTTGTGCTACCCTTATTTTATCCCCGGATTCATTTAATTTTTTATCCGTAGGTTCTTCCAACTTATCCTGTACAAATTTTAACATTCTTTCAAAAGCATTCATTATTTTATACCTCCTACAATTTTTTTGGTTTTTTCAACATCTTTCGGGCTTAATTCCCCATCTTCTAATAGATCTTTTAACTCTTTTATAATACGTAAATATTGATAACGAACAATAAATTTAAATGTTGCGTTTTTATTCTTCCAAATTTTCTTTAAATTTTCATCCCCCATAGCTTGTTCTTTTGATTGTGGTTGTGAAGCCGACCGGCGGGTTTTTATTAAATCTGACCTTTTTTTATACAACATTTCTATATCATTTTCTATCTCTTTCAATTTTCCTTCCAATTTGGTAAGAAACGATTTTTTTAAATCTTTGGGCATTTTAGCTATTGCTTGTTTTATCGTTTCATAATCTATGATGTCACGTTTCAACTCCCCCATTTGCAAATCAACACCCTTTACTTCTTTTCTAATTTCATCAAAAATTTCTGAATAATCTTCATATGGGTCATAATCCTCCGGAACTATCTTTGGTCCTTTTAACCAATTGTCAGACATTATATTATAACAAGCATCGGCCAAATATTCCTGGTTTATATTTGATTGTATATAAACTTCAATTGGATATTTTCCAAAATAACCATTGATTTTGTCTCGATTATCAGAAAACCAGTCAAGTACAGCTTTTGAAAATTGTTCATCCTCATAGTATTTGGAATCCGTTGGTATCACTATATGAACATCAATATCTGAATCCTCACTGTATTGATTGGTACATATTGATCCTGTAATGTGAATCATTTTTTCTGAATCTTCACCGGTAGCCGCCATATCAATCAAATCAACATCTTTGTATTTTCCCAAAACATTTAAAATTTTACGCCTTACCAAAGGCTTAAGTGTATATTTACCATTTTTAAAATCCCAAATGGATTTATTTAGAGTTTCACCCCTTGGAAAATCAATTGAAGATTCGATGATTCTTTTATATAATTGTCCAAACATTATTTTTCTATTCTTTCCTATCTCCAACTGTCCGCCAAAATAGGTTTTCATCAAATCTTGGGTTGTCCTCTTTAAACATCCTGACCAAAGCTGAAGCAAAAGCTTTAACATCGTCATTCAATGGTACCAGCTTTTTTAATTCTTTGGCTATCTCTTTATAATGCTTTCTTGAAAAATGGGATTCATTAACTTTTGATTCTTTCACAATTACTGCAAATTTTTGGGAATCTTCAGAATCCGGTATAACTACCCCGTTTTTCTCTCTCGCAATTCTGTCAGCTTCTTCTCTATCAACTATCCCTTTCGCGATAACTGTTCTTGTTTCCTTTTCTTCCTCATTAACTTTGGATTCACCAACTTTTATTGTTCCTTCTCTATTTGTTTCGTCTACCCTTGCATGCTCATCCAAATAATTTTCCAAAACAATTAACTTGTCACGATCAGATGTTGCATTCCCCGTTTCATATATTGCTTGTAGTGCTTCTTCAAAAACACATTGTGGCTCTTTAGTCCATACGGGGTCCGAATCAAAATGCACGGTAACTTTGTAATAACTTTCTTTTGGTGAAACATTCCTTGGCAATCTGGCTTCATTAACCCCCGACATTTCAGACCCCAAATATTTTACACCATTTTCCTCAGCTAACTCTTCTCCTGTCTGATCTGCAAAATCTTTCAATTCTTCTATCGACAGTGCGTTTTCTGTTCCAGGTTCAGCTATTTGTTGACTATCAAGTCTATGATTTCCAGCGATATAAATTTCTCTATCGGATTTCGTGTCCACTATTCTATATCCATATTTGTCTACTACCCCATAAAGATCACCCATTTTCGCGTCTTCATTGGTTTTTCGTTCCGGGAGAATATAAGTTCCATCCAAATCTTTTATTTTTCTAGAACTAATGACACGTTTTTCCGGACTCTTCACTCTTGCCTTATTCATTGCGTCAACACGCGAATTGGCATCCAACTCCACAACTGAACCGTCAAAAAATATAACTCTATATGTGCCGGGGTCAACGTGTACCCCAACTTCGTTCAATTCTCCGGTTATTTTCTCAACTCTTTCACTGCCACATTCTGTACATTTAGATTCATTAGCTCTAAAAGTTTTGCAACATTCATTACAAAGATAAAGGCTTTTCCTTGTTAATGATTCACTGGTTCTAAGACGACGGCCGGCAGTTCTTCTAGGACGGCCGGCAGTTCTTCTAGGACGGCTGGCAGTTCTTGCCCCACGTTCTGTATAACCACACGAATTACAAACCCACGAACCACGAACTGGCGTCATTTTTTTATTGCATTTTGGGCACTTTTTTCCCGCCATTATTCTTTTGCCAACACCAAACTTTTGTCTCTGATATGATCCTCTACGAGGACCAGTTCCACTTCGTTCACCACTTTTAGTAAAAGATTCACCAACCTTTTTCATGCTACGGGTACCGGTTTCACTGTGAATCTTTTTACCTTTTGTATCTACTTTTTCTTCCGCCTGGGGGTTTTCCACCATCCCCACATCTTCCGCCTTTAACCCCTTTCCCTCTCCGGGTTTTTGGGTCTGGGGAACATTGGGTTTTGTTTTATCCTTAACTTTTGCTTTTTTTGATGCCGGTGCAGCAGGTGTTGATTTGGCCTTTGAACCATCAGTAGCCACTACTCCTTCAGCAACCGTTGATTCACTAGTATCCCAAACAATATTATAAGCTGTTCCGGTTCCATCGTCATTTCGTTTGATATCTAATTCGCTAACTAGGAACCCATAGCTATCGGACAAATAATCAGCAACGGCCGTATCATTTCCCGCCTCTTGATCATCCATTATTTCTTTTGGAACATTATCGACCTTTTTTGGTAAATTATTGGCCTCACTTGTCACAGTTTTACTACGTTTTCCTCTTAACCACCTTCGTTCGGGACCCCACAGGTGGGCACCAGGTAAAGCTTCTCTGATCTTTTTCTTTTCAGTAACTTCGGTATTGTCAAACAGTTCTCTAATTTTATTATTAATCTCTTTACTGTATGGCAATTCATTTATATCTTCCGGAACATAAATATTGGTAGTTTCTTTACCGTTGTTAAATTTTATTTCTTCTTTTATGCTGCCAGTAGCTGTTTCTACATAAACGTCAACATCTGAATCAACATCTTTGTATGCCCCAACGTATTGCCATATTCTATTGGCTTCTCTGATCTTTTTCTTTTCAGCTTCCCTTATTGCCCTATCGTTTTCAGCATAAGCTTTTTTCAACGATTCAAAGAGATCAAACATTCCTTGGTTCTGCATTCTCATATTATTTACTCCTTTATAGAATTTGACATATCTATAATTTTTGCTTTATTGCCATTAATATCCGTCCAATTACCAGCTTGTCCTGTATTTTCCCAATCAATTAGATCCTTAACTCTGTCATAAATTGTCTTTCCCCGCGTCCACATTGCAACCTCATATTTCCCATTTACATTTATCATCGGTTTATATTCAACCGGTAAACGGGCAAAACGTGTATTTAACAATGCATGAACCACAGCCGGTGTATTTTTTTCAGACCCCAAAATCCAATTTAAAATATTGAGGGCCAATTTATCCTTGGGTAAGATACTAGCACCATTTTTTATCAAAATATCAAACAGTTTATCCACACCGGTACAAGGGGCATTCAATTTGTAATCACCCAGAATTTGCAACAAGTTTTTATAAACCGTTAAATTTTTAGCTTCAAACAATTTATTGATGTTCATTTTTATTTTTCCTTTTTAATAACTAAATCATCTATTACATTTTTAATTCTTTGAAAAGTCCCCCGTTTAAACAAACCACCAACGGGCCAAATCGTACTGTACACAATTTTGATTCCCGATGTTATATCTTCCTCAATTGCATCGAGTAACTCTTTGTCGGCCACATAAATTGTCTGACTTGGGTTGTACATAAAATCTATAAGATATTCAAAACCTAAATGGTATCCTTCGTATAAAGAATTCATTCTAGTACCAAATATGTAATCAAAATCCCTAAAAACATCAAAAGTATTCAATTCCGACTTATTGGATAATGCAGCAATTAGCATTTCCAAATTTCCGCGGTCTTCACCGTATTCACGTAATAGTCGTCCATAGATTCGTTGTATATCACGTTTCATTTTCTCATTAGAAACCGCAATTGATTCCCCGGAAGAAGTTGTATATTGCACAACACCAAATACTGAATACCAATTCCACGCCATCTCTTGAAGTTTTATGAATTCCTTATTATGAAATAACGAATATAATTCAGTTTTTAATTTTGAACGAAGTTTCTTCATATCCGCTTCATTGGCCTCGAATAAACGACGTTCCTCCAATGATTCCTTCATATTCCCGAGCTTCAACAATTTTCCGTTTATCTTGTTGCCAAATATCTTCAAAAAACCATCCCAGTGTTTTTTGGGAACTAAAAACTTGACTTTATTTTTAATTATAAACTGTCGTGGGTCCAAATCATCTAAAATTTCCAAATCCCAATCAGGTTTTTCTTCAGCTAAAGTTGTAAGCATTGCTTTAACAGCTCCTAGTTGCGTCGGCAAATAAGAAATGTTGGACATAGTGGTGGATTCATTAATCTTTACTTCATTGGCGGTTATAAGTTCCATTTCCCGCTTACTTGCACCCAACAACCATTCCAATTGTTCTTTCGGATGAAGACTTGGAATTGATATAGCCTTCTTAAACCATATAATTCTTCTGAACCCATACCTATCATATAGATTGCATATTGTATTAATTTGTTTGTCAGTTAATTTTTTCTTATTTTCTATATTAATTTCTTTATTACTAACTGAAACCACAACAGCCCCTGAATCAAGCATACGATATTTATCGTAAATATCACTATCTGTATATTCCAGGGCCAACTCCCCCAGCCGTCCTTCTCTGTATTTACGTTCCCCTTTTTTATAACCAAAATCTTTGTGTGCAAACGGTACGTGAATTAATGACCCATCATTTAACAACCAAAATTTAACGTAATTACCTTCGCGAGGCCACGTGCTATATTTCTTATAATCAGCTTCTTTCGCAACGCCCCATTTCTTTTTTACCAATGATTGGATATTGGGCAATCTCGACTCGTCAATCATTACTCCATCAAAGACTTTTGTTGCTAAATTGTATAAAGACATTTTTATCCCTTTAGGAGACCTTAGTACGGACTTTCTTCCGGTAATCTACCAAGCTTTGTAAGAATCTGCCGCACCTCCTCAAGCCATTTATCTAATTGCAACCCACGTCTAGACTCAGGATCATCTATATCCATCACCAGATGTCCAAGTGCCGGAAAATCTCTGTGCCACTGATTAACAGCATTATCTAAAGCAACCAACGCCTCACCCGGGTCTTTTCTAATTATTGCCGATTGAATTTCTTGTAATCTTTTTCTATACGCTTTATAAATTTCCTCATCTTCAATTTTATCCTGTTCGTATTTATCATACCACTCCAAATATCCTTTATAATAGCCCTTCATCATATATAAAGCTTCAAACACGTTTTCTGGTGATGGGTCGATACCCCTTTCTATGTCATGATAAACTTTATACAAAGCTTTGACCCCAGAATAATCAACGGATTCTTTTAACCGATTTTTCCAATATTCATTTTCCGCTTTAATACCATTTTCTGAAGTAAATTTTGATCCACCTTCCTCAAACCACCATTTAGTGTATTCATCAAAAAGATAAAAATCAGCGTAGTGACCCCAAAATTCTATATCGACCCATAATTTTAATTGTAATTCAGCCTCTAATTGTGCCTTTTCATTCCTTGATAATTTACCGTAAGCAAATTTATCAACTTTGAAATATTTTTCATAATCGGGTTCCCACCACCCCATCCAATCACCCGCCGGTACTGGTTTATTGGGTTTTCTATTTAATATATAAATCACCTTATTATTATCAAGAATTTTAACAGTATATTTATCATTCGATGCTTCGGCTATTGATTTTATCGTTCCATTCGTGTAACCAGTTATTGTTCTTTTATCATTTTCATATTCATCATAAACGAATTTGGCAAATTTGTCTTCATTTATCGATTCTCTTAAAGCGTACCCACCACTAAATATACTGTACCCATTTTTATCCCTTGCATCAAACCATTTACTACTTTTTTTCTTTCTAAAAATAATAGCTGGTGAATTCTTATACATAATTCCGGCAGGAACATGAACTTCAACCATTTCCCCGCCTTTATCAATAATTTTTACATTATCCAATTCCACAATATCCATTTTTGGGTGTGATCTACTTCCGGACCATTCCGCCCATTTAACCTTAACATTTTCATATTCTTTTGGGTAACCAACAACCTTTTTTCTAGATAATTCTTTCATTTGTTTCAAATCTTCATCCGCTTGCATACGAGTATCTTCATCATAGTCTTGTGGGTTTATATAAACATTTATATCATAATAATCGGTCGGATTATACTTGCAACTTGTATGGTGCCACTCGGACGGGGAAAGAACTTGTTTTAATGCTTTAGTTGTTACACCCAATTTTTTTGCAGCAATGGAAGCAGGGAATTTTCCAATATGTTCCGCCTCAACCGCCCTTTTACTTTTAGAATACCCAACATAACCTCTTTCATTAATTGATTCTTTGGTCTCTTCTTTCTCCGGCTCTTCCTTCTCCGGCTCTTCTTTTTTTATCTCTTTTCTCTTCCCTAATTCCTCGCCAGCCTTTTTGAATTCTTCGGATTCTTTCTTAGCTTCATCCTCGAATTCTTCAATATCTTTTCCATAAAAATCATTCAACCATCGAGCAATCGTCGAATTGTAAAACGGCAAAGCCTTAAATAATGCGTCCAAATGCTTACACACAGCCCCATATTGATGTGGATTTCTAATTCTTGGTGCCCTGGTTTCTTTATCCCCATATTTCGCATTATATTTATCTTTGCTTAATATATAATTGAAACCCCAATATTGCTGACAGGGACAATTACACGTGATTTTAACTTCCGCTTGATTACGAAATTCATTAGCCAACAACCTTAAATCAATTTTCGATTTATCACGTGTCCACAATCTTCGATCTTTTACCAGTTTTTCCAAAGTTGGTGTAATATTTGAAAATTTGATAACCGCGTCATACCATACAGACTTTTTAGTTCCAGAATGAATTTTAAAATGCCAGGATTCGGTTCCTAATCTATCCAACCTGACACCACCCATATGGCCAACCTTTTCCACACGCCCAGGGTGGGCTGGGAACAAAGAAGTGATGGTACGTTGCTTTCTTGTAATATCAGCCACCGTTGCTTCATTTATTCTATCAATAGTTTTTGTTAATAATTTGTATAACATAAATTAGACCGCTACCAAACTCTCGGTATTGTGGGAACAGATACCATAATGTCCAATAGCAAAATTACAATTTCTGCATAAAATTCTAAAATCACTTGGAAAATTATTATAAATTATCCAATCATATATACCGGACCCAACATCTTTTCTGTGTTTACAACCACCACCACAAATATGATCGACGGATAACACATCAAAATTCTCTTCCCCGCAGCATTCACACTTCCCACCATAATAACCAATAACTGTACTCCTAATTCGTGCATAACGTCCATTAACACGTTTAATTGAATTAAGATATTTTAACCAATTACAATTATGACATAAAACCTGAAATCCTGATGGAAAATTATTATTAATTATCCACCGGTAAAACCCATAACCACTAAATGATTTAATTTGTTCTGTTCCGCCGCCATTAATATGATCTACGGTCAAGAACATTAAATTGGACTCACCACAACAAGCACATTTGCCACCATAATGGGTAATAATTTGTAATTTTATTTTCTGTCCATACTCAAAATGTCTCAATTTCTCTTCGGTGGCGTGATTATCCCTAAATTTCTTTCCGTACCTCCTTATTTCTTCAATATGTTCTTTTCGATACAAACCCCAATATTCATTAAACCGATCTTTGTTGTCCTTTCTATATGTACTCTTACATTCTTTACACTTTGAATACAAACCATCCGGTGAATATTTGTTTCTACTAAAATATACTGATGTAGCTGGTAATTCTCTTTTACAACCAGAACAAATTTTAATACCATCATTAATCATATTTTGCGCGCGAATATGACCCATCTTGAATCTTCAGCCAATCTGTCTTCAAGTTCCTTGGCCCGTTCTTTTCCATCATTCACCATTGATTGCCCATCATTTGCTATATTAACAATTGATGATTTTCTCAATGTATTGCCTTCTATTTGCTGAAGTAGCGCTTTACTGTATCGTAACAGCCAATCGTATATCGGCTCAATTTTTACATCTTCAAATTCTGTGATTCTTTTTGTTCCTATGACGTATAACTTATCAGTTCCCGCCGGAACATTTATTGCATATAAATAACCGCCAACATTCATATCTTCAGATTTTTGCCATATAAATTGAAAATCAGTACCAACGTAAGCTCTATACGATCTGAAAGCCTCTGAAAGCATTATCAAATCGCCGGTTACATTATCCAAAACCGTAATACCCATCAAAGTCCACAACGGATGATCATTCCAAATCCACGTTGTGGTTTTTGATGGATAACAATCTGCTACTGCCTTAAATTGTGCATTCAATTGAACACGTTTGGTGCCGGGTGGAAAATCAACCATTGTTTCTATACGATAAGCGGAATGTGTATTCCAATACCTAATGGCATTTTCTACTATTTGTTTTAACGTAGTATCTGGTGTTGCCAATTGCAGTGGTAGAAATTCTTGTTTCAACCATTTTATGTATTTATCATAATTTCGCTCACCTGATTCAGCCATTTTTATTATTCCGTGGACTGCTGGCGTCCTTTATTGCCAGCAGTCCGTATTATATATATTATAATAACAAGGGTGGTGAAAAATCACCACCCATTTTGCCCGCTCGGTCTAGGCAGTTGTTCCAATACCAGAAATTTTACCCTTTGTGAATAATCCAGGATTTACAACCTTGAATCCCGCAGAACTTAGGAAACCTTTCTGTGACTGTAGATCACTGGTGATCAGCGTCGGAGTTGCAAACAACGGAATATAAGGTGCATAAATGAACGAAGAATACAAAAAGTTTTCGCCTTTATAGGCTTCAACATAACTGTTCTCGTCCATAAATGGATTCTGAACTACTATCATGTTGTTAACCGACGTAACATTTCCTATAACTATTGGACCTGTCGGGATATCCTTCTCCCAGTTAAACGAAGGTTTAAACGAACCCTCAAGACCAAACCCAGGAGTTAATTGGCGAAGCACTCTGGCAACATTATTACCGCAAATGCAAACATTACCAACACCTCTCAAGGTTTTCTTGAAAATAGCATTTGAACCCTGAATCAAACGATCCGTAAACTCTCTGCAATGAAGTGTCCACGCCTGACCGGAACGTATTGCAGCGTTCCAAGTGTCATTGGATTCAGCGGCATCATCGTCGTCTGCAGCAGCAATCATCATATCAAGACCTCTCTGATCAATTGCAAACTTGGCCATACCGCCAACATACTTGATCATTTCATCTTCAAGATTGATGCCGTGCGCTTTCTGCAAATCGATGGCTGCACCCACCGAATATTGTGCACGTGCCGGAAAATCTTCAGCAGTTACTGTTTCCTGTACAACTTCAACATCAAATCCGGAAACACCAGTTTTCTTGTCGTTATCATCGGTCGGCAAATCATACTGATACCAGTAACTTATCAATACCGTATCATCCGAATCAAGCCCGGAAATTTCGATTGAATAAGTACCGGCAGCAGTAATTGTTCCTGCAACCGTAACGCCATCATCATCTACATCAACCAGTGTGCCATCGGAATTACAAGTAGCAATTGTCGAATAAGTACCGGCAGCAGTTAATCTTTCGATGATTACATTATCAAGATGAATTAGTCCGGGATTGATGTCAGTTGGACCGGGACCATACGTTCCATCACCAACGCCAAGTGTCTCCCTTGAAACCGCAGCCATAGCGTATTTGCGGCCACCGCGCTTCGTGTTGACACCAGTTTTTGCCGATATCAACGATTCTCCAGCAGCTACCTCACCCTTCTTATTGGCGGCCAATACATTTAGATAAAACACAGCAGCAATTCTTCTATCCAACGGCTGAATGGTAGCTATTTGGTTGAGAACCAACGAAGGAAGCAATGCAGCAATTACCGGCAACTGAATGCCCAAAAAGCTAATGCTATCTTCAGTCGTGGCCTCAAACAGCTTGCTATGACGTCTAGACATCGCATCTTCGCGTGCATTCTGCATACACTGGGCAATGGACATCTTCTCGTACAAACTCATCTCACGTCCTTGCTCCGCCTTGACACCCTCTGCAACCATTTCTATCAACGGTTTGATCTCTGGATGCTCAAGGAGGCGCATTCGGCGACCCTCCATAAGGGCCATTTCTGATTTCTGTGCCTCTGTTAATGGCAACATGTTCTTCACCTTTCCTTTTAAGATTTTAATCCTAATACATTGTTAATAATTGTTTTCTGACGTTTTCTAACTGGGTCGATTGGTTCTTTTCGCTTTTCAATTAATACCGTTTGCACCGGATTGGCATGAAGTGCACGCCTACGCGAAACATCGCGGCATTCGTCTAAAGCTTTATCGACCTCTTCAATTGTCTGACAACTTTCAAGAAGTGCTCGTTGGTTGTCAGAAATTTGTAGCCCATTTGATTCCTTTGTTAAATATTCTTTAATTATTCTTGCTCTAACTTTTTTTTCAGTTTGCTTTATTTTTTCATCAAATTTTTTGTTGGCCTCCGTCATTTCCCTATCATGCTTTTTCTTTAATCCTGCGGCCTTTTGTTTTAAATATGAAGTTACTTTTTTGATTTCTGCTTTTGCATTATTAAGTTTCTTCTCCAATATGTTTATCTTTGCTGTTAATTCATTGCTACGTTTCATTAAATCCTGTGCTGATTTTGCCTTCTCTTCAAGTTTTAACCTTAAAGCCAAAACATCATCAGATTCTGCATTCCTCATTTCTTTAAGCTTTTTGGTAAGAATTCGAAATTCCAAATCTTTATCAGCTATGGTATTCAAAAATTCGACTGCCAAATCTCTTTCAGCGCGTGAGGTGGCTTCTTTAATTTGTAATTCCATGATATCTTTACCAATGGGTCTAACTATTTCCGGTTTCGATACAGACATTACCCCCTCTGGAACTGTTTCACTGAAAGAAGTTTTCAATATTCCGGCAATTACCTTCGCCATTTCAACAGCTTTTTCTTTTGTTGGAAAACTAAATGTCAAGTAAGCAGCACCATTTGCTGGCTTCCTATAAACACCGTATTTATCATTCAAAAAACCGGTCTCATCAACAAATAATATGTCTTTATCCTCATTAATTTTTGACTCTTCAAGAACTATTATTTCATATTGTGATTCATCATACCAGTCATCAATACCGTCAATTTTTACGGCGGTCGTTCCTTCGGGTTCCGTTGTACTAACATCCACAACTTTTCCAAATGGAACAATTGTCGTGTTACCGTCTTTATCTTTTATTTGTACAATATTCCCAACTTTATAACGTTCATTTAACATTTCATTGATATAATCAATAATTTGTTCCACCGATTCATTCCTTTGGTGTGCCGGTTTTACGGCACGTTTCTTTCCCAATGCACCCATACAACGCTTGTAGGCTTCTTTTTGCGTCATTTCTCCAGATTTGATTTTTGCCGCATAACCTGTAGCACATTTGTGGAAAGCTTTCGTGTGGACCCCTTTACCTTTTGGGGGTTTCAAACCTTTGCTGGTGTACAATTTTCTAATCTCTTCTGTTTCATTAACTTTTGATTCTTTCATATCTTCCGAATCCAAATCAAATTCCTCCTCAAAATCTTCGTCCGACAATTCGATATCTTCACCGGACGTATCATCGTCAACGTCCCCAGTTTCCGTTTGCGTCCCATCATCAGGTATAGCTATTTCATCAGGTGCTCCTTGTGGGGGCGTTTCCACGGTAATTTCAACCGTTGAATCGGGTTGATCCGGTAACACATTAACCGATTTTACATCCCCGGTAGCAACAATTTTTTGTGTATTTGGGTTCACTCCCACCGTTATTTGTTCTTCATTGGTCCTTGATTCAGACGATATTCTAATATTACCTTCAACTATTTTACATTCCCCTTTATCATTACACTCTATAGATTCCAAAAGTTTCATTGCAAATCGTTTCTCTTCCGGCTTTATTTTCTCGTTCTCAATTTCTTTGCGGACGGCAGACATTATGTTTCTTTTTATGTCTATTGGGAAAGCACCAAATGTTGAAGGGTCTGCCGTAAAATCTGTAACTTTAAAATTATACGCTTCAGGAATTACATGATAACATTTATTGCCGGACTCATCAATTTCTTCTCTCAAATCACCCTCAGCCCTCGTTGACACACCAATATTACATTTGGCAGCCAACAATGCGTCAATAATTCTGCCCTGCGGGGTATCCAGAACATCCATCTCAGTATATACTTTACTCTCGTCCATCCACATTTTAACAATTACGTGAGAAATTAATGGAGTTTTGGATTGAATGCCGTCAGGGTGCTCTGCGTGCCCAAATAACGAACGATTCTTTATTGAATCCATCAATTCTTTGTTTTCAAAGAGCCTTTCCCACACATCGCGTCCGTATATTCGGTGATTGGCATTAATTTTCCCTATATTACAAATGGGATAGACCACACGGCATAAAACACGATCCGGCAATTTGTCGGTTTTCACCAATCTCCCGCCTGTGGTAATCGATTCATCCAATTTTTGGTTTTTTAATATTCTCATCTTTATCCCTTTTTGAATTATCTCTTTAAAAGCTTTCTAAGCAAATCTACACCGCGTGAAGGAACAATAAAATCTTGTGGTTGCCTGGTTTCTTCCAATTTTTTGTCATTTTTCTTGATACGCACCGCTTCCGATATTTTTATTGATGGATAAGCAGCGTGCACGGCACGTTTTACTTTATCCTGTAAACTCTTTAAGGACCCAGAATACCAAGGTGGTGACGACTTATAATGCTTACAATACGATAAAGCGGCCCTTGCTTGCTTGGCGGTATTAATTGGAAAATGATCTTTTTTGTCTTTTGATTTTTCTGCAGGAAATACGACCTTACCTCTATTACGGTTTTCGGCTTTTGGATTCAATTTCCTACCGGTTTTCTTGGAAACCATTGCTTCTCGTAATTTATTCATTTTTAACCCCTTTTCATTCATTGATTCCTTTAAAATCGGTGCTTCTACGCCCGGACTACCAAAAATATCTGGGCTTCCATAATACATCAACAAATCTGATACTCTATACGGTAATGGTTTTTTCATCCATTCTTCCTCTGATCCTGCACCGGAAAACTTCACTACATCCTTGATATTAAACCGCCCACCATTTTCTATTAATTCTTTAAGATCATCCTCTGAAAATTCAGTAATGGAAAATTTAGTATATTCATCAGGGTTTTCTTCACCGCCGTGTTGTGTTCCATAAATAAACAAGAAATTCCCATTACCCAAGTCTTTATGTATCAAACCATAATTGTAAAGACTTATTTCAACATTCGCATCAACGGAACCTTCAAAACCGTCATCAATGGCCCTAGTTAACGTGTAATCATTTGGAATTTCTTTCATAGTCTCATTAATTTTTGATTCTTTCAACATACCGGAATAAACATAAAATTTATTATCTATATCTATTACATAATCATAATTATCTGCATCTTCTTTAGCAACCTCGACCCATTCCGACAATTCGTCATTGTTCACATTAAACAGTATTACATACCCATTGTATTCTTCTATCAATTTATAACCGGAATCTTCAATCAAATCGATATGTTCGTTAATATTGGATTCATTTCTTGGTTTAAATTGACCCTCCCCACGCCTGGCTTGGTCCTCAGTTCTCTTTAATTCATCGCCGTGCAAAATGTAAGGATTTTCCTCATCTTCATCAGATTCCTCATCATTATTTTCCTCAGCACTCTGCTTGACCAAATCATCATATTCCTCTTGTTCCATATATGACAAGGCATCCAATGCCAATTCCCGCAAACCTTCTTCCGACAATTCACCTTCTGAATTTCTCCACATAGAAGCAAAGTCCGAGTCAAAACGAAATTCACGACCATTTATGCTTATCACTGTATCCAGTGTTCCATCATCTTCCAAATAAACATCAAATTCATTCGTTCCATCAGAAACTTTCATTTCAATTAACGGCTTATTCATTTTCGACTCTTTAAGAGACATGCTTCTCAACCATGCATGAATTTCCGGTTTATTATAATCAGTAAATAATGAAGACCTTATATAATCATTTATTTTGTCAATACTGCTATTATTTGGTGTAAGCCCGCCGCTCCAATCCTTGAAATCAGCTATTATTGCATTTTTAGCATCCTCTGACAACAAATCGTTGGGACATTTTTCCCCTCTCATTTTTCTTACACCTTTATCCCCATAAATGCTTCTTTGTGCAGAATCTTTGTATGGGCCAGTACCATCCCTTTTACCACGAATATTTTTTCCTTCACTAATCTGTTTTAAAATTTTTGATGCCAAATCAATTTTTGATTGCAATTCGTTGATATCATCAAACGTCAACTTATAAGTTTTTATCAAGGTATCTATTACTAAACGAGTTGTGTCCAAAGCCATATTTTCTCTTTTTTTAGTTGGATCACTCTTTACTTTAATTATGGCATCTGATACAATTTTTGCAATCTCTTCATCGTTTGGCAACGCCACTTTTTCAACAATATCTTTCATCATTTTAATCTTAAAACCCCTATCATCACATTGTGGACAAATACCACCTCTTCTTAGTTCAGAGTATTTAGCTTTATATCCACACATCGGACAAATGTATTCATCGGCTAGCAACCCCGCTTTTTCAACAATTTTCGATTCCTTTTTCTCCCTTTCAATCTCTGCCGGGTGTGGCGGCGGCTCAACTTTTGATCCTTTTTCCCCCGTATTTTCCTCTTCTTCTGGCTCTTCCTCTTCTTCTGGCTCTTCCTCTTCTTCTGGCTCTTCCTCCGGTTCTGGTGCTTCTTCTTCAGGCATTATATAATTCATCACTACATCCCTAGTTACTGAATCTATATCAACATCCCTTATTACCGAAGCAACAAACCCACGTATATCTTTAACATCCAATAATTTTTCTTTTGCAGAATAAACTTTATTGCCCTCCTGATCAACCAATTGCAAATCCCCATCATCGGTCGTTACCATATAATAATGGTTGTCTTCCGATTCCCCTACATATTCCTTCTCAATTGGGGCTTCTTCTGGTTCCGTATCAGTATCGGCCTTTTTCCCTAATTCCTGCTCTGGTCTAAATTTAGGTTTGTGTTCTGTTTTTGGTTTCAGTTCTTTGGGGATATCTTCATAGTTGGGTTCTTCTACATCCCCTTTTATTTCATCTTCATTAACTCTAGACTCATCAACAATCAATGAACTAGATTCCGCGAATTTATCATAAAAAGCAATAAACCTATCTATCGCTTCTTCAACATTTTTTACAAAACGTTTACTGTTCCTATCTTTCGTAGTATAGAATTGTGCAAGATTAAACTCTGGAGTATCAACGGAAACGTAAAAACCATCATCACGCTTTTTTACTTTAACATCTTTTCTCTCTATTCCTTCATTAACTTTGGATTCGGTGGCCTTTGCCAATTTTTTAACTTTTCTAGCAAACCTATTGATCCATCTTTCCTCACCGGTATCTTTTATGCGAATTTTTAATGATCTATTATCGGGACTTATATCCAAAATTTCGGCGTCGGACCATTGTTTGCCGCCTTTAGTAACAGCTTGTGATCCACCCACCGGGACTTTGACTATTTCACCGATTTTATAGGTTAATTTTCTATATATGTCTGGATCCGGAATATTGGATTCACCCACCAATGAATTGCGAATATTCTCTACAGTTGTTATTCTCGTCGATTTATTAACCGATCGCAGCTTTCTGCTACCGACAGCAATTCTTTCAAAAAGCGACATATTGGGGTCTTTAAATTTTTTGGAACTCGTCAACGAACTGTCTTTTATCCCCCTGCGCCTTTTTGCCAAATCTTCAAATAAGCTCATATATTTATTCCTTATTTTTTAATTAAAAACCAAAAATATCTCCATTTGTAAAAGTCTTTTGCTTCTTAACGTCATCGGTATTTGCCGGTTCAGACCCATCCATTTTACTAACCACGTAATCATATCTGTGGCCTTTTGGTAAATCATCCGGAACCACCACCGGAAATTGGCCGTTCGTACCGGTTTCTATTAACATTATTGCCTGATCCCCATAATCCGGCAAATCAGCAAGCTTTTTATTCGTGTTATCCCATATCTGTCCGGTATCCGCCTCAATAAACCTAACATAATACGAATTTCCAGTATGTCCCTGAACGTCATATAAAGTATCAACAATATACATCAATTTACCCTTTAATTTAATGAATAAAGTAATATTATACCAACCGCCAATGAAAAAGCTCCGGTTAACGCAGCGCCCAGAGCAGTGATGGTGACCATCCAATGATGTTGTAAATGATTTGTAAATTGCTTAGACACTTCGTCCAATTTTACAATAACTTCTATTAATAAGTCGTGATCTGATTTTTTTAACGGCATAATACACCCAATCAATTATTCATCTATTACTTTATTATCACTAGTAACTACCAATTCATCAGCAATTGCTGATTCACCGTCTATTAATATATCAATACCCAACAACTTATCGCCGGTGGCAACCACGGTTTCAGGTTCTGGCTCAGGTTCGGGTTCCGGGGCCCCACCAAACACCCGCAATAATGGATAAGTTTCTGATTCAGTTATCCACCAATCATTGTCAAAATCCCAATTGGTGAATGTTGCTTGCTGTTTCATTTCGGCGGTAGTCTTACCTTCAGCGTCCCCTTCATCCTCAGCACCACCGTCCACGGCTACCCCTGAAGTTTCAATATTCCAAAAAGAATTCGTTGCATATTGGGCAAATGTTGCGTCGTTAATATCTACTTCAACACCAGAAGCTATATTACCATTAAATTCCAAATCTATAAGAATGGAATCATCATCACTATCAAGTATGTTATACCACCCATCTGTATATTTGGCGTCATTAAATTCAACGGCTGCATACATTGAACCGGGAACCGTATTCTTGAATTCACCAGATTTGGTAAGTAAAACCTTGCCCCCTACACCTTCCGTTACCGCACAATGAGGACTGGAAGTATAATCCACCAAATTCCAATGTAAATTTCCACAAAAACCACCAATGCGGGTCTTAGAAGATTGATCCCCTATATGGGTAAGTTTTCCCAATGAATAACAATTGACACAATCCGTATTTATACTATCGCTACCTACAAAACCACCAAGATAGCACATAGAATCGGAAACAACCGTTACATCCACATCTGTCCAACAATTTAAGAAATACCCATTATTTGATTGTCCTATAAATCCAGCACCTATTGATGAAGAAACAATGGTCCCAGTAACATAACAATTTTTCACCGGAAAACCTTTAGAAATACCAAAACCGAGACAAGCACCAATCATACCGGCACCGGATTTACAAGTAATATCAATATCTACCAACCCCAAATTTTTGATGGGGTTGTCGGTAAGAGAAGAATCTTGTCCTACGGATACATCTACCCCATTAGGTATAACGTGATTGAAGGGTAAATCAAGCACAATATAATCGTCATTAACCCCAATTATATCATATGTACCATTTTCATACCAAATACTAACAAAATCTACAATCGCTTTCATTCCAACTTTTGAATGACCAAATCTGCCGGCCTGCGTTATCCTAACGTTGCCACCGTCATCCGACACTGCACCATCATCACAACTATCGACATCGGCTCCACTAACCGGATCTACTGCACCAAACAAACCCTGATTAACTTCGGTCGGACGATTTATTTTCATATTGGATATTATATGTCCTTGGCCGTCAAAAAATCCATTGAAAAAATCGCCGGAATTCCAAGATCCTATAGGCCACCAACCCGTACCGTCCCCTTTTGGATCAACGCCTGTTAAATCCAAATCAGTGGTAAGTTTAAATAAATTGTCTTTCCATAATTTTCCGGCAAACTTCCCGGAAAGCAAGGTAAGATCAATTAAATCTTGAACGGAATCTATTGTGTACTCAGCCACCTATTAATTTATTCCTTTTTCTCGTTTAAATTTTGTTTTTTTAAAATTTTCTTTGATTCGTTTGTCCCATCGCCAATATCCGCTGCCGGTATTTCCTTATCTTTTGTCAAACTTAATATTTTGGCTACCGATTGTAGATTCTGTACACCGCCTTGCTTCAGCGCGATATCACACAACTGAACAATAACTTCACGTCCTTCTTTGTCAACTATTATTTCCATTATTCGCCCCCTTTAATATTGAATTGTATATTTCTTCGTTTAAACGTTCCTGAATTGCAGGAATCAACATTCTGAATTCCAAATTACCTTGCTGGCATTCTATAATTACATGCGTCAAAAGACTCGACAAACCCTTTGCCACCGTAAATCCGTCAATTTTTTCTTCCACCCCTTCGTGAATCTTTTTCCCACGGCATATTTGAAGAAGCGTTCTATAAATGTGCTTTTTATCCTTCAATTTTCCAATGATTTCCGCGGATAGATGATCCGGCGTTGGTAATTTTAAAATTTCTTGTTCACATAGTTCATATGAATGGTTAGTAAATAATCTCATCGCCTTATCAACGATTTTTTGATACTTGGTCCCCGAAAGATAAATCTCGGCTTCCATTAATTTGGATAAAAGCTCTGCATTAATCATTTTGTATCATTCCATCAGCGTTTTGTAAATCGGCGTTTCCGCAAATCAACGTGCCGCAAACTGGGTGGTGTTTCCAATGAATCATTATTTTCTTCATCAATTCTGGATTCAACTGCGGGGGTTGGCTTCGTTAACTTCGCCAATGCTTCATCAGCCCACTTCTCACCTTCAAATTCAGCCAAAACTTTGGGACCAATATTTTCACCACGTTTCAATCTCGCCTGTAATATCTCTCGTCGCCTTGCTTTTGCTGCGTCTGCTAATGGTTTTGGCTCCAATTCCGAAGCGTATCTTTTACCGTATTTTCTATCCCACGCTTGTTGTCTGATAAGTTGCTTATCCTGTTGAATTGCGGTAGCATGTGGGTTTATTAATGGACGAGGCGGTATTTCTGTAACTTTATCGGATTCTGTGATATCCGTTTCTTCTGGTTCCACAGCACGTTGTAATATTTTGAGAAATTTTCTGCCCCATTCTCTGTCGTATTCTTTCATTTCTTCCGACAATTCTTCATACGGTTTAAAGCATTCATCGTTCCAACGTTTAGCTCGTTCTTCACTTATTGCTTCGGTCTTTAAAATATCTTTAGCCCACGACATCCATTCTTCATGAACCAATGCCGACACTTTTTCCAATAAATCGCTCGGTTCGTCAGATTCCGCATCAACTTCTTTCAAGTATATATCGGAGACTACGGTTTTTTTGCCCTTGGTGGTAATTGCATCTATTACATAATCTTCAGCAGCCGCTTCTTCTTTTATACTTGGGTCGGTGGTTTCTATCAATATTTCCACCCGAAACGTTCTCTTAACGGCCGTGGCTTCCTGAAACCTTCTCAATCTATCGCCATCTATTACTTTATCAAAAATGCTCATAAAATTACACACTGGTTGAAAACATTAATTATTCTGTTTTGGTCGATTTATCCTCCGGTAATCTGGCACCGCGTAGATCGGCACCGCTCAACATTTCGTTTTTTGGCATCTTTGCACCAGACAAATCAGCACCACGTAGATCGGCATCTTGTAAATCAGCCTTCTGTAAATCAGCACCAGGTAAGTCGGCGTTTCGTAAATCGGCGTTTCGCAAATCGGCGCCCCGTAGATCGGCGTCTTGTAAATTGGCATACGCCAAATCGACTTTTTGCAAATTGGCACCTTGCAAATTGGCACCATATAAATCCACATATGGTAGTCTAGCCCCCTGCAAATCAACATTCTGTAGATCGGCACTTCGTAGATTGGCACTGTGTAAATCGGCACCATGTAGATCGACACCCTGCAAATCAGCGCCGTGTAGATCTGCGCCGTGTAGATCTGCGTCTGGTTTTATTTTATATCCACGAACCTCAATTGGACGGGGTGGTATTCCCGTACCCCCTTCCTCATTAACTATTTCCTTCCGAAGAGATCTAAATATCTTACCAAATTCTTTCCATTTATTGCCTGGTATTTTTGATTCATTTCGATAAGTTGGTATCAAACTACTTAATTTATAATTCTTAATAAGTCCTAAACTGTTCAATTTATATCCACTAAATCCATGCCTTTTAAGTTCCGAAACCAATTTATCAATAACTTTATCCGCCGCATAATCCCCATCATCCATAGAAAAATTGGAAGTAAATTCTATATCAAAAGTTTTTTGACCCAGATTGGGTGTTGCACACGTAACATTGGCTATATAATTATATGGTGCCCCATAAGCCTTGGCGGATTCTGTAACGGTCGGTTTATCCTTTGGCAATTTGGCGACCAGCAAATTGGCACCATCCATCAATCTGTCGTCTGGCATTTTAGCACCACGTAAATCAGCGTGATATAAATCAGCGTTTCGCAAATTGGCTCCTTCCAAATTAGCGCCCTGTAGGTTGGCTCCCTGTAGGTTGGCTCCCTGTAGGTTGGCGTATTGCAATTTGGCTCCTTTCAAATCGACACCACGTAAATCAGCACCACGTAAATCGACACCACGTAAATCAGCACCACGTAAATTGGTATCCCGCAGGTTAGCGTTCCGTAAAGTGGCGCCATAAAATTTAACATCGTGTAAATCGGCGCCCGACAAATTGGTGTTTTGTAAATAGGCACCCTGTAAATTGGCGTCGTGTAGATCAATGCCCGACAAATCGGCGTCTGGGAAATAAACACTGTGTAAATCGGCACCGGGTTTTGCTTCGTATCCATTAATCTTAATGGGTGGTGCAGATTCCGTTAATGATTTTGATTCAGCTAACCTTTTTATTTTACCATCATCTACTATTTTATCAATAATGCCCATTACTATTTCCTCAATTCAAGGGTATCAACACTTTTTGCATTTTATATTTACGTAATACTTTATTAATTTCAGTAGTTGGGACGCTCCACGACACGCCTCTGCCACCCAATACCACGATGCCGACCATTAGATTTTTATAATACAAACCGCCACCAGAATCGCCTTGGTGTACTGAATAATTACAAAATATGTACGATGTATCAACCCCTAATACTTTATTGAATACCAATCTGCGAAAATTGTTTTTCCAGACTTTCCCATATATGATATCGTTGTCCCATATTCCTAAAGAGTTTCCTATGTTGTATACGTGCATTCCCTTTTTCAAATCATTTGAATCCCCAAATTTCACGGCCGGTAAACCTTTTGCCGGAATCTTAATAAGCCCGACATCCGATACCTGACTTTCATAATAAACGGAAGTTTTAAAACTTCTTCCATCATTCAAAGTTACTTTTATATAATTGGCATCTTTAACACAATGTCCGGCGGTCAATATTAAACCGTTGGGGTCTATGATTACCCCACTGCCTATCCACTGTTGTGATATTTGATACCCAGAATATTCAACACCTTCTATTAATACATTGTACGTTATTTGTTCTTTTGCTACGTGTCTTTCAACACATAAAGTAGTCGTTATATAAGTAGCAAATATTGCGCCAACCATCATTGTAGCAACCAACGAATTTTTAATCAATTTACCAATCATCAACGATATCCCCAGTATTTAACAATTTTATACAGTAAATAGCCTATACGTACTAAACAATAACTAATTATTATTTGGAGTAGAATTTTCATTTGATGTCTTTGCTTTTGGCGATTGTATACTATCAACAATGGCTTTTGTCCCAGGATTTTGTACAGAATCGTGGGCACATATAAAATCATACATAACAGTATCCATAGTTAATTCTTTTCTATCTTTCAGTGCTTTTTTGAATAAATCGCCGCCTTTTATTATTTCTTTTAGTGCCTGATCCTTGACTTTTAAAGCTTTTACCCGTTTGTAAATGGAAAGTATCACCAACAACCCAACACCCACTATAAGAATAAGTGCCAGTATGTCAACATATAATTGTGGGATTAATTTTACACGTTCAACAAACAATGCCAATCCCAATATTGAACCACAACCCAAAACTCCGGCCATAAAATTTCTCCAACCCATTGCACCGGCAGCAACCGATATTCCTATCCCCAAAATCCCAGCAACATTTAACCAATTCATTTCCTTAACGGTTTCTATGACTACTTGTGGAACATGTGGTGCGGGCGGCCCAACTATTGGGCCTTCAACGATTTCCGATTGCTGGCAGCCAACGATAAATAGACAAAGAGAAAAAACTATTACTGTTAGAAATTTAATATATTTCACTATAACCACCGACTTCCCCTTAAACTGGCGGAGATTGATACATAACGGTATTCATCGCCCACCGGACCACATTCTTTATATTTTATCCATCGCTTATACCGAGCATTTGTATAAAGCTCAGTTGTCACCCCATAAGTTTTTCCACCAAAGTACAATCCAAATTTACCAATAGCTATCGATATAAACGGAAGAATAATAACGGGTATTCTGATAACAAACCAATATTCGCCACCTTTCCAGCAATTGTAATTTATCCCAGACGTTGATTTTCTAAAAAGCCATTTCCAATAATCCCGTTTATAAAAACAAGGAACCGGCCGTAAAAGTTTTCCACACACTACGTGAAATCTTATCCCATATCCTTTCGGATGATACACAGTCTTATCGGAATCGTACCAAATACCTTTTTCAAAACTTCCAACAGTCAATGATATGCCATAAACTTTTTTCATATTAATTCCGGTCGTACCAAAGTAGGTGCCCTGCCACTACGCCTATTGCCCAAGGAGCAAAAGTTTCTGAACCACCAAATAACCACCAAACTATGAATCCAACGATAACCAATATTATCTTGTCGATCCAATTTGGCAGTAAGTCGTGGTATAATCGAGAAATTGTTGGCTGTTTCTTATAAACTCTATATAAATCATAAACAGCCAACGCCGCCAACAACACTATAAAAAGCCAAGAAATAATCATCTCTTTTTTCTCCAAAATCCCTGAAAGGGGGGGATTTCAGGGATCATTTATTGCATTCCGCGACAATCCTTGTAGAAACAACAATTTTTATATGGACAAACATCGCCAGCCTTTAGTTCACCGTAACAAACGGTATTGCCTTCTACTCTCTGGATTTCACGAATTGCTGAAAATTTGTTCATACCTTCAGTATTTATGCCCAAATATTTTGCCTTATCTTTTATCCAGTCCGGGATTTCCAATGAAAAATCCTCTTCCGATAAACAATAAAAACTAAACATCCTGTACCATCATACTATTTCAATTACGTATCTTGGTGTTTTTGATCAAACAACACAGTTCTGGGTTTAATTGGTCCTTCAAAAACTTTTGATACCTCATTCTTGTTTTTACGCAATAAATACAAAATATGATTGGCTAAATGCCTGGCAACTTTTGCCTCCAATATTACCATATCGGCCCACAACGACCCACCGTTCAATATTCTCCACGCGTATTTTATACGTTCCCACATGGATAATCCGTCCCCATCAAATTTTGGATTACACGCCCAAAACGATATATCAAAGAATGGTCCCCCTTTGCAGCCCTCAAGTTCCACGTCTTTGGAAATACTAACTGTCAACCCTTCACCGGCACAATCACACGGGAAAAATTTTGTAACTTTGTCAATCATGATTTCACCTTCCTTTTCTTGGTTTTGGTTCTTCAAAAACTTTTAACAGTTTATCTATCAATTCAACCTGTTCATCGGAGAAATGCCAACGAACGTCTTTTTGTTTATTAAACCATTCTCTTGCAGTGTTTGTTCCAAGTTCTTCAGACATAGCTTGCCAATCCGCCACCATTTCTGCAATGTCCAAATCCGGCATTGCGGAAGCGTCAACTACGTGCTCCGATTTGTCGCGATCCTCCGCCGACAAATTAACCTGTGATTTATCCAACACGTGGAACTCAGGGTGGTGGGAATTCGTCATTATATGATGTAACGTCGCTTTTCTTTCCTCTTCCGTCTGGGATTTGTCGCCGTGGGCTTTTTTCCAAATTATTTCTATATACGGAGTTAATTCCGGTTCTTCAAATTTCGAGGCGTCGTGGACTTTTGCTCTCTGTATTAACTCTTTAAATTCAGGATATGCATCGACTATTTTTTCACACGCACGTTTCACCAATGCTATGTGCTTTTTCGTTCTATTGACAAAGAATTTATATTTTTCGTCCTTCAAATTCTTCCTGTCGTTGGCTTCAGTTAGTCTTTTTAGTAATCTATCAAACATCATTCATCCGGTCTTTCACCAAATAAAGATATACGTATAGATTGGCAGGCGTCAATATAATCTTCACTCATATGTTTTTCTTGTAAATTATTTGATGAAAATTTGTGTTTTCCACGCCAAAAAGTAATAAAATGATCAAGATATGCTCTCACATTCTTTTTGGTAAATTTCACAGTCATTACATTATCAATTTTAACCGTATCATGTGGTTTCATCAGGCTTTGTTTCATTTAACACTTTTTCTTCCACAACTTTTACATTTTCGTATAAAGATTTCCAATGAGCCATATGCCGTTCATCAAAAAATTTCCCACCGGCATTCTCATTTAACGGTAAATAAGACATTAAATCAGAATTTGTAATACCACGAGCCGCAACTCGTCTGGCCTCTTCCAAATCGGCATCTTTTGCTTCAACCAACGACTCATTGGACAATACGTCGGGATTTGCTGGCTGTACTTTATTCAGTAAGAAATTGTTCAAATCAAAATCTTCCAACTTTAAAATCTTTTTATTTAAATAATCAATAATTTTCTTTCTATCTATTGTGTGGTCGGGATCTGCAGCATCTATTGTATCAAGCATTTTTTGTACTACTTCCATTCCTTTATTTAATGAATCACGGGCTTGCTCTTCTTCTGCAGTCGATCCCTCATTCATACACACATCAAACAGCGCTGGGTCCGGATCCATGTTCATATACGCAAGATGTATCTGACAAATTCTCTTTATAGCTTCCTTTAACGCCCTCTGCAATCTTCTGGCGGCCCTGGCAAATCCTATATCCAATTTTTCTATGGCTTCCGAACCCAAAGGTCCCGTTGCCTCTTTCGTATATCCGCCCAACAGTGATAGTGGGACGCGCAATGTACAGGCTAATTGCTGCCGCAATTCTTCGACGTCAACAATCCATCTAATATCAACATCTCCCCCTATCTTTTCCACGCTCAAATCATTAGTAGAATCGCCCCATACTGGAATTATTAAATCCTCATTGTTTGCCAATACCGAAAATTTGGAATCAAAATTTGGGGAGTTATCCGAAGTGTCCAATGCCCTGGCCTTTTTCAATATTCCGGTCATTTGACTCATCAAAGCTTCCGTAGCTTCCGCATTTTGGGAATTAACGCGCAATTTCCATATATAACGAAGAATTCCCCTTGTTAATCGGGCCATCAATAAGGAATCCTCAGCTAATCTTAATCTCTTATAGGTGGGCAATGCGTCGACCAACAATGACACACCGTATCTTGAAGATATTTGGCGGGTATCAATACCCGTCATCATATGCATAGTTCGAAATTCTGCATACATTGGGTCGCCGTATACCGAACGTTTTCTTTTCGCTCCCATAAGACGTGCATGAACCCACTGCCAGGGGGGAATTATTGCTTGTGGGCTGCTGCTCATTGAATTACCCTGTGGTGTTTTATAAAATCCTATTAGACACCCTTCGTGATCAATTCTTGAAATATTAAGTGGGTGCTCGTCATCGTTTATTGATACAATCCCTAGTTCTGGTTGTCCTTTTACTTCTAGAAATAAATCACCATAACCACCAACTGTCCATCCCCAATCCAATATTCTCTCTTCAATCCCTATTCGCTCAAGAAGTTTTGTTAGTTCCTTTTGATATTTGGAAGATTTGGAGGTGATCCAAACCGACGCGTTGTGCAATTGGTTAAAACTTGTTGCGTAGTCTGCGTACAAACCCAAAGCCGGACCCACAAACCAATGTTCCAGAGCTTTAGTAACTTCGGTGTAGAACCTCGACCTATCATAATTTATGGTGGTCTCCAGCTCTATCTTCTTTGATAATTCGGAAAGCGTCATTCCCAGCTTGGAGATGATCTTGATTTCTTCCTTTGATAGCTTGCCTTTTAGTTGGGAAGCCGGGATTGATAAAGGTTTTGGGGTTAACTTCTGGAGTAATTTGAAAGGGTTGCCCGGTATTTTCATTGATTTTTCCTATGAAAGAGGGAATTCTCTATTTAATAAAAAAAGTTCGTGGATAATAATAATAGTCTATTGGAACCCCCAATTAAGAAACAAGATGTCGGGAACGTTAGGAACGTTACGAACGTTACCGCCGGAATATATCAAAGCTTCCGGGAGTACGGGGAATACAGGGGAAGACTTGCAGGAACGCTTCCTGTATATTATAATTTATATAGAAAGGGGTGAAAAATGAAACTTCGACAAACATTAGCATATCCAGTCAACGGCTTTTGGTACGATGGTAAAAAACAAGTATTTGATTGGAAAATTGAAGGTGAACCGCAAACGGACGACAAAGGGAAATTTGTTCGTGTGGGTAGCTGGGAGGCTAATTTTTGGTTTAACGTCGCAATGGGACGTACCGAAAAATTGACCCTTAGCTATGCAAAACGGCGTTTGCAGTCGGGTACTCAAATCCCAAGTACGTTTGAATATATTGATGATTAATTGAAAGATGGGACAATGACAGAACAAGAAGCGTATGAACAGTACGACGAAATGCTCAACGAATTATATCCATTGGACGGGATACATTGCAACCCATTCTCAACGCTACTCAAAGCGGGGGACCAAATAGGATATCACGAGGGATTTTTAAATTGGTGTGATTCACAGGGCATCAACACCGATGAACTGGAATGATCCAGGATATACTGTATTGAATGAAATGAAGATATATATGGTTGTTGGGGGTTACCCTACCTATTTCCCTCCAAATAAAAATAAAATTTTTATGGTATATTCATTCCGGAATGAAATTATGATAATTCCGGAATGAAATATATATATTGTCGTGAATGAAGATATATAGTTGTGTATTTAATACGGGAATGAAATTATGACGATACGATTTGGAGAAATCATATTTATTGTCAAAATTGTCTAAACGTATAATTAATAATGGCCAGTGGTATCCAAGTGGTTTAAGGAACTTTAATTGATCGGTTAAGTATGTCTTCGAAGCATACACCGAAATGCTATGAAGTTTTTCACTGGTTCGAATCCAGTCCACTGGCCTTTGTTAAAATCAATGGGGGTTTATAGATGAAGCCAGGTAAAGAATCAAAAAATTCAATAGTCATCAAGTGCTCAAAATGCGGAAACGTTCAAAGAGTAAGAAAAGGCAGCCAATGCCACATTAAAGAATTATGTGGGAGATGCTGCTCGATGATGCAAGGGATAAAGCAATGATTACAACGAGACGATTCAGCAGACTATGATTTAAATGAAAAGACTTGCACAGAGACTTTCCGTATATTATAATTTATATAGAAAGGACATTTATTATGAATTTACCACAATTAATTGTTCGTGGATATGAAATAAAACCAGGCGCCGATTTGCAAGGTGCCAATTTACAGGGCGCCAATTTGTCGGGTGTCAATCTCTGGATCGCTAATTTACACGACGCTGATTTACGGGGTGCCGATTTGTCCGGCGCCAATTTGCAGTATACTGATTTATATCACGCCGATTTACACGATGCCAGTTTAAATAACGCCCGTTTGCAGAATGCCATTTTATGGGGCGCCAATCTGTGGAATGCCGATCTGCAAGGTGCCGACCTACGTGGTGCCAATTTGAAAGGAGCCAATTTACAATACACCGATTTACGGGATGTTGATTTACGAGGTGCCTATTTGCGGGGTGCTGATTTACAGCGTGCCGATTTACACGATGCAGATTTGCGAAACGCCGATCTACGAGGTGCTGATTTACGTGGAGCCAAAATGCCAAAAGATGAATTACTGAAAGGCGCCAATTTACAGGGAGCCAGATTATGAAAGCCAAAACAAACGGAGCAAATTGGATTAAGGTGCCGGTTTGGACCGATTTAATATTGCAGGGTAAACGTCGTCCATTCAGAACTGCATTTAAAACCAAGAAAATATTTGGTGACAAATATTATGCAACAGTCATTATGCCACCCGATTTGGAAAAGTAATTGGAGTTAATTATTATGTTTTTGGATGATGTTGGCGGCGTTGATTTTTCGTGCAAAAATTTGCCGAACAATAAACCAATAACAGATTTTGATTTGGTATGGGTTGCTGATATTATAACAGAACTTCCTATATCAACATTACTTCCAATAGAATTTGTAAGGTTAGTTAATTCTTTATACGATGATTCGTTGTTTACTGGAGAATAAAAATGGGCGTTAAATTGGTTACAGGTTCAATACCAACCCAACAAACCCAAGGGTTAACATATTGTAGACCGGAGAAAAAAGGTAAAGGTTCTCTTGGGAGAACAAGTGATAAATGGTGCAGTTGTGGGTTCAAAAGACGTGGACCAAATCACGATTGTGGAAACCACCACAAGGGAATAAAAATGAACCGCCGGTAAAAAAATAATATTGAGAAATGTGGGGGTGAATTGGTCGAATTGGAGAATAAATTATGAGATGTTTTCAGTTAATGGGGTTAACTCCTGAAGCGGAAAATTTTCTTTCTGTGAATTGTGCCACAGAGCCAGATATGAATAGTTTATGTCCACACTGCGGCAAGCCAACAAAAGAACAACGCATTGTACTGGGTGTTAAACACGTCGAGTCATTTTATACTGACGGCCCGGACCTGCATACTTATAAATTAAAGGATGGTCGAATAATTAAAGAAATTATACAGGCAGAACCTTGGTCGTCCGGTCCTGTATCTTTTTTGTGTCTTGAATTAGAAGATGGCACAAGAATTGGTGAATGGTCACAGGAAGAAATTGATAATGTATGAAATTGGAATATAAATAATTATTATAATGCTGGCGGTGGAATCATATTAATATTATTAAATTAAAAATATATATGTAGCCAATGGCTACAGCCGCCAGCAGCAATTATTTAATGAAAATTTTAATTCAAACGTATAATTAAATAAAAGGCAAGTATGAACAGAAGATTTCAAGGCGTCTGGCTTCCACGATGGTTATATCTACATAAAGATTTCACGTGGATTGAAAAAATACTCATTGTGGAAATAAATTCATTAGACAAAGACAACAATGGTTGTTTCGCTTCCAACCAACATCTTGCTGAATTTTTGAATTCTACGGCCGGTCACGTAGCAAATGTTATATCAAAATTGAGAAAATTAGGATATATAAAAGATATAGAATCAAAAGACAATAAACGACATATAAAATTATCCGATGAATTAAAATTAAAATTAGGTTGTTATGAATGTGAAACTAAGAATAACAATCATTCAATAAAAAACCAAACAGAAGATGTAGTTGATGAAATAGAAATTTCACCAATAGCAGACGAAGAGAAACAAGAATTTGTACTTAAAGGACCAAAGAATAAAGAATCGGTAGAATTAATATTTGATTTCTGGAATCAATACAAAGGACGGTCGCCGTGGAAATCACACAAAAAAATATCGTATGATATGTCAATAGCCATAAATGAAGCATTAAAGCACTACAGCGTTCAAGAAATTTGTACGGCCATTGATAATTATGCCGAAATTCTATTAAATGACAAATATTATTGGTCGCACGCTTGGTCATTATCAACATTTCTTTCAGTAAAAAATGGAATAACAAAAGACGCGCCTAAAAAATGGTACCAATTTTTACAGGAAAATTTCGTAAAAGAAGAATATTTGATAGAAAAACCAACCAAAAATATTAATGACAGTGAATATGATCAAAAATTGGTTAATGATTTGATAAAAGCTTATGGTTACCTGATAAACAATAAATCGTTTATCCCAAACCAGAGACAAAAACACAAATTTGTTGAATCATCAAAGATGGCAAAAGAATTTTTTGAAAGGTGTAAAATTCCAAAGGAAAATTGGGTTAAACATATAATGAACTGTCTGAATAATGTTTATGTAAATAAAGGTGAAGTGTTATATCCTGGACATTTTTCATCAGACAACACGTGGAATGTACTTCTTCCACAGTATATTGCAGAATTAGGAATTGGGGTATAGAAAACATTTAAACGATAAGAAACAATAATGGACGTATTATTTATAGATGATTCATTGGAAAGATACTACGAAATCAGTACGGCATTGATGGGTACTGATGCCACACTTGATCAGGCCAGAACCGCGAACGAAGCTTTAGAATATCTGGCCATACACAGATATGATTATATATTTCTTGATTATGATTTAGGAGAAAACGCCGGTTCCGGGAAAAAAGTTGCTAAATACATAGCAAAAAATATTGGAAAATTTGAAGAGTGTACAATTATTTTTCATTCTGCTAATACCGTTGGCTCCAAATATATGATAGATGAAATTACTAAAGCTATTATTAACGTTGAAAGTTTTGGCAACCCAATGCACTTATTGCTTTATTATGTACCCCTTAAACACGCGGATAAATCAACGCTTGAATCAATAGGATTGTTATAATGAATAAAGATACAGTCGTATCACAATCCATACAGGATTCATTTTTTATCAGACAACACGTGGTTGGGTATAATTCAAACTTTGGGGATAAATAATGTATGAAATACTATTGAAAGTGGCTGTAATTGGTCTTGTTCTTATAACGATCAAGGCCATATTTGTTGGTTCAAGTTTTAATTTTTATTATTGGATAAAATTTGGTAAAATTTACACCAAATGGTATTTTGATGAAAAGCGGGCATCGTTTACTCGATACCTGTGTGATAATTGGGACACCGTTTGGTCTGAATACTACAGATTAAAAAATAGTAAAATAAGTAATTCACCAGAAGGGATACAAAAAGATGAAAATAGTTAATGGCTATAAAATAAAACCACACGCTGACCTGTGTAACGCTAACCTGTGTAACGCTGACCTGCGGGATGCTGGTCTATTTGGCGCTGATTTATATGGTGCCGACCTATATGGCGCTGACCTGTGTAACGCTATCCTGTGTAACGCTAACCTGTGTAACGCTGACCTGCGGGATGCTGATCTATATAGCGCTAGCTTGTGGAGCGCTAACCTATATAGCACTAGCCTGCGGGATGCCGACCTGCGGGATGCTGACCTGCGGGATGCTGACCTGCGGGATGCTGACCTGCGGGATGCTGATCTATATAGCGCTAACCTGCGAAATGCTAACCTGCGAAATGCTAACCTGCAGGGTGCTGACCTGCGGGGCGCTGACCTGCGGGATGCTAACCTGCGAAATGCTGACCTGCAGGGTGCTGACCTGCGGGGCGCTGACCTGCGGGGCGCTGACCTGCGGGGCGCTAATTTATCGGATGTTAAAGGTTTACTTATTGCTTCAGATTGGCTGTCTCAGTTCAAAAAAACTTCACGTGGGATTATAGTTTATAAAGCATTTGGAGATACATATTTTTCACAAGAAAAATGGGGGAAAATTGAGGCCAAAAAAGTCCTAAAAGAAATTCCAAATCCTCTGCGTACAAATGATTGTGGTTGTGGAGTAAATTTTGGAACATTAAATTGGGTAAAGAGCGTTTTTGGGCATAAAAATGACACAGTTATACGAGAATGTTTAATCCCATATGAGAAACTGGCTGATGTTATTGTGCCATATAATACTAATGGTAAAGCAAGATGTGGGTATTTAATTGTTGGAAAAATAGTAAAATAAGTAATGCACCAAAAACAATAATCATTCTATTACACACGAGAAAATAATATGGGGATGGCAGATACAGTCGTATCACAATCCATACAGGATTCATTTTGTTATCTGGCAATAACTGATACAAAATTTCTGCAGGCAGCTCGTCGGTCGATAAAACCACAATATTTTTCTTCCCAAGTTACTGAAGATATAATATCAATATGTTATTCGTATTTTGACCAATTTGGTGTTGCACCGGATGCGCACTTTCACGACGAATTGGCTAGGTTTCTTCAAGATAAAACTGACGAAAAAAAGGATTTATATATAAAATATCTAACAAAACTCCAGTCAATTAATAAACCAAACCAAGCCTATATAATTAGTAGAATAAATAATTTTGTTCAAGCCAGAGAATTTGAAAAAGCTGCAGTTAATTTTATAAAATTGGCAAAAGCTGGGGATTATGAAAAAGCAAAACAAATAATGACTTCCGCCATTCGTTCTGGAATAGCTAAAGAAGAAGTTGGTTTGAAATATTTAGAATGTAAGACACCGACTTATTATGAATCAGAATCCGGCAATGAATATCTAATGGGCACTGGATTTAAGACTTTGGATAAAAAATTGCCGCGAGGATTAAGGAGGACCGATTTTCTATTAATTGAAGGTGGGTATAAGGGTAAAAAATCGTGGTCGTGCGTAAGTTTTGGTAGAGAAGGATTAATACACGGATTAAAAGTTCTTCATATAACACACGAATTATCACTGGAAGAGACGGAGATGAGATACGATAGACAATTGGGTGGAATGACCAGCTACAACAAAGACCCCGTCATAATTGAAAATATAGATTCTGAGGGAAATTTGATATCGACTGAAAAAATTATTGCTGATTCAGTATTTGATATTTCAAAAGTTATGCGTGCAAGGAAACGCATCGCAAGATTTGGTGGTGAATTGATTATCAAAAAATATCCTATGGGCCACTGTACAATGGATGAAATTATAAGATATCTTGATTACCTTGAAGCTTATGAGGATTTTATTCCGGATGTGGTGATCAATGATTACATTGAAAAAATGAAATTACCAAAAATGGAAAGACGCGATGCAATAAATGATTATTATATGTTAAGTAAAGGAATAGCAGATGACAGGAAATTGTTAATGATTACGGTTTCACAAGTCACCAGAGACGCATTACAAAAACGTACATTAGGACAAAAAGATGCAGCAGAAGATATAAGAAAGATAGGAAATGCTGATATGGTATTGGGTATAAGCCAAACGAAAACACAATCAATCGAAAATCGAATGCAATGTACAGTGATGGCAAACCGCCACGGCGTGCAAGACATCGGTTGTGTATTTGCAACAAATCTTGACTTAGGACAATTAATAGTTAAAGATTGGGAAATCAAAAACAATATACAAGAAGCCGCAGGGGATTAAAGATGAAGGTTCTTAAAGCAAAAGTTGAAAACAATGAATTGAGAATTCTCGTAGATAGAATACCATCATTATCCGAACTTGTTTTTGAGAAAAAATACCCTCTATATTTTGCCGAAAAAGAAGGCTATGTTGCATTTTTCTCATACCGAAACCCAGGCAATGGATACGGGGGGAGAACTTTTAATATCAATATTAGGCAAAAAAATGGTAACACAACCAAAGAAGAGTTAATTGGCCCGTGGTCAAGTCGAACTGGAGTAATGAACAAAGTTGGGTTTATTCCGAGTATGAGTGTTGCAATCACAGATGACGAGAATACTTTTAACAGAAGTTATACTTTCCACACCGGATATATTACTGTACAACTTGCAAAGGATTGTTTGCCAAAAGGTTATGTTCTAAAGAAAAAAATTAACGAGGATGGTGAAATTATCTATAAAGTAAATGAAATTAAAAATAATACACAAAGAATTGTAAAAAGTAATGGTTTTCATAATTAAACTGGTTACTTATGAAATCAATTTTTCGTGTGATGATTAAAATAATCAGACATTTTTTGCATTTAGATTCATTGATTTATGGGATTAAAAACCTATATCATTGGTTCCCACTTATATGGCAAGACCGGCAATGGGATCAATCATATTTATTCGAAATTTTACGACTAAAATTATCATTGATGGAAAAATATTTTGATTCCGATTTTTTATTGCCTACTGACAATAAAAAACAGGCAAAACGAATGAGAATTTGTCGTTTGTTAATTGAACGAATACTGATAGACGATTATACATCACCATTTGATGAATTAAACGAAAACGTTGAAAATTTTGAAGAAACCAAACTAGGAAGAAAAAGGTTTAAATGGGAATGTGAACACAAAGAAAATATGATAAAACAAGATTTGAATTTATTGTTTAAATTATTAAATAAACACATAAGGTATTGGTGGGATTAATAGCATATGGAAATAAGACGAATTAAATGCAGGGCAACCGGTGAACAATTGATTATTACAAAACCGGAAAACATAAGAAGAATCGATGCCGGAGAACAATTATCTATTAGAGATATTACACACGAAAAAGATTTTCACTATACAGGCAGTGTTGTCGGATTGGATGGTGCACAATGATATTTTTTACCGCCGATGAACATTTTGGTCACGCGAATATAATAAAATATTGTAATCGCCCATTCAGCAACGTTGAAGAGATGGATGAAATGATAATTGCTGCCCACAATCGTCTTGTGAATAATGACGATGTGGTCTATCATTTAGGGGATTTTACATTAAAAAGAAGAAGTAAAGCACAACAAATCATTGAAAGATTAAATGGCAAACAACATATATTTATAAGAGGAAGCCACGATCGGTGGTTGGATGACACTGCTCAACATATATTTGCACAGGAAAATGCACAACGAATTATTGAAACAAAAATTGAAGGACAAATAATAGTTTTATGCCATTATTCCATGCGTGTCTGGCACAAATCTCATTACAACAGTTGGCAATTATTTGGACACTCCCACGGATTATTAAAGCCCATAGGAAAACAATGGGATGTTGGTGTTGATAATAATAATTTTGAACCAGTATCATTTGAAAAATTAAAAAAGATTATGGCCAAAAGACCTGACAATTTCAATTTTATACACAAAAATAAAACGTTTAGAGCATGAATGATTTTTCGTACAAAACGTTAACCAAAGAAGAATTGGCTGAAATTTTTAAAGACCACAAATTTAAGATTCAGCCAAAACACCAAGTACTCATATCTTTGGCTTTTGTTATGGGCCAAAAATTAGATTCGGTTGCTTATTGGCTCCCAGTCAGATTTGGGAAAACAATCACCGCATTGTTAACTGCACAACTCTGGGGTTGTCAAAAAATGTTGGCTGTTTGCCCAAGCTCGGCTTTCGAAGCGTGGGATCGAGATATTCCAAAAGCTACCAATTATACATATAAATTTTTAACCGGCACTAGATATGATAGAATTTATAAATTGAGACACACAAACAATAATATTTACATTATAAATTATGAAGGATTAAAAAGCATTTATGCCCATTTACACCCTGGTGATGCAATTAATAAAGGTAAATGGGAGATTTGTAATGATGAATTTGTTGATAACTTTGATTGTATAATATTTGACGAAGTACACAAAGTTACGGATTATAATACTATACAATCAAATATTTGCTATGAATTGTCAAAGCGATCAAAATTTTGCATTGGAATGTCAGCCGACCCCATTAATAAACATTATTTGGAATTATTTAATATTTATAAAGTCATAGATTTGGGAGAAACTTTTGGCAACAATTTTTTTGCTTTTCGTCATAAATATTTCAAGCCGATAAATTTAGTTAATAGTAAAACTAAAAAAGGCTTCCAAAAATGGGTATTAAAACATAATGCAGAAAAAGGAATACTGGAAAAAATAAGTAAACGCTCAATAAGTTTTGAAAGGTCTGAGTGTTCCAAAGTCCCGGACAACAAACCAACAACGATTTACATTAAGCCGTCAGAAGAATTTCTTGAATGGCAAAAGAATGTGATTGAAAATGATGAAATACAAATTAATGGTACACCGGTAGACGTTTCAAATCCGACCACAAAAGGTCAAAAGATGTTGCAGCTATCTGCTGGTTTTATTTATGACGAACACGGAAATCACAATGTTCAAAGACTAAAAACCAACCCAAAATTAGATGCATTAATAAATTTGATAAATTTGTGTATTGGAAAAATCCTTGTATGGCACCATTATACTGAAGAAGCGTATATAATAGAAGAAGCATTAACAAAGAATGATATAAAATTTGTATCAATGCGTGGTTCGATAAAAGAATCCAAAAAATCAATAATGGCCAAATTTAATTCGAAGCCGGAAATTAAAGTGTTACTGGTACAGCAATCCATATGTGAGGGTTTTGATGCCAAAATAGCTTCTAATATGATGTTCTATACACCGGTAGCCGGACCGAGATTGAGAAATCAATGTGAAGGTCGAATTAAGGGTGATGGTCAAATTGATAATTATCAGATTTATGATTTAATAATGAAAAATTCTTTTGATGAAAAAGTTATAAGAAATTTGAAGAAGAATACAAGTTTTAAATCAGCAGTTATGGCATATATAAAGGATTTTAATAAATGATGAATGATGAAATGTATAAAAAAGAATTACAAAAAGTTATTAATAAGTATAAAGTAATTGGGGTTGGAGACAACTATACTCATACTGAATGGTTGTATTCAATGTTTGCTAATCGTTGTAAAATTGCTGATGATAGATTAATATTAAATCTATATGGTGTATCCACCAAATTGAACACCGCTAATAGACCAAATAAAAAACAAAATTTTGATACCATATTTAAAAAAGCAATAATTCAAGCGATGCAAAATTGTTTGTATATGAATCAAATGCATCTCGAAGATTTACAAAAAGATTGTTTAACATCATTAATGGATAAATTATAAAATGGAGAATTTTCATGAAATTAACTAAGGGTAAAACCAATAATGCAATAATCACAACATTAACAAATGTTCGTGAACACCCGAACGCCGACAGACTAAAATTAGCTACGGTTTTGGGCACACAAGTAATTGTAGATTCGGAAGCGAAAAATGGTGATGTTGTTATATATTTTGATTCCAATTTGCGTCTATCACAAGAGTATTTATATAACAACAATTTATTTTCAAGTCGAGAAATGAATAAGGATAAAACGAAAAAGGGTTATTTTGGAAAGAACGGAAGAGTAAAAGCCCAAAAATTTAGAGGAGAAATTTCAAATGGTTATGTGGCACCACTTGATTCATTGAAATTTGTAGCATCCATTGCCCCCGTTGAACCATTCCACGAAATATTAGCGAATATAAGAACTGGCGATGAATTTACCCATATTAATGGTGTGAAAATTTGTAAAAAATACGTAGTTGACAATTCGACATTTAATGTTGGCGTAAAGAAGAGATTCAAATCCACAATGTTTCACAGACATTGGGAAACCAAGCAATTGATGAGGGAATTATTGAATTCAATACCGGCGGATGCTACGTTTTACGTGGAAGAGAAGATTCATGGAACGTCTGGCCGTACCGGTAATGTTTTATGCGATAATAACAAAAAATGGTGGCAAATTTGGAAAGAAAAACAAGTATGGAAAGTTTTAAGTGGGACACGAAGAGTTGATAATATAGATACACATTTATCCAATATTAGAAAAGAAATTGAAGAAAAAGTTGCTCCAAATCTTCATAAAGGTGAAGAAATTTATTATGAAATATACGGTTATGGGGGGACATCAGAAATTCAAAAAGGTTTTTCATATGGTTGTAGACCAAATCAGTACAAAGTAATGCTATATAGGGTAACCATCACCACACCCGATGGTTGCTCCACAGATTTGAACAGAGAATTGGTTTATAAACGTGCGGAAGAATTGGGATTGGAAAAACCAGTTTTATTGAGAAAAATAAACGAAAATTCGCCACTGATTAGTTTAAATGATAAAATTGAAGCAATCATCGGTTTGGCAAAAGGCAAATCGGCATTGGATCCGAATACGTTAAGAGAAGGAATTGTGGTGTGGTTCAAAGATTTAAATGGTGAATGGACGGCATTGAAACATAAATCAGAAGAATTTTTGGTATTTGAATCTGGACAAAGGGATAAAAAAATAAATGATATAGAGGATAGTTTATGAAAAGGTTAATTTACAAAAAAAGAGTTCGACAATTAATTAGGGATAAACTAAAAACAATGCGCCCCGGTTGGGATTGTAAATTGATTTCTAAATCAGCAATCGATCAATTGGAGGCCAATTTTAGAGCAATGATTGTTCGTGCAATTCAGGCACACCCAACAAAAGGCAAAACATTCAAAGAGATACAATAAAAATATGGTGACGAAAATGAAATTGAAATTAGAAGATTTGGATATTCTACTTTTTGATTTTGCCACTGAATGTTATTTTTCATTTAGGAATTATCCAAAGCATTACGAAGAGGACAAGAAAGCGATTTTAAAGATAGCACACAAAATGATCAGCCCGAATTTTTCTTCAACTAATCCTGGTATGACCATTCAACGTAAAATACGGGAAGAATTAGGATTAAATATTCCATTGTCAACTTGTAAACAAATAAACGATGGCTGGATAAGAATTTCAAAATTAATGACTGCTTGGAATGATTGATGTCTGTATATTTTGAAAAAGAAAATTTAAAAATCATTCACGACAAATGTAATGAAAACAAATTCATTATAGACGCCGAAAGTATTGATTTGGTCCTGACTTCACCACCATATGCTGTGGGTATAGAATACGAAAATTACAACGACGCCACACAATATAATGAATATTTAGATTTCAGTAAGCGGTGGCTAAATAATTGTTTTTATTGGCTAAAAGACGGTGGAAGATTGGCCTTAAATTGCCCATTTGAGACTGCAAAATTTGGTAAACAATCGGTGTACGCTGATTTGTTAAATATTGCAAAAAATTGTGGATTCAAGCATTATACAACGGCCATTTGGACAAAAGGCAATGTTCCAAGAGTTTCTTGGGGAACTTTTCAATCACCAAAAGCACCTTTATTGATACCGCCTGCTGAGAGTATAATTATTATGTATAAAAATAAATGGAACAAACAAGATTGTGATGGAAAAATTACTGATATAACAAAAAGCGAGTTTGTAAAATGGTGTGATGTTGTTTGGCGCATTTGTCCGGAATCGGCTAAAAAAGTTCACCACCCGGCACCGTTCCCAGTTGAACTGGCAAGACGTTGTATAAAACTTTTAACGTTTGTTGGTGACACAATACTTGATCCGTTCATGGGGTCCGGAACTTCATTAGTTGCTGCTTATCGTACGAACAGAAAAGGTATAGGGGTAGAAATATCTGAAAAATATTGTGAATTGGCAAAAAATAGATTAATTAGTGAAATTAAAATTCAAGCGGGAAAAATATTTTAGATGGGAGCATTAAAATGATTAGATTTTTGATAGTATTAATAGTTGGTATAATAATTGGGTATCTATTACAACCATCGTTGGAGCCAATTGTGAAAATTGTAAAACCAATAGCTATTACGCAGATTCAAAAATTAAGGTATAAATGAACGAGGTGGAAAAATATTTTAAATGGAAATAATACGGATTAAAATAAAAAGGTGAATGAGCAGCAGATAATAGACATTTTACAAAAGATCAATATGCCATATACGACTGCACCGGCCAAAAATGTATCCGTTGGTTTTATAGGCATTAAATGCCCATTCTGTGATGATCCTTCAAATCATTGTGGAATAGCGATTGGTGCCGGTAATTTCTCCTGTTGGAGATGTCGTGAATCGGGCCCTTTTATTAGATTGTTACGAAAACTTACAGGGGAATCGGAAAAATACTGCCAGGAATTAATAGATGGTATAAATTTACAATTTAAAGAAGATTCATTAGAAGTTATAAAAAAGATCATTGATTCACAAACAGAAAACCGGAATCCAGACAAGAGAAAATTTGAAGGTTTACCACGATTTTTTGAAGAAATAAAAATTGAGATAGATTTTCCGTTACTTTATTCATATCTAAGCAGACGAAAAATTTCATTGGATACCGTTATAAAACATCACTGTGGAGTCTGCAGATTTGGTAAATATATGAACAGGATGATAATTCCAATAATGTTCAATGGGAAAATTGTTTCTTATCAGGCGGCAGATTTAACAGGATTTGCGGATATTAAATACAGTACAGCACCAGGTGATATTAATCAATATTTATATAACTATGATTTGGTAAAAAATTCTGGGCGTATAATAATTACTGAAGGAATATTGGATTGTTGGAGATGCGGAGATGATGCAGTGTGCAGCTTTGGAGCACATCTCACGGAAAAACAATTTAAACTTATCCTGGATAAAGAACCAAATGAATTAGTTTTTTGTCGTGATGAAGATTATTATACAAAAGAGATAAAATATAATTCAGAAGTGGGACAATTTATGCCTTTTATAAAAAATATTAAAATAGTAAAATTTCCACGGGGAGAAGATCCCGACAGTTTTGGTGCAAAATTTGGTGAACAAGCATTACAAAAATTAATAACAAATACGGAATATTGGGATGGGTAGAATAATTGCACCAATACAGTGGCTTGGTGGTAAATATAGAATGGCGCCAAAAATTGTAAAATTTATTGAAGAAAGACCACATAAAATATATGTTGAACCGTTTGGTGGCGGTGCATCCGTATTGTTAGCAAAAACCCCATCACAATTAGAGGTGTACAATGATATCGATGGAGGATTAGTTAACTTTTTTAAAGTTCTAGCGAACAGTAAACTATTTGAAAGCTTTTTGAGAATTGTTTCTGTATTACCACACAGCAGATCATTGTATAATGAATACAAAAGAACGTGGATTAATGAAGATGACCCAGTAAAAAAGGCGGCTAAATGGTTTGTAATTGCCAGACAATCCTTCAGTGGAAATTTCGATAATTGGGGATATTCAATAAAAAGCCCGGTTGCCAAGAGATGGTTAAATTGTATTAACGGTTTACCGGAAGTCCATTATAGATTACAGAATGCAATAATAGAATGTTCTGATTGGTCAAATATTATCAAAAATTTTGATTCAGTTGATACATTATTCTATGTGGATCCACCATATTTGAAATCAACAAGAACAAAACATAGGTGCTACAGATATGATTTAACCGATGATGATCATATTAGATTAATTGAGATACTATTAACGTTAAAAGGACAAGTAATACTTAGTGGATATAAGAATGAAATATATAAACCATTAATAGACAACGGTTGGTGTTATCAAGAATTTACATCAATTTGTCAGGCTGCGAAAAGAACTAAAAATGTAAATTTGAATCACGGCAGAATAGAATGTATATGGGCAACACCTATTATTAAAGATTCAATAGAAACTGACATTAAAATATTCTAAATAGGTGGAGGTTAACGTGATAGCCAAAAAGAAACCCGGTGACATATTATGTGGTATGTTTGGTTGTGTTAACGAAGAAACATCAAAACAATCACGTAGTTGCAGACAATGTGCTGAAATAAATCCAGAATTGTACAAAGAATGTATGAAACAAAATGCCTTGATGCGCATAAAAATAAATAGGTGGAGGTTAACATGATAGCCAAAAAGAAACCCGGTGACAAATCGTGTGTAATGTTTGGGTGTGTTAATGAAGAAACATCAAAACAATCACCTCGTTGCAAACAGTGTGCCAAAATAAATCCAGAATTGTACAAAGAATGTATGAAAGAAGGTAATATACTTTTGAATACCAATATACGTGTTGATGTAAATGGAAAAACTTTTACAGAAATTAAATTGCCAAATAAACGTTCTATTATAAAACCAACAGAAAGGAATGAAAGACATATGGAACCAAAAGTAGAAAAACCGGAACAAATGAAAACAAATGATAATATAAACCTTACAAAGAATTTAGAACAAACTGGAGATAAGAAAACGACGGTTGTTCGTGGGGGTCAAACGGTTGGAATTTTGGAAACCGCCAAAAAGTTGTTGTTGGAAGGAAAATCATACAATGATGTATTGCAATCTCTGATTGCTATCTATATGGGGGTGGGCAGGGATGCTAAAAGAGCAAAGCATAATGCACAAAGTACGGTTTTTAATGCTATGAAACGTCTTGGATTGAAAAAACCAACGGAAGAATAACCAATAAAGGGGTATAGCTCAGTTGGTAGAGCAACGGCCTTTTAAGCCGTAGGTCCTGGGTTCGAGTCCCAGTGCCCCTACTTTAGAAAAGCAAATAAAAACTGTTTAAAGATTCAAATAATCCAGGGAATGAAACATGAAAAATTCGGAGATAAAAATATTACAGGGATTAATTGAAACCCCATCACCGTCCGGATTTGAAGAAAAAATAGCCGAAATGATTAAGAATGAACTGCTTAACTATTTACCAAGAACAAAGGTTAAAATAGATGAACAGAAAAATGTAATTGCAATCATTAAGGGAAAATCCAATAAAACAATAATAATCGATGCACACAGTGACCAAATTGGATTTATAGTTAATAATATAGACAAAGAGGGTTTTATAAGTTTACAATATATAGGGGGCGGTGATAAATCAATACTTAGTGCTAGAAATTTAATAATATTGACGGATAAAGGAAAAATAAATGCTGTTGTAAATAGAAAACATTCACATCTAATTGATGATGAAGATGATGAATCAATAGTGGAAATGAAAGATGTCGTAGTAGATATTGGAATAAGAAAAAAGAGAAGCGTTAAATCGAAAGTAAAAATTGGTGACCCGGTAGTTTATAAACCGCATTTTAGCCATTTAACGGAAAGTTATTACTCCGGCTGTGGGTTTGATGATAAATCGGGGTGTTTTATATTAATAGAAACAATAAAAAACATTATAAAATCAAAAATCAAGCCAATTCCTACATTAATTTTTACTTTCTCAACACAAGAAGAAGTTGGGGGCAAAAAGTTCAAACCGATTGTTAATAAATACAAACCAAATTTGTTTATAGAAGTTGACGCGACATTTGCAACCGATTGGAATGATGATGGTGTCTTGGAAAGAGAATCAGGAAATTGCAAACTTGGAGGCGGCATAGTTTTATTCCGTGGTGTAGATATAGATAAAAAGAGCTTAAAATTAATAACATCAATAGCAAGAAAAAATAGAATAAAAATTCAGTACCAGGCATCAACTGGTGACGGTGGAACAATAAATTATTGTGTATCGTCGCTTGAAAATGGAATTAAAACTTTACTTATCGGTATTCCACTAAGAAATATGCATACGCCTGTTGAAATAATCAATTTAAGAGATTTGAATTATGGTTCCCAACTTTTAACCAATTTCTTATTGAATAAAAGAATTGATATGATTTTTAATAATTAAATGTGGAGAATTAACAAATGAATATTAATAGACAGGAATTGATTGACAGTCTAGAAATAGTTGAACACGCATTGGGTGATAATAATGATCCAAATGAACAATCAAGAATGGAGCGTCAGAGCTTTAGATTTAATGGGACCACAATATATGCAACTAATGGAAGAATGGCCGTCGAAACCCTGTTACCATTTGACGTTGGTGCACAATGCTGTGTCCATGGCAAATCTTTATTGAATTTTTTAAGAAGTTTGGGAAGTGATAGTGTATCCATAGAATTTGGAAAAAAACAATTGACGGTTTCTGCATCCGGTGTTGAGGGGAAATTTGTAACTTCTCCTTATAAAGAATACGAACATATCATTAACAAATATAAAAAACCAACAGCGTTAAAAAATCAAGTAAACGAAATATTGTCGGGGATGGAAAATTGTAAAAAATTTGTATCGAAAGATAAAACATTAGGTTCATTGTGCGGGGTTAAAATCGATAAAAATTTCATAATAGCAAGTGATAGAACTAGAATAATTAAATATGAAGTACCATCGGTAATTACTGAATGTGTAATACCAACAGCGTTTATTGATGTTCTGTTAAAATATAAAGACGACATACGTGATATACAAATGAACGATATGGGGTTATTGGGATTCTTTGGTGATTCAGCGATTGCAACAGCAATTTATGGTGACGGATACCCAGATTTAAATAAATATTTCCCAAAAGACGAAGCAAATTCTATTCGTATAATATTTGAAAAACCGGATGAATTTAAAAAAGCATTGGGTAGACACATCGCATTGTTGAAAGACGTTGATCTGTCGGAGAAAGACACTTGCATTGAAATATCAAATAAAATTTGCAAATTGACAACAACCAGTAAATCTATTGGGACAATAAAAGAATCATTCGAAATTGAAAAAACCGCAATTAACACCACAGTAAAATTCTACGTGGACCCATTACTGCTAAAACAATCAATCGGCAATTGTTCCGGGTTTGCATTTTATCTGGAAACGAAACTTATACTATTTGTTGATGAAAATTTAAAATGTTTACTGCAAACGAGGAGACCCGTCACAACGTAGGAAAATAATATGCAATTAAGTCCTGGAATTTATCACAAAGTTAAATGCGTTGATACGTTTAGTCCTGATATGCACATACAACAATTGTCAGATATTGAGATTGCGTGTCAAATAGCAAACAAAAAGGCAAAAAAGGGGGTGAAAATCATATGTTATTATGAAGATATAAGATGTGGGTTACAATTAATGGGCTTAAAAATCAATTGTAGTGATTGTCCATTTAGGAAATCATAATGAATGAACAAGGTACATTTTTTATTGGGGATATTGCAGAGATAACTGGTTCATCAAAAATCGGAAAACGCAGTCGTACTAGACATTCGACGAAAAAATCCGAACCAAAAATATTTGATTGCGAAACTTGCGGTCTGTATAAATCTTGCAAATCACCAAAAATCACTAAATTTGGAAAAGGTGAAAGATCCATATTATTTGTGGGTCTTTGTCCGGGTAGACAGGAAGATAATTCAAGACCCCCTACACCATTTGTTGGTGCTTCCGGTAATTTCTTGAGTAAAAATTGTGAATTGTGTGGTATTGATTTATACAACGATTGTTGGAGAACGAATATCGTAGAATGCTATCCTGGAAGAGATGCCAGGGGCAGGGACAAAAAACCAACTAATACACAAATAAAATGCTGTTCACAAAATATCCAAAGAGAAATTGAGGAATGCAGACCACAATTGATTATTTGTCTTGGGACGGAAGCCACGAAAGCTATATTGAAAACTACTGCGATTTCCTCACCAAATGTTACACAACTTCACGGAAAAGTTTTCCCATACCACAAATTGAATTGCTGGGTCGGTGTTTTATATCACCCATCTTATTTTTTACACAAAAAGAATAATGATGATGGAGTGTCCAGCGAATTAATATTTACTTACGATTTAGCAAACATTTTGGGGGTCTTGGATTTACCATTACCAAAACCATTTACAAATGAGAATAATGAATTTGTTACGAATGTTGACGAAGCATTAAAAATTTTTGATAAATTTTCGAAATCAGAAGATGTAGTAGCATTTGATTATGAATGCACAAGCTTGTCACCACTAACACCGGGTGCAAGAATTATTAATATATCATTATCTAATGATAAAAATAAAGGTTATTATATACCAATAGACCTAAAAGATAACATCACCAACAAATATTTTTGGAATGATATTGATAGGCAAAAAATCAAAGAAGCTCTGAAAAGTTTTATAACAAGTGATTCACCAAAGACAATCCAAAATTATCAGATGGAGGAATTGTGGAGCAGGGTAGTTCTTAACGTATCAATAAATCATTTTGTCCACGACACGATGATTTCCAATCACGTAATAAATAATAAAACCGGTACAAATAATTTAGCATTTCAAGCATATGAATTTAATGGTCAGGAATATAAAAACGAAATTAATATAGAAAAAATTGAAGAATGTGATATAGAAAAACAAGTTAATTATGCGTGTTTTGACAGCCGTCATACAATAGCTGCTTATCATGATCAACACAAACAATTAAAGTCCGATAAAAAATTAGCGGCTTTTAATGAAATGTTTACCCGCAGTTTACCAACATTGGTTAATTTGAAAGAACGTGGAATAAGAGTCTCCGTGGAAGCTTTGGACGACGTTGAATCAAAATTTACTAGAAAATTAAATGAAAAATTAGCAGCTATACGGCAAAACGAGCAAGTGCGGAAATTTGAAAAAGATACTGGAACAACATTCAATCCAAATTCACCAAAACAATGGAATAAAATATTATACGGTGGGTATAAATTACCACCAATATTAACTGACGCCGGTAATGAATCAACGAGCAATGAAGCATTGGAAATTATATTGACAAAAACTGGCAATCCGGAAGTCAAAGAATTGTTGGGGCACTTATTTAGGTATAGAAAATATGTAGATGTTATAAAAAAAGTTGCTTCTAAACCATCTGAAAATTCAAAGCAAATTGGTTTGTTTAGAAGATTAATATATCCAGATGGGAAAATTCACCCAACGACAAATCTTCATACAGTGCCTACCTATCGCTCATCGGTGACTAATCCACCAACACAAAATATGTATAAACACGACGCAGAGTGTAGAGAAGTCCGTCGATGTTTTATTCCGGAACCCGGACATGTTTTATTAGAGGGTGATTATAAAGCCCACGAAGCACGAAATATAGGAATGGCATCTGGTGATGTAGAATTAATTAGACAAACCGTGGCAAAAATTGATATTCATAAAAAATGGGCGGGAAAAATTTATAATGTACCAATAGATAAAGTATCAAAGGATCAAAAGTGGTTAGGCAAAAACGGGTTTGTATTTCCATCAATTTATGGATCAAAACCACCGGCAATTTCTAAACATTTAGGTGTTTCCAAAGATTTAATTAGTAGATTACAGGAAGAATTATGGGCTGAGTTTTCTGGTGTTCACGAATGGCAAAAACGGCTGATAAAATTCTACAATGAAAACGGATATGTCGAAGGTTTAACAGGTTACAGATGTTATGGACCGTTGACTGCATATCAAATTTTCAATTTTCCCATACAAGGGGGAAGCTTTCACATATTATTAGATTCAATGGTTGAACTTGATAATTATTTAATAAATAATGGATTTAAAAGTCGAATAATCAATGAATGCCACGATGCAATAATTATAGACACGGACCCGGAAGAAATAGATGACGTGGTGGCTGCCGGTACTGAAATAATGACAAGGAAACGATGGCCGTGGATGACAGTCCCTCTCGATGTGTCGTGGGAGTGTGGACCAAATTACTTTGAAATGAAAGAAATATAATTTAAATAAATTTTTACAAAGGAAATCATAGTTGTGAAAAAAATTGTTATATGGGTTTGCGAAGATGATAAATCTCTTTGGGAGTACCAAAGAGAAGTTATAAAGGAAGAATTTCCTAAAGCAAGAGTAAAGTTTTTCCTTAATGCCGGATACGCTGCAAGAGAAACTGGAAGTCCCGATTTTATACTTATAGATGTTGGTGGCTTAATGAGTTTAGGTTGTGATGTAGTTTTTCTAACAAGAGCTAATATAGAGGGTTTAGCTGATTTACATCCGGGGACTATTTTTATTATAAATTCGGCAATAGGTATATATGCAAAAGACGTTTATGATGAATTAAAACCAGAAATTAAAGCCGTATCAAAGTGGTGTGATGGTTGTAATATGGATGAAAAAATTCTTAATACAATAAAAGAATACTTGGGAGGTGGAACCCACGAATAAAGTGTTAGAAATACCCAAACGTATAATTAAAGTAGCGGGGTGGTATTAAGATATATAGGGGTTTAATATGTTATACCAAAAAGTTCGCCCAAAAAATTTGGATGATATAATTGGCAACAACACGACAATGTCCGCCATTAAATCAATGTTGGTATCAAGTGAGAAACCGCACGTTATATTGATAAAAGGACCGACGGGTTGTGGAAAGACCACTGTTGCAAGAATACTAGCAACGAAATTTGATTGTAAACCAGAAAATATATTAGAATATAACGCTGCCAATACGCGTGGTATAGATACAATTAGAGAGATATCAAATGGGTCGTACACGTTTGGTATTGGTGGTGGCAATAAAACTTATCTAATTGATGAATGTCACCAATTAACAAAAGAATCACAAGAAGCAATGTTAAAAATTCTTGAGGATTGTTCAGAACACTGTTATTATATATTATTAACAACAAATCCAAACAACATAATAAAAACTGTTCGCAATCGGTGTACTGAATATGAGTTAAATAAATTAACAGAAAAAGAAATTAAAACTTTATTAAACAATGTTTGTAAATCGGAAAAATTGGAAATTGACCAAGATTTAATAGAAGCGATAGCTTGTACGTGCGATGGTTCACCAAGGGCGGCGTTAGTTTCTTTGGAACAAATAATTGGCGTGGAAAATATTGATGAAGCTTTGGAATTATTGGTTAAAGGGACGATAAAAGACGCAAACATTTTAGATTTATGTAAATTATTAATAATGGATCCAGAATTACGATTCAAAAGGTGGCAAAAAATTATTCAAACGTTCAATGAAATAAAAGTTGAACCAGAAGTAATAAGAAAAAGTATTATGACGTTCATATATAACAAATTGGTAAGGTGTAATAAGATTGAAGTAGCTATGGATTATGAATATTTGTTACATATATTTAATGTCTCTACATTTTATGGAGGTAAACCAGCATTGGGTGCATTAATTGCAAGAGCTTGCCTTAATAAATCAAAGAAAATATAAAAAGGGGTTAATTATGCCATACATTAAATCAGAAAAAAGACTTGAGTATGATAAAATAGTTAATAATTTAATTGATTTATGTGTTAGTCCATTCAAGGTATCACGTCATAATAAATCAATAGACGTGGAGGTAGAAAACGCTGTTAATTTATTGAATAAATACACCATTGTTGCTAATTATACAGATAGTTGGAAAGGTGAACTAAATTATTTGATAAGCAAATTTATTCACGAATTAATAAGAGTTAACGGATTGAGATACCATGTATTAAATGATATCATTGGGATGTTAGTTGGTTGTCAGTCCAATTTAGGTGCATTGTATTGGCGTGTTCCAAATGGATGGAAAAACGTATTTATATTGTTTATCACTCGTCTAATACGTAATATAATTCCACAGGGTGATTTGTTGACAGTTAGTAATGAATTAAGGGGTGTTCTTGAATGTGTAAAATTAGAAATGTATCGTACAGTAGCTGCTAATTATGAAGACAAGAAACGTTGGGAAAATGGTTCGGTTTCAAAAATAGACGATATATCAAGGGATAGAATGCGGTAATGAACAACAAGAATGTTGAAAAATTAACAAAATAACAAATTTAATAAGGGGTTAAAAATGGGTAGTGAAAGAGCACAAGCAATGGTAAATGAAGCAAAAAATCCTTATGGAAAGCCAAGATGGTTGTACGTAGATCGGGATGAATTGGAAAGACTGGGCATTACGGAATTTAGAGCTGCGGTTGGTGACAATATAATAAGGATTATTCCACCGTCAGATCCACGTACGCCGTGGGCAAAGCGTATATTTATTCATCGAAATATTGGAGCCAACAATTCAACATTTCTTTGCTTGGATAAGATGTTCAATAAGCCGTGTCCAATTTGCGAATATGTTCAAAAATTAAAAGACGAAGACACGGATAGAGACACATTGTCGGCACTTTGGCCAAAACTCAGACACCTGATATTTCTCTATGATGTAACCAGCCAACAAGAAGAAGAAAAGGGTCTTAGATGGTGGAACGCTCCAGCGTCAAAATCTTGCGCAATAGTTGAAAATATTGTTGCATTATCAAAAGATCCAAAAACCGGGGCACCATTGGATGTTTCAGATCCTGAGACAGGAATGGACATTAAATTTGTAAGAAAGGGTACTGATAGACAAACCACTTATATGGGTTATCAATTAATAGAAAATGGTGCAATACCCAAAGAGTGGTACGAAAGTGTTCCAACATTTGAAAGCGTACTGGATATTCCAACTTATGAAGAAATGTATAAAGAATTACACGGTGTTTTACCGGAGAATGATGTAAAATCGCCTACTGGTGTTGATGAAAAAGAAACACCAGTTAATATACAACAGGAAACAGAACAACCAACAGCACAGGAAACGAGGACAAGGCGATCATATAGAAGTGTTAATCAACAGGTAAACTCATCGGAGGATTCAAATATCGAACAATCAATTAATCAAAGACTTGAAGAAATAAAGAGAAGGCGTGCAGCAAGGGTTGACGGGGAATAAATTAAATTTAGAATAAAACCAAACATTGGAGATTAAACAAATGGTCGATCAAGGAATGCTTCAAGAAATAAAAGATAAGTTGGAAACTTTTAGACAGCAATTACCAATAAATCAATTTCAATTGGAACTTGCTTGTATTGATCAGCCGGTATTGTATGACGAAGTCGGTCAATTGGTAACTGAATGGCGATCTATGGAAAAAATGGCAAATGATAAATTATCATTTATCCACGCAGACCAATCCGCAAGAATTCGTACTTCACCCGAAAAATATGGGGTGACAAAAATTACTGAAGGTTCTGTAGAATCAGCTATTCTATTGACCAGAGAGTATCAGGAAGCCGTAAAAGATAAAACAGAGATTGAAAAAATCGTTGGTTATCTGAAAACTTTGCAAACAGCCTTGGATCACAGAAAATCAGAACTAAACAATTTAGTTCAATTGTGGGTTCATAATTATTACAGCAAATTGCAAGATATGGATATTGAAAGAAAAACCGTTGGTGAAATAACGGAACAACAAATTGTTCAGGAAAGAATTAAAAATGCTAAAAGGCGTAATGAAGAGGCAGAAACCAAATAAAAATATCTGCAAATACTGAAAATCCACGCAAAGACCTGGATAGAATAAAATAAAGGAAAAGATAATGGCAAAAAAAGATAAAAAAAGAAATAATTCTGATGAATTGGGTGAAATCACCAATGAAATTGCAGATTCTGCTGCAGCCGCGAATGAAGTAACACAATTACCAGCCGTCAGCGAATTTTGTCCAACGGGTTGTACACTTCTTGATTTAGCAATTGCCAACAAATTACCTGGTGGGATTCCTATTGGAAGAATTGTTCATATATTTGGTGCCGGGTCAACGTGTAAAACAGTTTTAGGGACTACGGTATTGGGCTATGCACAAAGATCCGGAAAACTTGCTTATATGGCAGATGTTGAACATACATTGGATCCGGTGTTTGCTCGTATTTATGGATTGGATTGCTCTGATTCTAAAACCTTTAAATTGACAACAAAATTAGACCCGGATCCTAAAAAAGAAAATTCCATAGAAGGGATGTTTGAAAAATATTTGGGAGGTATTATATACCCAAATGGTCGTGGAAAAAAGATGAATACCGCACCAAAAGTAATAGTTATAGATTCGATTACCGCCCTGCCTTCGGAGGTTGAACTTGAGGAGTCGATGGAAAAATCGTCATACGCCGTTACCAGAGCTAAACAAATGAGTCGTGGTTTCAGAAAATATATATTCCCCATAGCAACGTCCAATACTACACTGTTTTGTATTGACCAAACAAGAACTAACATCAATGCGATGTTTGGTGCCCCAAGAGAAGTAACATCAGGTGGCCGTGCACTGGAATTTTATTCTTCAGTTCAGGTTCTCCTAAAACACGATTCCAACATAACAAATAGCAAAGGGGTGACAACCGGTATATGGGTTAAGTTTAAAATAATAAAGAATAAAGTGTCTCCCCCTTTCCGCAGTGGACGTTTCAAAATTACTTGGGAGTATGGATTAGATGATATTTCAAGTAATTTGTATTTCCTGGCCGTTGATCAAGTTGGAAAAACTGCAGCGAAAAATCGTTCAACGAAATTATCATTATTTGGTGAGGAACATCAAATACATCATTGGGTTAAAGTTATCGAAGATAATAATATGGAGGAAGAATTACGACAGGAAGTATGGAAAGTTTGGAAATTAATGTACAGAGAAGAACCCGTTGGTGTTGAGAGAAAAGCCAGGGTATGGTAGATGAAACGTGTTGAATCAACTGTTATTGGTGTTGATCCCGGATTGAAAGGTGCCATAGTTGTAATTTTCCCGGACGGTGTAACACTGGCGTTTGATATGCCGGTAATTGTTGTAAAAGAAAAAAAGAAAAAATCCAAAAAGCACGTGTATGATATAGACAAAATTATTAAAATTATAAAGGATATAAAATCTGTAACGTCTTTATGTTGGAACAAAAATATTATAGTATTTTTAGAAAAAGTTCAAATATTACCAAGGGGATTTACAATAAAAAGTAATTTGGGATTAGCAAGGTGCGAAGCAATATTCGAAACGATACTGCATTTTCTTGATATAAAATATGAATTTGTAAATCCACGCGTATGGCAACGTTTTTATGGGATTTCCAGCAAAAATGGGGATACTAAAGAACAATCAATCAAAAAAGCTAAAGAATTATATCCGCGAATAATTTTAGAAACCAAAAGAGGCAGGGTACTGGACGGGAGAGCAGACGCCGTACTGGTGGCCAATTATGGTTTGGATAAGATGAATAAATGATTAAATCTATAAAACTTAAAAATTTATTCTCCCACGAAGATTCATTATTAAATTTTTCCCCTGGTGTAAATATTATATGTGGGAAAAGTAATGATGGTAAATCTGCGATCCGTCGAGCCATATGTTGGGTAGCCGACAATCGCCCACTTGGTGTGGGGATGATAAGATATTATTACATAAACGGCGAAAAACATTTAACAGAAGAAGCGTTGGCGGAATTAGTAAAAGATGCAAATGGAAAAATAATCACCGTTTCTAGATCAAAAACCAAAAATTCTAATGGTAAATATACGATAGCTGATGGTGAGTCAAAAATTTCATTAAGTTCTTTTGGTCAGGCACCACCCCCAGAAGTATTGGATGTAATAAATTTAAATGAAATAAACATTCAACGCCAACTTTCCCCATATTTTCTGGCATTTGATCCACCCGGACAAGTAGCAACTTTTCTCCGTTCTATCACGAAATTGAACGAAATCGATTCAGTGTGCAATTTAATTTCCAGCAAATTAAGAAAAGTACAAAAAGAAATTGACAGTAATAAATCAGAATTGTGTGATACGAATGCGCGTATCGGGGAATTGGAAAGGATAAATCTTGAATCATTGGAACAAAAAATCAAAGAATCGAAAAAAATAATAGATACGAATACGGTTCTTGAGACAAAAATAAAAAAATTATTTACTATTGTGTGTCAAATCGATGACTTGTTAAAAAAATCAATAAATATTCCGGATAATTGTGAAAAGATATTACAATCATCGTTGTTTTTAAAGAACCAACACAATGAATTAATCAATGATTATCGTAATCTTAAATCAATAATTTTTAATATAAAGTCTATTAGAAATACAGAAATAAACGTTGTGGACGCCAATGGAATTTTGGAACAAAACGAAAAAATCATTAAAACGTATAATAAATATAAGAATAATTATGACAAATTGTTCAAAATAATAGAGAAAATAAATAAAATTAACGCATTAACTAATGATATTAAACACAAATTGGAATTGGAAGAAAGATCTAAAAAGGAAATAGAAGAACAATTAGTCGAATGTCCAAAATGTGGGGCGAAATTAACAGAAGAATCAAAACATAGAGTATTAAACGATTATTAAAAGGAGAATAAATGAGAACCACAATTGAAATAACGAGAGAAGAATTTTTGAATTTAAAAGACGGAAGAGAAGAGGGTTATTCTGAATTGGACGGTAGGTATTTCTGCCGCTTTAGAGACAAAGAATTTTTACAAAAGCAAGTTGATGCAATTATTGCGGGTAAATCCGAGAATGTTGTATTTTTGATGGAAGTGAGTGTGTCTCCTGCGCTATATCGTTCGGCTGTAGAAGAGAAACCGTCCCATTACAAACCACCCGAAATAAAAATGACAGTAAGAAAAGCGACTCTTGTCGAAGAACACGCAAAAGAAATCAAATTATCTGTAACTCCGGAGGATTTTCTACGCGACAAATACATTAAATCTGAAACGGGGATATAATGATTCTTGGTATATTAGGAGATACACAATTCACAACGTCACAACCAAAGCGTAGGTTGGATAATTATTGGGAAACTCAGAAATCAAAATTTAATGAAGCGTTGGAAATATTTCGTGATAAAAAATGTGACAGAATTATCCAACCTGGGGATTTAGTTAACAGCCCCAATGTATCAAATATTGTGATGTCAGCATTGATTAATATGCTTAAAAAATATCGTGTGCAATTGGATGTGGCGTGGGGCAATCACGATGTTTCCGGTGTCTCGTCAGCAACATTACCGACTAGCCCGCTTTCTGTATTAAAAGCCGCCAGGGTCATACACGTGTTAAATAATGAACCACACCAATTCGGAAACGTGATGATATATGGTGCTGGATTTAATGAAGAACCGCCAATACCCAAAAATCAAAATGATTATAATATACTGGTAATTCACGCTATGATAGGCAACCGGCCATTATTCCCAAACCAGGAATTAAAAAACCCAAAAAATTTTCTAAAACAGCATCCACATTATAATTTGGTTGTTTGTGGTCACTATCATTACAGGTTTATAGAAACTTATGAAGGACGAACAATTCTTAATGCGGGGGCGTTGGTTCGTGAATCAATAGGTAAATTTGATTTGGAACACAAACCCGGTGTAATTATATTTGATACCGATACGAATAGAGTAGAAATTGTCGAATTAACAATAGAACCGGCAGAAAGTGTATTTGATCTTTCTCCGATAAAAAAACGGGATAATGAAATACTCAATAAATTTATCGAGAGACTGAAAAATAGAGGCAAATCAGCAATTTCCGGTTGGAAGCAAATTTTAGTAAAAATCACAGATGAAAAAAACACAAGTGATGGTGGGAAATTGGTGATAGACCAATGTCTGGAAGAAATAAACGCGAAATAAATATAATGAATAAGGAACATACTAATGTCCAATGATATTATAGAGCAATTAAAAAATAAAGAATCAATAATTAATGATCTGATACAGAAAAAATCCAGACAAGATGGACAAAAAGAACAGCTTTTTTCACAATTAAAAGCCGAATTTGGTGTTGATTCATTGAAATCTGCTGTTGATTTATTGGATGATTTACAAGAAAAGGTTACTGAAAATGAGAAAAAACTTATTGACTTGGATTCAGAAATGGCTGAAATCATTGCTTCGGCCGAAAATAAATCTTCGTAATCCGGAAGTAATTGGTAGAGCTATAATTAAAAAGGATAAGAAATCCGGTGCTAAATATTGGCTAACCACTGACAGTAATTGGCTTGACCGTGATGAATTACCATTTAATGAACCGCTATCGATTTCTGTTAGATTATTTAAAGCCGGAACGACGATAGAGATTGTTGGTGAAATAGAAGAAAATATAAAAATAGAGAAAAAACAGAAATGATTGTGAGAAATATATCAATAATTTTTAATATTTTTTTATTTGTTTCATTTACAAATACATCTATTCAAGCCAATCTGGTAGATATGTCAATTGAACCAGCAGTAGATACAGTTAGTGTTGGTGATTATTTCAATGTGGGCATATGGCTACGCGATGATGGGCAGACTGGTATTACTACTGTTGTTGTTAATTTTGGTTGGGATGAAAACTTTTTGCAATTAAATAACGTGAGCCAGGGAGATTATAAGTGGAACAGTTTTGTTGAAAATAACCTTTCCGGCAATCCGGATTATACAATATCCGCAAAACGACCCAGATCTAACCCAACAACGGATTTCCTTTTCGCTTCAGTAAATTTAAAAGCTTTGGCCCAAACTCCTAATACTAATATTGTGATATATAATGTGGGTCTTTCCCCGACACAAGTTCTTGTTAAGAAGAATAATGTAACGGGGTCGTTTATAGATGGAAATATTATAATCGTTCCTGAACCAACAACAATATGCATCCTGGGTCTTGGTTGTCTGCTGTTTTGCAAAAATGGAAAAATTAAATGAATAATTTATATAAAGAAATCATTGGCAATGCGTTGGAACCAGCAATTAATCCAACAGATTTTTATAAAATTGGCAAAGTGATAATTACTCCACACGTTTGCAACAACGCCGGGAGATTTGGGGCTGGGTTTGCAAAAACTGTTGCTGAGAAATATCCAGAAGTTAAAGAACGTTATTTACAGGAAATTACCCAGGTGCCGACACAACTTTGTCTTGGTGATTGTCAATTCATACCGGTTAATATGCATGATCCACGTATAGTAATGAAAACATTTGTTGTTAATATGATAGCACAAGATGGTGTACGAGGACCAAATAACCCAATACCGTTAAAATACGAAGCACTAATCAAATGTATGGTATACATTAGAGAATCTATTTTACCAGAAATGAAATTTAATTCGTCGATACATTGTTGTAAATTTGGATCCGGTTTAGCTGGTGGTAATTGGGATTTCATCAAAATATTAATCAAGGAAATTTGGTGTGATCACGGAATACCGGTAACAGTATATAAATTATAACAATTTGGGGTAATTGGAGACAGATTATGTTTTTAGATGATGTTGGTGGCGTTGATTTTTCATGCGCCAATTTGCCAGACAATAAACCAATAACAATTCTCGATCTGTTATGGGTTGACAATATTTTATGGGGAATGACGTCCATTCCTTTTGAAAAAGCACAATCACTGGTTAATGCTGATACAGGAAAAGTAAAAAACGTACCATTACCAATTTTGATAACCCAAAAGGAATTTACGAATTTGATTAAATCTTTATACGGCAAATCGGCTTTTATTGGGAATGGTCAATGAATTTGGATAAATACACAAAATTTTTAAATACCCAAAAAGCAAAGCTTGAGATATTAACTGACAAACGGTCGAATCTCGAATTCACATTGGCTTCATTAAACAAATCATTATCCGATATAAGAGAAGCTGATGATGTAATGAATGCAGTCTCTATATTGGCACAAGAAAATTCTAAAAATGTTATTGAAGAATTGGTAACTTTAGCTCTACAATCAGTATACGGTGAAAGTCATTCTTTTGAAATCGACAATAAAATAAATCGTGGACAGCCGGAGACATTTTTGTATGTAGTAGAAAACGGTGAGCGTTGTTTATTAAAAAATGCCGATGATTATTTTGGTGGTGGGGTAGTTGATGTATGCAGTTTTGCTTTGCGAGTCGTATCCTGGGCCATTCAGGATGAAAAATCGGATAATGTATTGCTGTTGGACGAGCCAATGAAAAATCTGGATTCGTCCAGATTAACACTAGCTGGAGAAATGATTAAGGAATTATCTAAAGCTTTAAATCTACAATTCATAATAATAACACATGAAGATGAATTAAAGATGACTGGTGATTCAACATTTCTTGTCATAAAAACTAATAATATATCAAATGTGGAGAAAACAGATGTTTAAAACAAAAAATTGTATTAACGTTCAAGTAAATGGTGGAGACATATGTCAAGTCGCAATTTATAGGGTGTCCAATTTTATCATAAATGAAACAGAAATAGCTAAACCATCGGATTTATATAAACAAGATTGGTTTTTATTCGAGCCACACCAACCATTCTCCTGTAATATGCAATTATTACAAAAAATTGCCGAATGGTTTGTTATCAATACGCCGTTATGTTATAAAGCCACTGCAATATTAGATGGTTGTTGCAAAGCTTCTTATATAGAATCAGATAAACTTCCGGTTTATTGAAAGGGAAAAAGAAAATGACAAAGACTCCATTTCACGACAAAAAGGGAA